CGCGGCTGGGCCGCAGCCTCCCGCCGCCACAGGTGCACTCAGCCCGCGGGCTGCCGCACCCCGCGAACTGTCGGCTACAGGCAGAATGAACGCGCAGCATTGCGCGGACACAGTGGGTGACCGAAGCACACCACCACAGACTCTGACCCTGCCATAGCCCCGACCGTGAAATGAGGCCCGGCGAGGCCTAACAGTCACCCCGACCGTGATACATGACACCAACGCTGCCCGTTACATTAAAAGGTCCTAGCCCTACATGCCGTAACCGCCAAAGCCGCTACCCTTAATATGTCCTGACCCCGACTATGGACTATTACCCTAACCCTGAAAGGCCATAACAGTGACCCTAACAGTCCTGACGCCGACCCCGAGAGGCCCTAACCGCCACCGTAAACGGCCCTGGCCCAAGCCCTTAATGTGGCCCTAACAGGCACTAAAACGAATAAGACAGGCCCTAACCCCGACCGTGATGACAGGCCGAACCCCCGACCCTAACAGACCCTATCGCGGGGTCCAATAATCCGCTTTCCCACCCCGTCCTTCAACGGAAGAGTGCGTGCTTCAGACCCGCGGACCCGGGCAACTTGTACCCGGCCCCGAGCGTCTCTGTGCAACGCACTACATTGAAAGTAAACAACAGGTAGGCGGTGTCGACTCAGGTCTGTGCGAACGCCAACCGCTTTCAAGAACGGAGGCTACGCGCAGTCACGAATGAGGAAGTGGTTTTGTGAGGCCGATCCCCTTTCCTGTTTTTTTGAGACTCGCAGCCGATTCCGAGAGGACCGGGAGCGCACGACGATGGGCTCCCGCCTTACAGTTTTCTCCGCGAACACCGTACTCCTGCTGGGAAGGTAAGCCGCGGTCCACTGTTTACTTCCCGTGCAAGCACTTCCGCGTACGCGATTGTCCGGCACGTCCGGACGCGCTTAATTTCCGTGTCCTGACTGCATCCGGCGACTACAGCGCCGCATCCCCCCCTCAACCCCCCCCCCCCCCGTAGATTCCATGGCCGAGTCCGCCACACCGGCTTTTTGGAATTTCGCGGGGGGCTGGCGGAGACCGCCTCTGTCCCGGCGCTCGGGAAGTGCGTACAGGATGTTTTTCTTTTTCCGGCAGCGGTGCAGCAATGGCGGGGACGCAGGACGCTTGGGAACCGCGGACCGCAGCCTTTGCGTCGCCGCCGGGAGACGGCGGCTTCATCGCGCACGCGGGCGCTCCTAGCCCCGACCCGGGCTGAAGCCGTCGGCCAGTACGAATAAAAACGCCCATGGAATGCTGCTACGAGACGCGTCCGTCCGTCCGTCCGTCCGTCTGGCTCGCGCGCGAGCGCATGCGCGCACATCCGCCGTTTCCGTAAACACCGGAACGACACCCTCGCCGGCCCCGACCCTCAATCCGCGGCACGCCCTGACCCTATAACCATTACACGCCCCGCCCTAATTCCGAGAGACCTTAACCCCTAACCTAACCCTGTTACCCTACCCCTAACAGGCCCTAACCCTGACGGGGAGGGGGAACGCCTCCTTAACAGACTAACAATAATGGGGGGGGGGGGGGGAGAGGGTCGCTCCTAGCCCTAACGGGCCCAACCTTCGCGCCTACCCTACCCCTGCCAGGCCCTAACCCTACTCGGGGGGGGGGGGGGGGGAGGGGGGATGGGAACCTAAGCGTGGCAGGTCGAACCGTGTGGGGGGGGGCCCTGCCCGTAACAGACCCCAGCCCCTACCCTTACGGGCCCCAACCCTTACAAGACCCTAACCTTAGTACTCGGTGGGAGCCTAACCCGAATAGGGCCTGACATTAATAGGCCCTAATAACCCTTACACCTGTGACCACGAACTCTGATAGGCCATAACCCTGACCTTGACAGGTCCTAACCCCGGGCCCCTAAGCCAAACGCCGCCTGAGACCCTAACCCCGAGGCCTTAACCCTGACCCAGAGAACCTAACACTGATAGGCCTTCGCGCTCTTAGTCTCTGATCATAATCACCCCGACCCTAAAGACCCGATCCAGAAGCCTAACCCCGACCCTAAAGACCCGATCCAGAAGCCTAACCCCGACCCTGACCCTAACCCTGCCCCTAAAGGCCTAACCCCGACCCTGCACCTGAGCTTGCCCCTAAAGGCCTAACCCCGACCCCGACACTACCCCTAAAGGCCTAACCCCGACAACGACACTACCCCTACAGGCCTAACCCCGACAACGACACTACCCCTAAAGGCCTAACCCTAAACCCGACACTACCCCTAAAGGTCTAACCCCGAACTCGACCCGACCCCTAAACGCCTAACCACGACCCCGAGACTGCCCCTAAAGGCCTAACCCTAAACCAGACACAACCCCTAAAGGCCTAACCCCGAACCCGACCCGACCCCTAAACGCCTCCCCTGCCCCTAAGGGCCCAACCATCACCCTAAAGGCCCGACCCTGCCCCTAAAGACCTAAGCATGACCTTAAAGGCCTAACCCTGACCATGACCCTAAGGGCCCGACCCTAACCCTAACCTAGTACCCTCCTTCCACACCCCCCCCCCCCCCCCGAAAACCGAGCATAGCCCAACAATGAACTCGGCCGGTTTAAAGATTTATTTCGATGCGATGCGCGGTCACGCCCACCACAAAAATAGACCCTGCAATATTGATGCCGGAACCAGCCCATCGCAGAGCGGGCGACCGCTACACGGGACGCGTATTCGTCGGGACCGCCTTTCTCCGGCAGGTAGCCTACACGTACCTCACTATGGCCATAAAGATGCAGCCATAGAGAGGTACGTGAAGAAGACCCGTCGGAATCAGAAGCAACATTTCAGGACGTACGACTCGAGCCGGACATGATACCAGACACCGGAGTCCACAGCGACCGCGATTTCCTCTGCGCCTACCCTCGGCCGACGAACAACGCCGAGGGTAGGCGTCGAGAAAATCGCGACCGAGGGTGCGCCCTCGTTCCACGCGATCCCGCAGAACGCTTCGCGCCCAGTCTCCGTCCATCGACGTGGTGCTTGATGACAGGATCCACCTCTAACACCACGCGATGCGCTCCGCAGCGCCTTCGTCCCGGAGTAGAGCGCCATCTCCTTCCTCCAGCACGGTGCTCGACGCGGCAATACAAAAGTCTCACGCCTCGAACACCGGACGAAGGAGGGAACTGCGCGCGTCTGGACTTTACCGGGGCGGCTTCGTCCCGCGGCGTTCCGGATGACGTTTCGAGGGCCCACTCCATCCTTCGGTGCGGTGCCCGAGAAGGGATGACGACCTCTCACACACAGCACAAAGGACGGCGCTGGGCTCCGTCCGATGCTCTCGATCTCAGGCAGCACGGCACCGATCCGGAGAGCGCGTCGCACGTCGCGTCCTACCCCCGGAGTAGTGCATGACGGTTACTCCCCGGCAAGCACTCGTCCGAAGGAGGACACGCCACGCGACCCGATTCCCAGCCGCTTCGCGCCCGGCTACTTCTTCGCCTGCAGTCCGCCGGCAGGGCTCGAGCAAACAAACTCCCATCTTTCCCTGACGGCATCTAACCGTTAAAATACGACGTCAGGCACCGTAAGGGAAAAAATGGAAGCAGTTCGGAGTACAGACGCCTAACCACGGGCCCTCTCTCGCCCCTCCGCGTCCGATATGCAGATCGGTGAGAGTACTGATCGTCTCATATCCGCAACGAAGACTTCGGGATCGATAGACGTTATCCTTCCCGCCCCCCCCCCCCCACATAGGAACCTCTGTTCCATCGCCATCTGTTACAAAAAAGGGCGAGCCTATCCACTGGCAACGAGCGAGAACACAGCTAGGCCTCCCAGGTCGTAACAAGCCACTTACGTCGTCGCGGGGGAAGGTCGGTCCATTTCGCTCCTATTCCGCACCTTCGTTTGGAACAGAAGCATTACACACACCGCCATTTCCCCGCGGGCAGAATTCTAGTCTTTTTGTGGTTATGCTCCCACCTACCCGCACAGACACGTACTCACCTCTCACGATCCAGCATATCGCCGTAAGATTTACAGACATTCCTCCCTCCCCACCCAACCGAACACTGCACAGCGGCAGCCTAAAAGTCGCTCTGCGGTCGCATATCCCCCCCACCCCCCTTCGATGGTCCGGTGTACGGAGACCTCTCACACAACACAGGACACCGTACCACGGACCATCCGAACGGCGGGCGAACAGTCACGCAGGACGTGGACACGAGTCCTGCGCTCGCACAGGCAGCTGGGCGGCGGTGCTGTCTTCCTCCGACGGACAGCCTACAAGCAAGCCACTAGGACTACCGATACGACCAGAGTGACGTGCGTGTAAGACGGCCCAGGACGAAGTCCCGCGCCCCGCCGAAAATAACAGCACCGACCTGAAAGAGACCACGTCTTACCCAACAGCCGACCCCCGAACGATGCACGCTCCCAAGAGTCGGCCGTAGGAGAGCACGCGCCCCCCCATACTCGGCGCGCGTACCCGCGGCCATCCCTGCAGCGCGGCCCGGCCTCGTTGCGATTCAGTGAACGTACCGCGCGCCATCTCCGTCCATCGGCGTGGTGCTCGATCCCGTCATTCGGTGATCTCAAGCACCCCGCGAAGGAGGAAGCGGAGCGTGTAACGATTTCCGCGGCGCGCGACGACGCCGCGCCGTCCCGTCCGACGTTTGGAACGCCGCCTCGGTCCTTGCGCGCAGTACTTGAGACGATACGTGTTAAAATCTCAGGCACCACGCTAAGGACGGAGCAGAGCTCGGTTCGCTTCGCTCGCGCGCCGACGCATCTCTGCTTCGCAGAACCTGTTTTGAAAAGACCGCAGCGACCACCGCGTGCTACCCTCGGAGGGGGGCATGAGGACGGCGCCCGATACTCCCGTGCACACCGCCGAGGGGGGACACGGCGCGCGCGCCGATGCTCGGCCGGTTCTTCGCCCAGAGCCCTCCCAACCTTGTCCCACACGACGGGGAGCGGCACGGGGAATCAATTCGTCTTTCTCTCCGCAGGCATTGCACAACGGCAATGACACGTGCAATGCCAGCCTGAGAGAAAACATACGAACAGTCCCGAGTTCCGAGTAGTAACTCTCGCTTTCGCGCCCTTCCCCGACTCGTTCCGAGCATATCAGGCGATACGAGGCATTTCGCGCGCGTCGCCCTGTCCGTCCCGGTTGTCCTAGAACGTGACACCTCTAGGGGACCCGGGAAGGACTGGACGACGCGCCGTCGTGCGGTCCGACCGCAATACGGCGTCGTTACCCCTTCCTCACAACACCTGATCTCGTGGCCTAAATACCCGCTCATCGCCCCGCATCCGACGCCTCTACCTCCCCTTTGTCCCCAACCGAGAAACCTATCCGGGGCCCGCTAAGGTCGAACCGCCGAGACTCCGTCGTCCGGCTATTACCCGCCATAACAAGTCGCTAGTCGAAGGATGGAATCGCAGCGGTCCGAGCGGCTCTCCTCTGATATCCCGGCACGGCCTATTGGGATTAAGGTCCGGGCCTATTCAGATTACGGTTAGAGTCCTCGAGAAACATTTCAGTCTCTCTGGCATCTGACAACGGCTACGCGCCACTCAGATGCCAAAACAGACTGGATGCGTTTCCAAAGGCCATCGTGTCTAACAAAGGCCAGTCCCTGTAACTAGGCCAAACATCTCATCACCGTCCAAGTCACAGGTACTTCAGGTTTACGGTCGTCTGCTATCTACAACGAAGAATTCAGAGCCGATCTCGCCAGGGCCCCTTCTCCCCCCTCCCTTCTTCCCCCCTCCCTTCTTCCCCCCTCCCTTCTTCCCCCCTCCCTTCTTCCCCCCTCCCTTCTTCCCCCCTCCCTTCTTCCCCCCTCCCTTCTTCCCCCCTCCCTTCTTCCCCCCTCCCTTCTTCCCCCCTCCCTTCTTCCCCCCTCCCTTCTTCCCCCCTCCCTTCTTCCTCCCTTCCCCCCCCCTCCCCTCTTCCTCCCTTCCCCCTCCCTTCCCCCCCTCCCTTCCCCCCCTCCCTTCCCCCCCTCCCTTCCCCCCCTCCCTTCCCCCCCTCCCTTCCCCCCTTCCCCCTTCCCCTCTTCTCCCCCCCCCCTCCCCACTCCCTCCCTTCTTCCCCCTTCTCCCACCTCCGTTCAGCCTTCCCCCTCCCCCCTCCCTTCTCCCCCCTCCGTTCAGCCTTCCCCCTCCCCCCTCCCTTCTCCCCCCTCCGTTCAGACTTCCTCCTCCCCAATCGCCCCCCTTCGCAACTTGCGAAATCTAGTCTAACACGGGTTTACTTACGCGGTTTACATTCACACAGCGGGTGCATGTTTTCCGCTGACATTTCCCAAGCCGGCCACAAGAAACGAAGCAAAAAAAAAAGATAGGGGTATTAATGCGCGCCACCCGTCGCTACGCAGCCCGACTCCAAATTTCGAATAATGCCCTTCTAGGCATTGGACCGCCGCCCCACTCCCCGCGCAATATCTAGGCTTAATCGCCAAGATTGACCACGTATCCCTTATCGCGCCGGCCGTTCAGGCCTCCCCCCCCCCCCACGCCTCTCGACTCTTTTTTTTTTCCATGGGCCGTCCAGACTGAGACGACACGTAGATTCGCGGTCGTCCCAGAATAAAGGATGACCCCGCGATGCCCATTCCCACTCGCCCGACGTCTCCCTCCGATTCAAAAGTACTGCGGCACGACCTGCGATGGAAGGGAAAAACACACCAAACGGCCTTAAGTTTTCCGGTTTGCCTTTCCCTTCCATCGCAAATAGCCCGCAAAAGAAGGATCGCATTTCCGGCCCCGTCCGGCCATCGCGACTCATCCACCGGCCAAACGGGGATATCGGACCGCGAGACTTTAACGGCTATGTATTTCCCCACCCGCTCTTCTCAGAGGAATCCCCGATGCAATCTAGAAGCTTATCGTTCAGAGCGTTTCGGGCACGGAACTTCCTGAGAATATAGATCATCTCTCAGGGTGCACCGTACCACACAACGTTTCTGTGGGAAAACGGAAGGCCAGTCACTTTCACGTAGACCCCTCAGGATACCCATAACAGAAAAACTCAGCCCCCCCTCCCCTCACGACCATTTTCCTACGTGGAATGCACTACAAGTACCTGACATTTTGCAAACAGGGCGCCGAGACGTCCGATGGGGTTCCAGCTTCCGTGGCGGACGAACCAACACCAGTGTGGGCGTTCGCATCTCCCCCCCCCCCCCCCCTCCCCCCCCCATACATGAAAGACCTACGATTACTGCATAGGACCCCGCTCCTGGGACAAATACTCCGGAAACCTCCAGGGATCGGAAATTTATTTAGAAGGGGGGTGGGGTACAGGGCATGCTTGCTTAGGATCTGCTCGAAACTTGACTATAAAAGGCAATCTGACTAGAATCGCCAAAGGCGATAGGTCTCAGAAGAAAAGTAGGACGCGCGGGGGAGGGATAATTGTTTACGCGGGGGGGAAGATAAATGGCCCACGGCGGAAACGAGAAAGCGCGGGGGGGGGGTTAGGCCTTGGAAGGGGGAAAGACGCATTCGCGCATGTCAGAATTAAGATGGCTTCCCTATAAGACGAACGCACGGTTTAACAGAAAAGCGGACATCACGCCGGGGTCGAACGCGGGAAAATAAAACCGTTGCGGGGGGGGGGGGGGGGGGGATCCGAACCGTGCGGCGGGAAGGCTCCGAGTCCGACCGGAAACGGAAAAAGGCGGCACGGCACGGGGCGCTCAACGCACAGGGGATAGGAAGAATTTCCCCTCGGCCCGCGGATTCGGATCGCGCTCGCGATCCACCTTTTCTCCGCCGACTCGCCGACCGCCCGGAACGCCGGTACTTACGCGCTGGAGAAGCCCCGTATTACTCTTCTTCCCGGATTCGGCCCCGGCGCTTCTGCGTCTGCGCGGCGGACATACGCAGTTGCGCTTCCGTCGACGTATTCAATGTAAACAAGGAAGTCGGCCCTGCGACTTCCGCGATCGCGATCGCGAACCGGTAAACAACGCAGGGGGAGCGCGGAGCGCGGGCGCGGGCAGGGAGTTAACCTCGCGATCCGACCGCGCATTCGGATGTGCGGGTCGGGGGCGTAGAGATAACGCGGCGTTTCCGCTCCGGGCCGGAGAGGCTGGCGGGCGGGTCTCTCCGTACATTCTTTTTTTTTTGCAAACGCGCCGCTGCGCGCCTAAACGCCGCAGCGGCGCGAAACGCCCGCGCTCTCTAAGCGTCCGAAGGCCGTACGGACACCGGTGCGTCCGGGCGCTCGGCCGGGCGAACGGCGGAGCTTTTCTTTCTCTTTTCAGTCTCGGAGAAAACGGCCCGGTGCACACCTCCTCTCGGGAGCGTCGCAGGAAAGTAAGTTCGTGTCACTCACACACCCCCCCCCCCCCCCCGCCATCGACACGGAGTCTGAGCATGAGGGCTTTAATAAACCGATTTGAACGTGCTACGACGAGAGTCCGTGCAAGTGTTCGCGCTCGCGCCTATACGTACTACGACAGCCGCTCTGTAGCCGCGGTGTGTGTGGGGGTGTGTGGGGGTGTGTGTGGGGGTGTGTGTGGGTGTGCGCGCGGCCGGGACGGGATTCCTGATTCCGTAGCACTTCATCTCGAATGTGGAATTCGGTTCCGACGGGGGCCGTTAACACATATACGCGACACTGGTCGGAACTCGCGACTTCCACGGTCGCCGCGTAAGTCAGTGGTGCTTATACGTGGGAACGAAGCGAGGCTAAGTAGCAGGTCGCGAACAAGGAGGTGGACCGCGGGGCTGTTTATATCGCATCTGCGTCTCCCGCGGGGCCGGTGAGCTAACGGCTCCTCCCCGTCGCGAAACTGTATCCCCCGCACAAACACCTGGACGATCCGCGAGCGACTTATGATGCGCGTGCCCCTCCCCCAACTAACCCTTCGCGCGCACCGCGGGCCTCGGCGCGGTACGTTCTCCACAACACTAATCGCACGCATTCCCGGTCGCCCGTCGCCCCCCCCCTCGCACATCCCGCCTCGGGGGAGAGGAGAGGACAAAGTACGTTCCCCGACTTACGCGACGGACTCCCCCGCCCGCGCCATCGCCAGACACCGAAACGGGACCGAAGCGAGAAAGACTTTTTAATAAACACGTTCATACGCACTACGACGAGACCGCTCGCACGCGGTCTCGTACACGCACGTACACCTTAACGATCGACGCACTGTACGCGAGGGCTAAGAGCGGGCGAGCGATCCACCCCGTTTCGCAAGAAACGACGCGTCCCGGGCGCGGCTCCGCTAAGCATTCGTTTACACGGCAGTTTCGGCGTCTCCCTCCTCCGGTCGTCCGTAGGAGCCCTCTGCGTTTCCCCGCACGGCCCTCGAAACCAAACTCCACAGACTCTTCCAGACGTTTGCGACGCTAGGCTGGCCCGGGGCGCGGACGCGGTCTGAGGGCTTGAGCCGGTGGCTGCAGCTCGTGAGAGCGTGTTCGAACTCTGAAACGTAAAACGGTCCGGCTCGATTCCGGATAACGCAAACGTCTTTTCCCCTCCCCCCCGATCCGGCAGGCGAGACCTTCCCACTCAACCTCGGTCCCGCACGGGCTTGGGGGGGGGGGGGGGGAGGGAGGGAAATAGCCGGCCGAACCCTACTCGGGCCCGGACCCAAACGACATCGCTCCAAAAGAGAGCGTTCCGTTTGACGGAGCCCGCGGTGCGTACCTGCACGGGATTCCGGATCCCGATCCCATAGCGACCAATCTCGAATACTGAACTCCGTTGTTCCGTCGGAGGCCGTTAACACATATAGGGGCAATTGGTCTGGGCTCACGATTTTCATTGTCGCCGCAAAAGTGAGTGTGCTTGTGTGTGCAACAAAGCGAGACCCTCTACCCTGTTCGTGAGGAGAGGGTCGCGGGGTTGCATATATGTGGCATATGCGTTGATCACGGGACCGGTGAGCTGACAACTCCTCCCCGTCAGGGAACTCTATTCCCCGCATTACCACATGGACGGGCCGCGGCGTCGCGGCGTTTCCCACACCCCTCCACCGACCATGCCCCACCCCCGCTCTCGTTCGAGAGGCCGTCCCCTCCCCCATTTCGTTCCGCCTCGTCCAGAGCCAGCGCGGGACTTCACTTTTTCCCCATCCCTCTACTCCTATCTCGTTGCCCAGCCCACGATCGCTATGTACGCGTTCTCTCCGAGGCCGGCTCGCGCCGAGCCGGCCAGACAAAGTCACTTCGGAACTGACGCCGAAGTGAGTGCTGAACGGTTGAGGGGGCGGCGTATCGCGGATAAGCTATTCTCCTCGGAGTCTTTTTGCGGCAGGCCGCAAGCTTCCTCGTACCCCCCCTTTCGGGGTTCGCTAGAACTCGATCGAAACCCGAGACGAGTTACTACTGAGCCGATCCCTACAGCTCGGGACCGCTCCCGAACAGAACGCGGCCTCATCGGGTTCTTTCGTAGAGCGCCGCAAGGGCAGAAACGGACCGACGCGCGTCCGAGACTCATCCCGAGCTCACGCCGAACGGCTTTATTGCTCCGCTTCCGAACGAGAGAGCGGTCCTATCTCGACCGGCCCGTTTTCAATCGATTCCCGAGGTTCCGACCTCGCCGCGGGTGCGGGGCCGGGGGGAAAGTCGGGGGGCGACCCGCGACCGTGTTCCGCGAGCGGCGTTCGGCCGCGTCGCCGACGCGGGGTCGGATCTCGTTCTCGTGCGAGGGATCGGGACGATCCGCGGACGAGAACGATGGGGCGTCCTCCCTCGACGTCCGACGGTTCCGGACGCCGCGAGGGTCGCGGCCCGAAGGCGGAGATGCCGAGCTCGGCCAGTTCGATGCCCTCGGTACCCATCCCCCTTCCACCCGTCGGCGACCCCCGCGAACGCGAGCCGTAGACGACGTTCTCGGGACGGCGCGCGATCGCTTCCCGGCCGCCTGCGATCCCAACGGGACGGGTTCGTTCGCCGCGCGGTTCGCCCGGCGGTAAAAGAACGACCAGAAAATCCGATCCGCGACGGCGGGCGCTTTATTACCGCGGTCCCGCGCTTTCGGACGGCGGGCCGGCCAGCGGAACGACGGTCCCCGCCGGACCTCCGCTCGCGTATTTGTAGGCCGGAGGTCCCCGAATCCGCCCCCGTGGGAGGGGGGCGGCGTTTCTAGCCCCCGGCGCGGGCCGCGGCCGGACACGAACACGTGGCATAGGATCCCGCTTCCCGATTGGCCCGGACGGGCGTTCGCACCTTGCGCCAATAATATATTATATATATAATCTTATATTGGTTCGCGGTGCGAACGCTGACGCGTTCGCCCCGCTCGTTTGCATTGCATCACGTGATCGTTACGCCCTCACGACCGGCCCGGTCATAAGAAGCGGAGGCGCCGGATCTCCGCTTAGAGCGCCGGTCCGGCGCTTCCCGCGAACGGACGCAAGGTGGCGGCAGAGGATAAGCGATCGCCGAACGAGAGCCCCGTCGGGAGCGATCCCGGATCGGACGCCGCGGCGAACGCGTAGGTTTCGGCCGTCTCCCCCTTCCCTTCCCCCACACATCCTCCCGCCCCCACAACCTCCTCCCCGGCGGCCTCGGACGGCGCCTCCCCCGCTCTTCCCGAACTGCAGGCCGGCCGGCTACCCTCCCTCCCCCCTCTCCTCCTTCCCCCCCTCCCCCTTCTTCTCCCGTCCGACCGGCCCGGCGGAACGCGATGCGGCGGGGGAAAAGGCGCCGATCCGACGGACGCGATCGCGACCCGACCGCTGATCCGCGCGCCCCTCCGGACGCCGAGAGGGATGCGGAGCGCGAGAGCGGAGCCGGGGACGGAGGGGGCGACCCGGACGCCGGAGAGAACGACGCCGGAGGGCGCGGACCGGGCGCGGACCCGGGCGACGACCCGGGCGACGACCCGGGCGACGACGCGGGCGACGACGCGGGCGACGACCCGGGCGCCGACCCGGGCGACGACCCGGGCGACGACCCGGGCGACGACCCGGGCGCGGACGCGGACGAGGCGCACGCGCGCCTGCTCCGGCGCGCCGAGCGCGAAAACAAGAAACTCCGAAGGGGATGTAATTTAGTGTTTACTATAAGCAACAAAACCCTAGTAGTCGGAACATGTTTTATGCTTGCGGCAGGTGTACTAGTCGGTGCAAGTGGTGCTGATCACGAGACTGCATGCAACAAAACTAATTTGCTGTTGGTATTTGTTACTGCCCTCTTGACACGATTTATTTGAAACGGTAACGAATGCTCGTGTACTTTATAATTGCATGCCCGATTACAATCTGTTCTGTAAGAATAATTATACGTAGCGTGTTTTACATAGTCTTCGATGTATAGAAGAGACGCAGTCAACTTGCCGGTGCCGTGAAATTGTCTCCACACTATGATGTTTTTACTGTTACAAGGTAATTAAAGACCTTCGAGTTTTTCACTCCACTTGTGTGACGCTCCTTCGATTATGAGAGTACAATGTCGTCTAAGGGGGATGTGGATCACCACGCGGGTTATGGGGTGGCACTCGCAATTATTGCTCTATTGCTCGTACATGCTACTGCACTGATTATGGTGAGTGTCTTTTTACCTCTGTCCCATCAGTAATTGCTAAACAATGATTGTTTTAATGCCAAAAATCTTTTTTTAGATCTTTTCTGATGTCAAATTCAGACCAGTTTCACAGGATCTTAGTACGCAGTACCCATCTCATAAGCATTATGATGATGCGTACTCGCCACATATGTCTGGGGTAGACCACGGCCATTCGGATGTATGGACTAACACTGTAAATGACCCATCCGGCGGAATAAACTCAAATTTGCCTGGTGCGAAGAGCGTGGAGAAGATCTATCCTAGCGTAGAACCAAGTACGTCGCATGACAAAGTGTCGTATGGAAATGCATGGGGAGGGGACATAAACACCGGCAGTGTTTCACCTTCTGATGACAAAGCATTGCCCGCCACTGTCGAACCATCGACGGACATCGTTTCCATCGCGATCACGGGGAGCAGTTTAAACGGAGAAAGTAGTTGGCGGATTTCTAAGGATGGCCCGCGTCGGGTTTATACACCACACCAGACTAAAAGAAGTCCTCCTCAGATCGATGGCACGCGTTTATCTACTAGAACGGCATACTTGAGTGTGTGGGATGAACAGGAGGGGATTTTTAAAACGTTCCCGGCCAATGCTGCTGCATTCAATTTATTGGACGCTAATCAGTTAGAGAAAGCGCGCCGTGAAGTTTTTTTCGTTGTGTCGGTGTGGCATGGAAATACGAACGAAACCCGTATATTTTTATCCGCCACGAGGCTACTGACGCGAATGATGTCCACATCGCTCGTCGTTTATCTTTCCTGGGACTCTCGAGGGGCCCTGGGGACGACAACTGATGCGGCTTTTCTGGCACGGAGCGTAAATATATCCCAGTTCCTGACCGCTGTACCACCACATTCGCAAGTTCGTTGTATGGGCCATTCATTAGGAATGTATACTTGCGGTTCCATCTGTAGACAATATAATAGTGTAGGTACGACCAGATGCAAAAGCATTTTAAGTATTGATCCTTACGGCGCCTCATCACCCGACTCTCATGTATCCTCGGCAGACAGCTCAAATACAATACGCTTTGATGCCGACTATGTTGCGATTTTCGCAACAAGTGAGTGGCACTTGAACACGTCCGATTCAAACGCAGACGAATATATAATAGTAGATGGCTTGAATGCAAATGCTGTGTGTGTCGATCCCTACGAGTGGAGTGTCTTATTGTGTGTTAGCAATCGCCAACGAAATGCCGTTTGTGAGCGATTCGGTGCTAACAACGTAACGACTACCGGCGACCCTGCGGAAGACGGTTCGGAAACATGCATGCGAATACTCCCTATACTATCGGTGCTGCAGTCGCTCGATAAGAATTCTGCGTATCCGCTGTTACGTATGGATCCGCCGGGAGCTTCTGCAGCGGTACCATCCTTACCGTCCACATGGAATATCTACGTGATGGGAAAGGATTACAGATATTCTACTTATGGAAAAAATGAGAGCCTGTGGTATTCTAGCGCCGTGCATATGGGAGGACCGGGATTCTTTCCTGCGTCGGTATTTACTGTGTTTCTTCCCTCGGGTATACCCGCTGTGGTATCCAATGTCGTGCAACACAGTAGCATCAGTTACGGAGATGTAGCGGTTCATTCCGCTTTCTTAACTGATAGGTCCCTCTACTACCCCCGAGTGATGGTCCAAACATCCGGGCCTATTTTATCTGCCTATTCTTGGAGAGCGCGACTGCATAATGACAGCCTCTATTTATTACCACTTCCAGAACAGGAGATAATGCAATACAAATGCGCAGTTGCACAGGGAAGCTATGCATGTAGTCCCACAGGCCCGATCTTGACAACTGTTATGTGGCGTTCACTGTTATTCGCGGGCAGATCTTCGCCGGTGCCCCCAAACGGTAGTTGTTTGACTTATATCCCCGCTAACACAATCATCCGGAGCCGGTCCCCCATTGAAATAGGCCCTCGAAGTATTATAACTGCATCGTTTCAGCTAAGCAGACAATTAATGGCTATGACGCTCGAAAATCATTTCACGTCCACGAACCGGACTCTATTGACATTTCATGATGTGTGCCACGACACTGCTATGGAGTCGGATATATACTTCGAGTATAACTGGTTAGGCGCATCGATGAACATTACCATACTGAACCCCGGCCTCTATACGTTTAGATGGTTTTTCCCATTTGAGGTTTTCGTAATGCCGGTGGTAGTTACGCCTCCCAAGTCCAGAGCGGATACCGTCACGATCGCTCCCGTAGGACTATAACCCTGTTGGACAAATAAAGTATACAGACTGTTCAAACTGTGTAGTGAGTCCATCTTAGTCGTACTGGATGCAAACGAGCCCAATAAAGTGTAACAGTTGGGAAAACTTTAACTGTCGTGGGATAACCCTTATAATGTTATAGTGCAGTGACTGACTTGTAAGCAAACATTGACTGGAAGTTAGCTTATACTGTACTTCGTCGAGACTGCCGTTGCCGACTGTACGATGGAGCGGCCTCTCGATCGTGACTATCAAAGTGCGATAACGTGCTTGACGTGCGAGAGAGTACTTTTTTGTCGCCTCTGACATGGGCAGGTTCGTGGCGATAACTCCAACTACATCAATGCCAAGAGGTTTAAGCGTTAGGTCGCCGGTTTAAATACTCATTCGGAAGCCGTGGGTGGCGCCTCGCGTACCCCAGACCGTTGTGTTATAAAACCCAGACTCGTCGCCACACATGTAGGCAAAAAAATGACTAGCGAAAGAGCTCTTGCGCTAGCACCCGGTCGGGCGGCCACGGCAGATTTCTACGAAGTGGATCCGGTATATCGGCGAGACTTCGCACGCCGGCTTTTACAACGTAAGTTCCAGCTTGTCGTGTTGTAGAGGTATTTACTACTCTGATCTTCACCTAATTAGCACCATGCCGTTTGTATTTAGGTTTATTCCCCAAGACGCTTGCCGCCGTCAGGAATCGGAGGGAGGCCGAAACACGCGCCCGCCCAAAACAGATCTGTGTACGCTTTTGCGCATAATCGCGCATCATGAGACCCCGCACATTTTCACCCCAGGTCCCAGACTCCCGAAATCCTCAGCAATTGTCGACGGGCTATGGGTAGCGTGTCGAGGACTTGCGGCAGAGTGCATGTTCGATGGCCGGGCGACAATAGAGTTAGCAGAACGCCTCGCAACTTCATGGTTGACGGCCATAAGATTAATTCTAGTTTGGCATCCCGTGTATGCCCTCGGCCAGCAACACGAACCACTCGAGCGGATATGTCGCCAAGGTCGAGAATATATTGCTATGCTCTCGGGAACGATTCAAACATCGTATGCGACATGGCCGTTTTGGCAAATGATGCAACGATGCTTAGATTGGTGCTGCTCATTTCACATCCCCGATGACCGTTCTTGTGAGCACGGATCTCCACGTCTGGGGATCCAACTAGAGGGCGAAAACCAGATATTCGCGCCAAGTTTGGGGCTCTACTCCGCTGTAATGGCATGGACCCCAATTCCATGTCACGTACAGGTTCCTGTATTTCCGAGACCTGGCGAATCGGACGATGTCTCGACCCCGCCTAGTGGGGCACAGATAGGACGGGTGCGACCTCACAGTCTTCAAAGGCTGGCACTAAAACACAGACCTATTGATGCCGATGTACATAGACCCATGCCGTTAGGCCGGCCACTCCCTTCAATGCATATGGACGATCCAGACGATCCGCAACCTGGACCCTCCGGACAAGGCCGGGCGCCCAGAACTCCAACTCTGGAAGGAGTCCGGGTCGCAGAACAACCGGTAAGTCTTCGCCGCGCAAGAACACCACCGCCGCCGCTCAATGTCGACGAAGACGACAACGATCTTCCTCCCGGCCAACCCCCCCGCCCTCATCTTCGAACTCCCCCATCATCACCATCGTCCTCCGAGACTGAAATCGATGAGGAACTTAACGCGCAACCCGATCCTTGGGGTACAAACCGTAGCTCTACCCCTACAGATAACTCCTCTGCCAGTGAGGATGAAGCCAGAGGGAGCGGGTTGCCCCGACCATTGCGCAGCGCGACTACTGAACCGCGCGTAACGCGTAGAAGCCGCCGTGAGGCTCGCAGCCGGAGCCGAAGTCGGTCTGGAGACCGGAGGTGGGGACCGTCCCGATTAAGGTCAATGCCTGGACGCAGGAGAGCTTCTCGACAAGATACAGTACTTGTAGACAGTTCTGAAGAGGAACCGTAGCCGTTTGTAGTCAGGGTTCTAGTTAAGTAGGCGCCGCGCGATTTACGAATTAGTACATTTGGGCCCTGCCGCGCAGCGAGCGTCTCACGACTGCGATAGTCATGCACGTTTCGCTGGTATGGGTGCTGTGTTTGCTTTTCGGAACTAGTGGGGGTGTTTTAAAGTGGTCTGACGTTGACTTGTCGCGGGGATTCATTTCGGTCCCAAATGTAAGTTCGCTTATGCTTTTAGACTGCGCTCCAAATTCGATACTCTCAACTGCCAGATTCGCCGATCTGACAACAGATGATGTCCCTACCGGTATATTTATTAAGATCAATTGCAGCGTTCCGGAATTCATTTTATGGTATGGGTCTAAAAGCGTGGCGGCGCGGCTCAACCCAATTATTGCAAGCGCTTTAATGATGGACGATGTTTTAAAGAGCGGATTGGACGATTCCGTGAAGGCGGAACTTCGCGTGTTTTTAAAAAGAATATCCGAACGGCTACCTTGGAGCTCTCTCCGGAAAAGACACGGTTGTCTGAACCTGGACGCACCTTATGACTTCTCCTGTTATGGCTCGGCACGGCTCGACAGATTTGAACGAGACATCGAGGACGATGGCCGCGGAATGTCATGCCGAGCTAAATCAACCCGAGCTAAAGCGGCCCGCACCAACGCCATCGAGGGATAGTTCGGCCGCGATTAAAAAGCGTCGCCGGCCGATCGGACCTCCGCCCGGTTTCGCGCCACTGGGCGATAATGCGCCATCCCCACAGGGTGAAACTGACGCGTACGGACATCAACTGTCGATGACCGAAAACGTCCGCGCTGAATTGTGGCCTGTTATAGCCGAGTCTTACAACATAGACTGGAGTTGGAAAGATTGGCTGCTCCCCGAATTATGCTGTCCTAACGGCTCCAAGTTGTTGGCGGAATACGAACGCCGTGCTGCGGTAGAAGACGTCTTTCCTCCGCGAGCAGATATTTTCGCGTGGACTAAGTACTGCGCTCCGCCCGACGTCAAAGTTGTGATCGTCGGGCAAGACCCGTACGTTCATCCGGGACAAGCTCACGGCTTGGCATTTAGCGTCAAGCGCGGCATTACAATTCCTCCTAGTCTGCAGAATATATTTTCGGCAGTCAAGGCGTGCTATCCCTCGATCGAACTCGGAGCCCACGGATGTCTAGAAGACTGGGCTAAACGCGGAGTCCTGTTACTAAATTCCGTTTTGACAGTAAAGAAGGGGGAGCCCGGATCTCATCACTCTCTAGGATGGCAAACTCTGGTGCGAAACGTGCTTCGAAGACTGTCGTTGTCGACTCGAGGCATAGTCTTCATGTTATGGGGAGCGCGGGCACAGACTATATATTTTCAAACGGATCGCGACGATCGACATTTGGTGCTGAAATACAGTCACCCGTCTCCTTTATCCCGGAGACCGTTTGCGTCCTGCACGCACTTTAAAGACGCCAACGAGTTCCTCTGTAAAAGCGGTAAAGGGGGCATAGACTGGAGCATTGGCGCGTAAGTGACGGAAGGGTTAATCATCACATGCGTACAAAAGTCGCAGCGCTCTAGGACTTGTCGCTTTCTGCGCGCGCAATGAACGATACCGCACCTTCTGTTTTGGCAGTATTATCCAACTGGGGTTGGAAGAGCACACCCTTGGGCACCGTAGGCCCCGTCCCGATTCGCGACGAGACTGAGTGCGCGCGCGAAGACCTTCCGGCACATGATTGCGACCACTGGTGTAAAACCGCCAATGCAGAAAACGGACCTATGGCACCCTCCCCGGGGAATCGAGATTTTGCGGGAAACCAAGAATACACACATTTCGACACTCTGTTTATGGTCTCGTCTCTCGACGAATTGGGAAGACGTCAACTGACAGATACTATACGGAGAGATCTAAGGCATTCTCTGGCCAAGTTTACAATAGCTTGTACTAAAACCTCCTCGTTTTCTTCCTCGCACGCCACGAAAAAGGTTCGCGCGAAAATGTTTCAAAGAGGGCGTCAGAGCAACAAGAGCTTGCAGATGTTTATTTTATGCCGCAGGGCACACGCTAAACATATCCGGGCCCAACTGCAAGCGGTAATTCAAGCTCGAAAACCCCGCAAGTATTACACCCGCGCCGTGGACGGAACTACGCATCCGGTGGTGCCCGTCTTTGTATACGAGTTTGCCGCCATAGACGTTGTCAGTTTGCATCGAGACAACGTGATAGAGGTAGACACTCCCGGCTCGTGAGCTTCTCGCCGCTCATCATGTTCGTCGTTTCGGCAGCTTTAGCATCCGCATCAGACTACGCCGCGTTTTTGCGGGACAACAAGCAAGCTGCTCGCAAGCTGCAGTTTCCGTTGTCCCCGATGCCGAGCCAACGGATCCCGCATCTGTCTAAGGATGGCAGGACTGCAGTCGCCCGGGAAACGGGGTCGAGCGAGGTTATGTCAGCGAGCGGACAGACACGCGTCGACCCGACCGGTCGACGCTCGTTTCGCCAACCTAGACACCGAGAAATGACAAGAAGCATCTAAAACGCGCTTGATTGTCGAGTGGCTGAATAAAATCTTTATTGATCGACTCGCTTTCCTATTTCTGATTTAATAACCATAGATGGGGCGGGGAATCTATAAAATAGGCAAGGTCCGCGCGGATTCGAGCACATCGACCGCGTCCGCGACACAGCATGCAAGTGGCGACGAACGGTCCTCAGGCATGCACGACTGGTCTATCTGTATATCTGCCTCGCGGATCGCTTCCGTGAGAAGGTCTTCCTCGTACCCGGTTGAGAAAGCGTCCACTTTCGAGGGTCCGTACCCGTGCACAGCGCCAATTTCGTGCGCTTCGATGCACTTACTAATCTCGGGCGCGTTTTCGGGCAGAGATCTTATCGGATCGCAGCTCTGTCGATGCGCATCTTTATTAGGGTCTGCGATCGCTTGGCAATACAATCGCGCGCTGGATTCGTGACCGACCCGCATTGCATTGGCTGTTTGTGTCAAAGAGCCGGGCTTACCGTAGATGGTGATCGTTATGTACAGTGACGTTCCCATCCACATAACGGTTAAAATTCCTCCGGAACTGCTGTATAAGTAGGCATCCGGCCCCGTCACGGTACACGTAGCAAAGGGTATGACGCACAGGGATTCGGGCAGAAAGGAGAGCGGCGCGGCATGGTATTCGGCGCCGCACTCGCCGACGCGTAGAAGATAAGAGCAAATGTCCGCGCCGCTGTCGACAATGATCAGGGTACCTACCGGTCCTCGCTGTATGATAAAGTTCGACGATGGGATATGATCGCATCTGGTCATCTTACCAACGGCAATCGAGCGCGTACCGCCTGCACATGAGCAAACCATCTGCTCATAAGGAGGCATTGTCCACGCGGGCTGAGCAGTGACGTTCTCAAGCGTATACGCGATGAACGTGGACCCCATCATATCCACGTCTCATGTGACGGCCCTATGCTTCATGGCCCTAGTTAGTATACAATGTGGACTTTCGGATCCCGGAGGCGGCTAATAAGTGCGCGCTGATATTGTTATCATCCCTAGTATGCGTTTCCCGAAGTGGGTTAATGTTCATCCTCAGAAACTTAGAGGAGGTCACTCGAGACATGGCCACGTAGACGCTGCTGAGTTTGATGCCCGATTGGGCAAAACATATAGCAACCCTCTCAAGGCTAAGCCCTTGCGATCTGGCGATAGTCATCGCCAGTTTGGAGCTTATTCCGTAGTCGGCGGTTACGGCCATCCGGAGTTCCTGATCGTCTACCGTTTCGACAAAATCATTGACGTTGGTGTTAATTGCTGCCATGAAACCGTGTTGATCTTTCAAAACCAGGGTCGGCATGTGAAGTTCCCCGAGCGCTTCCGCGACCTGGGGATGTATCTTACGTCTAATAGGCTCGTCTGCAAATGTGTTAATTCTAGCGTATGTGTAACCCATGAGAGTGTAGCTGTCCGTCTGCAAAGCGAGCGATAGCATTCCTCCGCGCATGCTATTTATAAATATTTCGCACCCTTTAAAGCTCACGTTGTCGACATAACTATCGAATCTGGACGCTGCAAACTTTTGCCCGAATAGCTCCGTCAGGATAGAATACCTGCCCATAAACATGCTCTTAAGCATGCTGAACTGGGTATATATCTCCGCAGAAGTTTCTGCGCGTCCAAATTCGTAATTGCAATAAAGCATGTCTATCATCTGGTCGTCGAAATCCATAAATAGGGCATCGTCTGTATCCTCCACATGACTGATTTGGTCATTAGCTATACAATCTAATTCCTTCTCACTGCCATAGCGGTGTCCTGGAATCGCGAACGACTCCCTCTGCTCCGCTCTATCCGGAGGTTGCCGTCCCGGATAGAGCAGCGCAGAGGTAAGCATCGCCAATCTATCGTACGCGCTTTTAACAGAATTGTCTGGAAGACCCTGCCGTTGCAGATAGTTGTAGAACTGTATCATGCCGTTGAAAAGCAGTTGAGATAAGAAACGGTACACGTATTCTACAGACCCATCTCCGTGCGTCTTTATGAAGGAATCGTCTTTCAATACGGATAGAAATGTCTCGAACGTCCCGCAAAAGCCGAAAACCCACTTCCGAAGTCGGGTAGTAACAGCCACTTGGCTGTTTAAGACATAGGCAATATCTACACACGATACCGCGAGCCCCTGTTGGCTGCGAATTTCACATTTGGCCTGTGTGGCATCTTGGTCGCGACTTTGCGACCAGTTGCTCAAGCGTCCCGCATTGGCAGCAAGCCATTTTTCCAACGTAACGTGCGGTTGGTTGGCAGCAGTACGATATCGTTCGAAACTATCCAAACTGACGAAGGTATAAGCCGGCAGGGTAAACACTACAAATTTCGTATTTCCGGACGTTTTCAGGTAGTCGTGTAATCTGCTCATGTACGCGCTGACTTCTTTATGGGACGAATACAGACGCGTCCATCCCGGAAGGTTCGCGGGATTGTTGATGTATGCTTCTGGGACGACGAAACTATCTACGATCCGAGCGTGCTCCTCGGTTATGGGAAGACCATACTCTAAGGTCTTGAGGAGGTCCCCGAACTCGGGTTCGGTGCACCGTTTGTTATTAATGAATATCGCCCAGTTCTTGGACAGTTCTAAGTACGAGCGCAACGTCTGGTTGCATATAATATACGTAAGAATATTTTCGCTCGTACGCACATTACACTTCAGCTTGCTATGCTCAAATGTGGACTCCAAAGAATTCGTTTGCGTGGGCGACCCGACGCATATCAATACCGGCCTCCTTCTTCTACAGTACTGCGGCGTGCGGTAAACGGCGTTTGTGAGCCACCAACTGTATACGATAGCCGTAAGCAAATACTTCCCCAGAAGTCCAGCCTCGTCTATGACGATTATGTTACTGCGAGTGAACGAGGGCATCGAACCATGTATGCCGAAGATTGTCCACGCCATACTACCGCGAGGCTTGCTTAGCAGATCCTCTAACGCGCGAATCATTTCAAACCGCCCTGGCCCGACCTCGTTAGACACCGCCTTCAAGGCGCATTTTGTAATGTCGGATAAAACGTCCCAATAATACACTATATCCTTTTTCTGCAATTCTTTCATCGTCGGTGGGCTGGTCGGACATACGTACTGATATTTTCCCAAATTCGCTTGAATGTGATTACCTTTAAACCCGAATTCCTGAAATATCGTGTTTATGTGCTGCGATGTGTATGAATTGCTAAGCTTGCAATAAATATTCTGCGCTGCGACCTTTGTCGTGCCGGTGATAATACAGTCCAAGATTTCGGATAGCATCTGTATGCACGTGCTTTTTCCTGAGCCCGCATTTCCGCTTATTAAGTAAACGGCGAAAGGTAGCTCGCGGAGTTCTAGATCCAACGGGCTTTCTAGTTTTGACGCGTTCATAAAATACGATAGCGGGGGGACTATATCATCGCTCACCGATGCGTCCGCCAGGCTCCTTACACGCGCAATGATAGTCTGTATCCCGTGCATCGCAGTGAAATTTAGATACGTTGCCTCACTGAAGAAATCGTTCTCCCGCGACATCGTCGGTCTTGGGGAAGACGGGAGTGACGAATCTACGTATCTTTTAGGGTCGGGGCTGGCGTGTTGTTTATTTCCGATGGAGAGCTCAGACGTTCGGGCCGCACGCAGTCCCGCCCTAAAACAAATTCGACGGCCGCAGTTGCAATCTGTCACGCGCCAATGGAAACTTTCAAGCGACGGCGATTCGCAACAGTCCCTGGAACAGGACTGGATAATAATTCACCCTACTCGCCAAACACGTATGTTCAAAGAGGTCCTCACCGGGCAATTGGGATATACAGATGGACAGGGCATATATAACTCGGTACGATCTACAGAAGCCGCGATTCGGCAGATTCAAAGTACCATTCTCACCCTTTCTTTAGATGCGGTCAGATATGACGACTTGAAAGAGGATTGGTCGAAGCATATGGATAGGCGTGGGATGTCGGCCAAGGAAATCGCAAAAAAGTATGGCGTTCATAGTGAAGCCGAAGCTGTTAGAATGGCAAAGGGGGTGTTTTCAACTTGGCGTAAAACTCTTCAAATGACCTTAATAGAATTGGTTCGGCACGCAACAGATTGCTTCGCCGCGGCCGAGAAAACCACGTCCTGCTTCTCTAAATACATAGACTGGATCTGCTGTTTAGGTATCGTTCCGGTCGTCAGAAGCGAGCGCTCTATGCAGGCGTCGCGGCCGGATAGCAACTGCAGAGATCGCGCTACCATTCGCCCGAATTGGGTATTCAGCGATGCCACCGCTAAGCTACTAGTTGCGGATAGCGTTATGGCCCGCGCACAACAAATCGCGGATTACTTAACTGCATCCATGCAAGCACTGACTGTGATAGAATACGATAGGGCCCAGATAGAATATAATTTCTTAAAACGTGAACTTCGCGTTAAGGACGTGTTGAGCGGCGAACGTGGCGAGTGTATCGTTATTTGGAGACCGGTAATGAACGACGGAGGGGTAATTTTTGATTCGCCCATGCAGAGAATCTACAAGGAGATGATTGAATGTCACGATTTGCGGATGCATGCGGCGCTGTGTCGGCTAGTAAACACGGCCCCTATAAAGGTCCTCATCGGGAAACGCGATGAGGATAGTAAAAGCATGGCCGGGGCTCAAAGAGCAATCGATAAAGTTCTGGGAGACCAAACTGAAACGGCGGCGAGCTCTGCCGCCTCTAGGTTGGTCAAGCTTATAATTGGCCTCAAAGGTATGCGTCATGTCGGCGATATCACAGATAGAGTGCGGGATTACTTGGAGGAAACCGGCGGACATTTATTGGATGCCTCGCCCGTGGATACATCTCAGCCTGGCTTCGGGCGCGCTAATCGACCACAGAGTTCTACGATATCCGATGGAACTTGCTCCAATACCGCTAGACTACGTGATGCGTTCCACGCGTCCGTCGTGACGAGTATAAACGAAATGTTAGAGGGCTATATAAATAAACTTTTCCATACCGTGGAAGGGTTAAAGGCGGCCAATAAAGACTTATCTGCAAAATTAAGCTCTAAAGAAATAGAGCTCGACAGAATACGCACGGAAGCCCTGATCTCAGAACGGGCGCGAGCTGACGCCTCGTGCGATCCTCACTGCAATCCAACCATGGAAACTTTGGTGCGCGAGCTAAAACATGACGTAATTGACGTAACCAATGCAATGGAGGATGAGTCCTATATCGCGAATAGCTTCCAGTCTCAATACATACCATCATACGATGGCGATTTGAAACGGCTCTCTAACATTTGGGAACAGGAAATGTTGAGGTGCTTTAAGATGACTCGTATCACCAGTAATCAAGGTCGAGAGGTTTCGATCTCCTACTCAAATAGCGCTATAACTTTATTACTCGCCCCCTATTTCTTCTCCGTGTTGCAGATCTATGATATTGGTGCGATGGTCACGAGCCAAGACGTTTACAAGTCGGAGGAGGAGTTATGTAATTCCGTGCTTGAAAAAACCCGACTTTGTACATATCTGGATGATTTGGCTCTCGTCTTTGAGGCCGATGTGAAAAGAGCTGTCGCGAAGTATTCGCTCCGTGCGGGTAACGCCGAAATAGACTTAGCGCCCGAGGAGTTTTCGTACGGCTCTCATGGAAGCAAATGCGAGACACGGTTTTCATCCGCTAGACACGAGCGACACGTTGGACGCTCTAGTTTTAAGCACGCTAAATGGAGAAGTCGGCCAAAACGAGACCGTAGAAGAACTAATTTGGCAACCGACGGCGCGGATGATGATGGAGATCCGAGAGATTCAAGGCGGTCCTACTCAATTCACGGGCGTCTCCGTGAGTAAACTTCGCGTGGCAAGATGTGATACGCGCTTTCATCTGACTTTAACCGGAGCCGACTTGGATGATGAAATGGCAAGTGACGTATACCACAGTCAGTGCATAGTTAATTCGGCGTTCAAAGGTTTCGTCTTTATGGTTCTCACGGTTACGGAAGATATAGTGCGGACGATAGGGGTTCCACCCCCTCTGCTAAAATACAGGCTCGTGTTCTATAACCCATCTGAACATTTGGACTTCGCATTATGTTTGCTCGTAGCCTATTTGGAGAATCTCCATGCAAGCGCCTGCGACGTAACTTTTTTCGTACAGGTTCAATCTTTTCTGAGATACGCATGGACACGGGTGACGCCAATGACCAAAATGCGCAGATTTTTATGCGCCACGAACGTTTGGTTACTAAACACTTTGATGTCGATGGGGTCCTGTAGCCCATTCGACGGAGATCGAGTACTCCCCCATTATGCGATATACAGACATTTGTGTTCTACCAGTGGCGTCTGCGACGTGTTACTAACCTTGTTTGAACCCGATACACGGCAGGTACGTGACCGCACGCACGGCAAGGGACTTGTCATGCTCAACAGAGGAATTATGAATAAGGCTTTTCGGCAGACATGGATTAGTGATACGGTCTACGATTGGTGGACCGGCGAACGCGAGAAGTTGATCGGAGAAGAATCTCTGTTCAACACGTATAATATATGAATAAAGTATGACAGGCACTGCTATAAATAGACCGTGGTTTCTTAGCGTTTTCATTTATTTATTGCGGACGAACAGAAACCTGTACGGCTCTACGTCGAATGTGAATTTGCTGAGATCGACGTTAGGCCATTTCGATGTTAGAGCACCGATCAGTAATCTCGAAAAAATGGACATTATTGGTTTCATATGATCGATGCACGCGATGGCAGGGAGAATTACTTGTCCCCCTTCGAAAAGTGAACACGTGAGAGGTGCTATGCTGCCGTCCACAGTCACGGTGTGGACGGCGTCGTTACTGAAGGCGCTCGTATCGAATCTAGCTGCCGCCCGTAGTCCCAAAGCCGTGATATAGTGAGTGTGGTCGCGCGATTCTGCGGGACAGCTCCAAAAGCAGGCGTCTCCGCGGGCTTCGAAAGCCGCGGTCACGAGCTCTTCGAACACTGCACGCGATCGTTCTTGGATTGTCCGTAGGGACTCGTCGGAATCGTTGCATGCGGAAATTTCTTCTAAAAGGGCAGACAAGGCTTTCTTAACTTGGCCCGCAAACGCAGGTCGGGCCGGAAACCCCACGAAATCTGTTTCCCGCTTAGTTTCGTTCCACAGCCAGTAACAATTGGCATTCCACGATACTGCATGAGTGTATACCCCTTCCATTCGAAACTCTAATCTGATATCTTCGGGAAACCGTAGCCCGACTGACGTGGCTAATTTGTTAGCGCTCTTACCGCAAGCGACTCGTAGTGTTTCTAAAGCGGTTTCTGTTCCTTTAGAGGAATGCAGAACGTTGTTGGCCCCGTCCGTGAATGTCCCCCACAGTCCATCTTTGACGTAGGTACACGGGGCGAATCCGAGAGCCGACGCGGTAGCTTCTACCTCGAGACTAATATGATTCCCGATACAGATAATAGCTCTATAAACATCTTCACGCACTCTTTTCAATAGGCCTCCGAACTCTATGATGGGCTGCTTCAACCAGTTTTTCTCGCGCTGCAGTCGAGCTTTTACCGCGGCGCGCAACCGGGAATGATCGGGAAACAGTCCTAGATATAGAGTCGCAAAAAAGGCGCTAAAATCAAACTTTGCGATATACGCTTGCTCTATGAAAGTCGGTTCCCGGAAAATACAAGTTATCCGCCCAGCCGTCCAGTCGTCGGCTACCTGACGCCGCGTACTGCTTGTGCGCCCTTTTAAATTTTCGAGTACGTCTATACCAGGGGTCGGATGGGTTTCCGGATGCCAAGGAGCAAGCAGGTGGAAGGTTCTCGGTCCGGCCAGTGGCCACAGGCCATCGGTCTCCGAATAGCTGCCGACGGCCTTTCTGATGGCCGAGGGGGCCGCCGTAGATGTTTTCAAGAGCGGCCAAAGGGGAAATCCGATAGTGCAGGCATAGTCAACGTCCTCGCCGCGCGGACTGGTTTCGGGGCCAATATATACAAATATAGGGGCCAGCCTTTTTTCCGAGTCATCGGCTAGAGAGTATATTTTTTTGTGCCACTGCGCATAGATGGCCAATAATGCCGTGAGAGAAAATTCGGCGGGTGTCGTAACCAAGCAGTCAAAAGACGTCGGAACCGGAGCCGCGGTTTTTATGGGTGCCTGTGAGTCGGGTAATGATAGAACGCGTTCGACGATAGTGAATATTCTATTCGTATTTCCCCATTTGATTTTCTTGGACCTGCGACCCACTGTTTTATATTCGCGGATGAACCGGTCTTCCTTTGTGTAAATTTCGATACGGGAGTCGAATTCCGGGATCGTGTCGTCGTGTTTAAGAGCCGACAATTTAATGTGGGCTAGGTGCGCGCCCTCAGTATACTCCATAGCCGTGGATACGAGGCGTGATTCTTCTACGTGCACGGCACCGTCCGTTTTTAGTAGCCCCGGACGGGGAGCACATCGATCGCCCGGCAGAGGTTCGCACGATATAACTAATCCCGTTGTTGTGTCTACGTACATATCGACGGGTGCGAAGTATGCATGATAACCGAGCTTAATTCTCAATTTTGCCAGCGTCACGGCGAGCAGCGCTTTCCATAGAGCGTGCTGGTCCGGCCTGCAAGACGGCCAAACTCCCGTCACAGATCCGGCACTGGCCATAATCGCCAGTGCCGCGTCGGTTACTGAATCCGGATTCAATCCCCAAGCTCTCGCGATAGACCGTCCCGATACGTTTACCGTAGAGTAATGTGCAGAATACGTACCGCACTCATTTCTAAAAAGCAAGTAACACAGTGCGGTAAGACCATCGGTGCGGTCTCTACTAGTCCATACTCTATACAAAGTGGTATAGCAAATACACCCCCGGATTTTCTGTACCGCCACAGTATTAGCCTCAGCCATTGTTGACATAACTAGGTTCGCTGCGTACGCCTTACAAACTGTGAAAATCTATAGCGCCCTCTACACGAGGCCAGCACGCCGGGGGAACTTCTGCCAAAACCGTCTCCAGGTCCAAAATGTCGTGGTATATGCCCAATTCCGCGTCCAAGCGAGATTTCACTAGCGCGTACCACTTAGGGCGTCGAATCTCGTAGCGCGTTTTGCGGAACGACGCTTTGTTTTTCATAAGGAGTGTGTAAAGCGCGCGGTGCGTTTTGATCGACGTTCTATCTATCCCCGCCCCATCCAACAAAGCTTCTATCTCCGCCTTTCGGAGATTCTTAACTTTGGTGCCACCCGGAAACGTCGTCGCGCTCTTTACAAGGCGTAACCCATACAGTATTTCCCATGTGACTTTAAAAACAGAAAAGGCGTGGTTCTCCTCCGTCTGCCGGCCCAAGGGATACCTCGCGAGACCACTTAACGCGCTTTTCGTTGTTTTGACTGATCGTTTAGAGGCAGTACGGGCATCCAGCAGATAACATCGCGTGACTTCCAATACCGAACGAATAAAAGTATCGTACTCATTTTGCATCACACGCAGCATCGATAATGGATCTAAATTTTTAGCTGTTCCCTCTAAAGGGTTAATACCCAACGAGGTCGCCCATCTGCAGCATAACCGATATAAGTGCCACCTTCCAGACACGTTGAAATCGGCCGTTATTGCGACGGTACCCAGCCCTCCATCGGGCCCGATTATTGGTAAGCTGCCTGATGCGTAATACTGATAAATACGACAGAACACCTCTTCACTATAAAGAGCGGCCGGCGTTGCGCGACACGCTTCCAACATCGTAATATTTATAAATTGTTCTCTAGTAAGCGGTTCTGCCAGTTTAGTTAATAATTGCGCAAGATCGCTCGGCGATCCGTCATGTCTTAGATATTTATGAATAAACGGCTCCACCATCTCATTGTCGATCAGATCAGCCTGGATTTGACCGCAGGCAATTTTACGGAGGTGTTTCAAATCTCGTTGAGCGATAAGGGCGTCTGCCGTTAAATCCGCTAAGAAGGCGCAGAAGGTTTCAGCGTCCAATTGAGAGTCAGATCCGTCAAATCTGACGCTTATTAGATTCGCGTCAAGTAAGGCGTGGAGAATATTGATGCTGTCGCTAAGATTGTTGAGGGTGCACCGTTCAAACAAATGCTTGTACTTAAATCGTGGGAAAATGTATAACGCGTCGGCGGACTTGAAAGTCGGAACGCAATCTCTTCTGAAATTGTTACACAACATATTGGTCGCGCATACGAATTGCGCCGGCCATCCTCCCCCACTGGCGATGACGTGGTTTAGTAGCATGGGTGTGAAAACTGGCTCCGAACGAGCTCCCGATGCATCTATGTAAACCAAGACTTCGTTACGGCGTAACGATCGGATTCTACCTAAAGATTGATAGACCGAAACCATATCGGGCCCGTTTCGCGTCGGCTTAATATACGCGAACATGCTGTGGAAGTGGGAGCTGATAAAACTTAGGCCTACTGTTACTACGGTAGTGTAGATGACAACTCGGTAACGAGTCCATGAATTTATATCAATTGGTATATCACGGGTGGAATTTAAGACCAGGACAGAATCGGTAAATATGAGGCAGAAGCGTGCCGCCGCTTCCGAGAATGAAATTGTCGAGGAAAATAAGCAAATGTTCAACCCGCCCGCGAGTCTTCTGCTGAGTTCAGAAAAAAACGTCGTCTCAGTCACGCTTCTATGCCGAGAGTGGGTACCGTCAGCCCCGTGTTTAGGTGTGGGTCGTACATGAAAACAATCTGATTGGTCGCTATTCATGACGGAGAGAAGTGTATCTGTTCCCAGATTGCGGAGGATGGTACATGATCTCTTAGAAAACCCAGGGGCTGCGTATTCGCCCACGATGACATGTATGTTATCTTCTCCTCTCATGCTTGCCAACATATCTACCAGTTGTGTATTTATTGTAGCGTCCATTGCTATGATCCTCGGGCAATTACGTAACAGAGTCGTTAGTATCGAATCGACTCTGGACAGATGCCTCATGGTTGGAGAGTAAAGTTGACTAATGGTCGACATGACTTCGTCCAGTATGATGATTTCATACCGTCCGAGCAAGTCAGGGTCTATGCGATGCAAAGATTCGATTTGGATCAACAGTCTGTAAAACTCTCTGCCTCGTATGCTGTAGTCACTAGCCGTCAAATAGTTGCCGAACCCCGACAGCCCGGCATTGCTCAGTTTGTCGAATACGATTTGGATCAACAGTCTGTAAAACTCTCTGCCTCGTATGCTGTAGTCACTAGCCGTCAAATAGTTGCCGAACCCCGACAGCCCGGCATTGCTCAGTTTGTCGAATAATGTGTTCGTAAAACTTCGCCTACAGGACACAACCAAAACGCTCGTGTCCGGATTATATAAAATACGCTGCAACCAGTCTATGAGAGCAGTTGTCTTGCCGGATCCCATAGGCGCGCGCACTACAAGTACATTGCGCGCTCTCGAGGACAGTGGCGGCGGAAAAGTAACGGGCCCGTCGGATTGGCGCTCGGTCGTTACTCCGGGTCTGTTCTTAGCTATCCAATCTATGAGACCTTCTCCGTATAATATCCTCGACAAAGAGGCGCTACAGACATAGTCTATCATTTTCTGTGCGGTCGATGCTCTAACGTCGCCGAGACCGGTGCTCCGGGTGAGGATTACGTTCTGACGACCAGAGAACCGTCTACGATCGTCGCTATGTCAAAAGGACCGCGATCGGAAGGAGCCCGGAGAGGAGCAGATCATATAGACTACATTCACAAAAAGATGTGGGTTGTCCAGGCGGCGTGTTTTTCTGTCGCCGTCTTGGTTTTCCTAGGAACCCTGATAGCTGCATCTATAAACATGACCGAAGGTTTCCCATGCTTTTTTGCGGCCGTCGTGGACTACGGGATGACGAACGTGACGCTTGTGCATACGGGCATGACCAATCCGAGGCTGGGAGGCGTAGTTCCTGTGCTGTTTTTCCAAACCAAAGCCGTGGCGTTTCTCTTCTATTCGGCGAGCGTCGTTTTTGTATGCATCACGTGTTATATCGCCGTAGGCGCCATCATAACTAGCAAGAAACGAGTGGGTGCTGCGTATACCGGAAGGGGCGCGTTCGTCCTTTCACTTATGGCATCGCCCTCGACAATTTTGTTGGGTACTGTGTCGATTTGGCTTCTTCAAGCGGTAGTTATAGTCCTAGCCCACAAACTTATTGTACTAGCCGCGGCGGTTTATTTAGTGCACTTCTCGACTATAACGTTTTTTTATGGGTATTTCTGTGGAAGGGGCGTTGACAGTAAAGTATATGCGGAAGACATCGCTGCTGCGAAAAACGTAGACGCCGGTCTGCACAGATTAATTGGAAACGGGCGGGCGGTCATGATCAACTTGGTTTCGATCGTATACAGTATGCTTCTGATAATGGCGTCTCTAATGTTAGGCATGTTACTAGCAAACAGCTTTACCTTAAAGTTTTGGCATGTCATCGTTACCGTCCTCATAACTTCCTCAGTCTTAACCCTAATGTATCTTTTAGTACTCGAGTTCCTAGTGGCGCGGTACGTGCACATGATTTTGGGTGCGTACATAGGCCTTCTGATCGCCTATGGGATGCTCTGGACCACCTCATGTGATTATGTCAACCGGTTCTACTTCGCGATGGGCGTAGGAGCCGGCAACTTACGCACTGCCTGTCACAGCGTGCTGGCGTTTTTCACCGTACTGATTGTAGCGGGCATGATTGTTCGCCTAATCCGGGCCGGGTTGTATCACCGTAGGCGATCTACTCGTGCATACGCCAAAGCCAGGCAGTTACAAAGAAATGTAAAGGAGAGATTGAGACGAATGAGTCGGGGACGCGATCGTCCCGATAGCCGAGCTGAGGACGAGCGGGCGCTTACGCAAACCCAATATAGCGAAACATCAGACGACGAGACTATATATGATCGCGTTTATTCGGGGTCTGATAGTGAATGGGATGAATAGGAACGCCCGAAACATAATAAAACGCTAAATCTACAAGTGATTGTCGCGCGACTTATTTATCACTATAACGTATCGTTACATTGTTCCCGACCGTCCTTAAATCTGAAAAGCGTCTTTCCTCTCGCGCAAGTACTTCCAGCTAAGACAGTATCGGAATGGATAAGAGGGTCGGAGGACCTAAGACCGTCCAAATCGACGGTATCGTATTGCTCGTCGTCGAGCTCAATTACATGTCCCGTTTTGGTCAGAACGGTGTTTCGTTTCCGACAGCGTCGGAACAGTTCCGTTACGGATATTGCTTGGCCCATACTTGCTGCACGAGTTCACCGAACGCACGGTATCCGGCCTCTTCTACTTCACCGTAGAATGTAACGTCCACGACCACGGGAGTGATGAGGAGGAGAACGGGAATCGCTTGTTCGGGGTCTATTTTGACGCTTGGAGTGGGTTCTCCAGTGTTTCCTTCGGAGATCGTCAGGCGTCTACCTAATTCGCCAGGTCGTCTGCGGCGGCCTATAAACGTGGCGAGGTGTGGGATGACCGGGTTGCTTTCAAAGTAATTAGAAGCTACGTAGTTCTGAACGAAAATCTGCTTGAAATTTGGATGTCGTGGGTTGGCAAATATGGGCACAAGGACAGATTGTTCTCCGGTACTCCAGCATAGCGGGTGTATCGCGTTCGTTTGCAGATCAGGTTCGCCAAACAGCCATACGCGAGAACTGCAGTTCTTATTGGAGGCCAAGTGACGCGAATCAAAGTCGTTCCGTTTAATGTTTGATGAAATGGCGCGGAAGCGTGATAGCCCCACTTTCCAGTCGTCGTCACATGTGATTAGCGCCTCCTTTGCCTTAGGAAAATCGTCAGGTTTAAAATAGTCCACGCAAGGATGATTGATGGCGTATAAGAATCTTCGGAGCGCTGCGACGGTTCTTGTTTGTAATAGGCGTTCGTAACATTGAGATAGCTCGCTTCGACATTCCGGGTAAAACGCGTATTTGGCCCTACACTTTATTTCGTACGTTTCTATGGAGTGGTCGGGGAGGGCAGGCGTAAGGATTCCGCGTGCGCTGCGAGGGCATACCGCCATATCGAGGGATGCTCCGAGCATCCCGGTTCTGGCGTCTATCATCAGACCGCACGCGTATTTGTCAGAGGCGGATGAGACGGTGATTGTCTCGTCCGGTACGCGTGCATTTTCGAGCACCCGAGAAGGTTCGCGAGGCCTGTACCTGGGGTTCTCCAGACAATAGGTCTCTATGAGCGCTCTCGCGAGCGGCTCGTTACGCGTTCCGAAGACTACGCTTTCGGGCATTCCTTGCGCCGTGATTTCGGCAGGTCTTATGCCAACGGTGTTTATCCGTCCATCGGCGGTCCACTTCAATGTCGATGCGGTCAACAGCCATTGTCTAAGTACGTGCCATAGCTCGCAGTCCGCTTGCGGTCTGGTGAGAGTTTCTACAATTTTACACCAGAAAAGCGCATGATTAGACGGCGACGTTGCATTTGCGCCCGATTCATACAGGAGCTTGTCTTCCGCCTCTAGGAGAGAAGAATATGAAGATGCCGGCCAACGTCCCTCTGAAATGCCTCGTTTGATAACGTCCGTTATGTACAATAAGCGGTGATACAGCGGGTGTGGCGAGGGCCCCGATTGCTTCGGGTCGACATTCCGTAATATATAGTCGCTGAAGGTATAATCGACCACAACACTGTAGCATACGGTATCGTAAGGTTTGGACTGCACTGCTTCTGCGTGCTCGGCGCAAGCGAAGACCTTTGGACACGATTTAAATTCGGACTCCTTTTTACGTTTCCGTGGCCCGTTCTCGCCGAGACGGAACATTGCGGTGGAGTCTATTTCCATAACAGCCGTGTAGCGGCCCTCGCTTCTGAGTTCGAGTGACAGTAAAGTGCAACGAGCTCGAAAAGATTGCTTAAATATGGCGGGACTCTCAATGAATCAAATAGCTTCCTGTGCGTCACTTCATATCCTTCTAAATATTTCTCAAACGCGACCCTGTGGTGAGAGCCGTGTAGCTGCGAACGAATCTTTTCGGCTCGTTCCCACGGGATACCGATTTTGGCAGTTAACGGGGTAGCTGGAAATAAGTACTGGTACAGCATACACCGATACGCTAACATGTCTAAAAGATAGTCGGCCGGCATCATTTTATGGTAATAAAAATGCACCGGGTTTCCGGGGATGGCAAAGTCCCGCGTAAAATTCATCCCGGCGGCTAGAAGCACTTCCATCAGTGATTGGCCCAGTGCGTACATATCTATAGCGACACCTTCATCACTGGACAGTTGACTTGAACCCCGCTCCAAGCCCGTCCCGTTTAAGGCTTTAACCAGCAATTCGCAGGGCTGCGTTTGCCCATGCCCCAGCACTAAATCAAATACAGGTCTAATGTTTGCTCTAGACACTTTTACTGAATATACTCGATCGGAGTCTACAGTTATGTCGAATCGGGCTTTCGTAATGGTGGAGTTTGTGTTAAGTAACGCCAAGCTAAAATCGCCGATTACGGCCTCCACTATAATAGGGTTAGACCCTTCCCTGACGTTGACGAAAATGTTCCCGCACTTAATATCCAAATGAGTCAGTCCGCAGGACACGTTCAAGTACACAACGGCTCTGCCGAGGCCCATGAACGCTTTTTCTATGGCCCTCCAATGGCGTGCAGTTTTATCCATCTTCCTCAGTCGATGGCAGTACGAGTCCATGTCCATGTCATACGCTGGAAATACCAGTTCCCTGGATGGTATCGAAAAGGCCAGTAATGAAATCACGCTATTGAGCGCTAGAGTTGACCTTGCCCGACAAGCGCATTCGCCGGCTATCAGTGTCATAAGCAATTCGGTCTTGAAACACTCGAACACCTTTTTGACGGCTACATTTGCACCCTTAAATACTTTAACTTCTCCATAGCTCCCGCTTCCCGCATATATTGGCGTTTCTTGCAGGTCGATGGTGCTGTAATGTAAGCCCGGGGAGATATCGAAAATGAGCGATGTTATATTCTTTATGCGAGATAGAGTGAAAATATGATCCGGCAAAGATGGTCTTGATAGCAAAATGTCAGATGTTTTCCTAGATATATGTTTGCGTCTCCTATAGAATTGTTTTAGGCATCTCCTAATGTTGACGGAGATGTGTTGTTTGTGGTCCTTTTTTCTACACGAATCTCTTCGGGGGGCACTGAATGTTCCCTGCAGATCGTCTGTTGTGCTTGAGTATCCCTTAGGCCCGCTGAAGTCTTCTTGGTCGCTGATGTCGGAAAGCCATTTAACGTGAGGACACTCGTCGTTTTCGCGGCCGCGCCCCGGCTTTCTGGCTTTGAGGTCAAGATCCATTTTGACAGCAGCGCCTCGCACTCTGCGTCCAATTCTATGTCTGGAAGGCGATCGCTGATGTCGTCGCTGATTTGCGTTAAGATGTCTTCGTTTGCTAGAATGTCCTCTTCGGCACGATCCAACTGTGACTGGAGCCTAGGGTTTAAAAACCTTCGGTTCGCATCTAAGACGATGCGGCGGTCCACCTGTTCGTCTATGTGGCGTTGGATAATTCTCGACTTTCTATGAGCTTCTTCGATCCGCATGTTCGAGTGCAACTGGGTTTTGTAGTCACTGTGGGCGTTTCTGGCTGACGTTAACGCTTCGATGAGTTCTGGGTCGTCCGCTTCTACACCTTGGGACAAAAGTGTCAAGGTGCGTTCCTTATAAATTTTCTCCCGCGTTCGACACTCGGCCAATATTTGACGCCTGCGTCTGCGTATTGTGTTAACGGCGAACATCGCTCGACGAGATTCGTAGTCTGGCGATTACCGACTCCGTAAAGATGTTCGGAGGCGCGCTCGGAGAATCGGCGAAGAAGCACTTTGAACGCCTGCTGAGAGATAGGAACGAGCGTTTAGGTGCGAGCCGTAAAAATGAATGCCTCGCGCGCGGCGGGAGTTTAGTCGACGCCCCCTTTCTAAATTTTGCGATTTCGGTCCCAAGGCGACATCAGACAGTGATGCCCGCTGTCGGTACATTGCATGACTGCTGCGACGGTACTGGTATTTACTCCGCGATCGCTACACGCCTGCTGTATGCTGGTATCGTAAGCAGCGAATTTGGTGAAGTGCGACGCGAGTCGTTATCTAACGGTCACATATCGAAAAGGAATCGGGAGGCGTTGCTTGCGCCGACTCTGACACGCGTCGCCAATTCCATAACATTTCACGAGTACGACGATGCACAATGCGCGGCGCATCGCAACGCGTATTACAGTACGATGAACACTTTCGGGTCTATGAGGACATCTGACGCGTTTCAACAGCTGGCGTCCTTTATCGATCGATTTTCAAAATTATTAGCTGCCTCGTTTAAAGACGTGAATATTTTGGACAGAAATAACGCTCCCAAACGAGCACGAATAACCGCTCCCTCGTACGATAAGCCTCATGGCACGCTGGAGCTGTTTCAGAAAATGATACTGATGCACGCCACTTATTTCTTAACGTCCGTTTTACTTGAAGACCACGCGGAACGTGCTGAACGTTTGCTCCGTGTCATATTTGATATCCCAGACTTTTCGGACGCGGCCACTAGACATTTCCGACAAAGGGCGACTGTTTTTCTAGTTCCTAGGAGACATGGGAAAACTTGGTTTTTGGTGCCCTTGATAGCACTGGCCATGTCGTCTTTTGAAGGTATCCGTATTGGATACACGTCACATATTCGGAAAGCGATAGAACCCGTTTTTGAAGAAATTGGGGATCGTCTCAGACGCTGGTTTGGTACTCAGTGTGTGGATCACGTTAAAGGAGAAACCATAACGTTTTCGTTTCCTAGCGGATCGAGAAGTACGGTAACGTTTGCCTCCAGCCATAATACAAACGTGAGTATTGCATTCAAAACCGTTGTGTCGGATGGTCCCCCCCCCCTATACACACACCCGTGATAGTCTAATACACCCTTGAACCAGTATCGAACTCCACATCTCCGGCAGGTAGACCAAATGCCATCCGCATGAATTTACGGGAATCTTCCTACTGTCTACCTCGGCTTCGATTAACTCTTCGAGCCGTTCTGTAATGCACGCCTTCGTGCCGCTATTACCGACCACTCGGACGGCATTTACCGTGTCCATGAATAAAACGCAACAGAGGCTTTTTTCCCCTTTGACTTGTATATCTGTCTGTCGGGCTTTCATCCACATACACGGACCTCTGCAAACACAAGCCTGCCCGAGCGATCCGCACTCCCATCTCACGTTACAAACATCCACGTGAAGGTCGAAATGCCCACGGCATTCCGCACAGCCGCTCCGGTGGTTAAGAAATTTTGCTAGAGTAGCGCCCAGAGAACGTTGCTGCCAACCGGCGGGACATATAGATAGCAAACTCTCTTCCATCCTGAGGTAATAAAACCTGCGTTTGGAAAGGGACCACCAAGCTCCAATAGATATCGCTATACAGTTGTGTGGATCGTCTGGCGGCTGCGTGCGTTGGACTAGGGAATTTATGTCCGGTGCGATACAAGAGATAGTTGACAAAGGTTCTATGGCGACGTCCGGAAGACCGATACAGGTCCTACTAGGAGCGACGTCAGAAAAGAAAATAAGATCTGCGGAAGATCCGTCGCGCAGAATGGGGGTTATGCGTAAAGCGGCAGTCACGGAATAGGCGCGCGTCCCGTTGACTAAGAACAAGAGTTGAAAAGTGTTTCTGTCCAAGTACATCTCCTTTGGTCGCGTAAGGTACATGAATATCTCCACCCATTTCGTCTTTTGCGGCCGAGCGCCCAGCGGTACGTACGTACATAACGTAAAGTCTAACGTGGTTAATGCGACCAACACAGCTAGACGCGATTCGGCCCGAAGCGTGCGCCATACGCAAATGCGGTCATTTAACTTATTAACGAACTCAACTGCCGCCGTATCGCAAGTCCGTTCTGAACGACGCGGCGATCCGGGCGTCCTTCGTCTTCGCGTAGTCATCGTCCCACATCTGTATGACGCTACCGCTAATTGAATATTCGAGTCTTGGCAGGGCGCTCATGGAAAAGATAATGTAGTGTTGCTGCTGCAGAGGCGCGATAAAACCGCGTCCGCCCGCGCCAGAGGCCAATTGAACTCGGCGCCGGCATGCGCTGCTAACATGAACCCCGCGGGCAACACGATTGCAACGCGCATACGTTCATCATAACCTACGCAAATATACGCATAACTTTCTCCAGGAAGAAATCTTTCACACGTTGCGCGCGATACGAACCATTCGGGGAATGCGCAGGTTCTAATAGATTCGTCGCCCGGCCCGCCGGGCGACAAATGCGCTGCGTCACGCAAAATAACTGGGATAGGCCTCTTATTTAACATCATACATTCTCCGCCCGCGCTATAATAATCAAATAGGAAAAGATTCGGCGTCCTAGTAGCGACGGGTTGGTAGTCGCCTCCCAGGACTTCGGCATTGTTTCCAGTCGTATGTATGTAATATGTTTTTCCTCCAGTGCGCTTAACATGCCTGGCCAGAAACGAGATGCTCGCGGACCTAAGAGCGCCTACTGAAAACTTCTCAGGCGAAGAACTCGCGATTGCCTGTAGAACTGCGCGTACTGAATGGGGTGTGCGGCTTGCGATTTCTGCCACGCACTGAACGTCTCGCGCATACACGTCGTAGCTGATCAGCTGATATAGATTGGGCCCTGTTTTCAACGCTTCCCCAACTGCCCTTATGACACACGCAGAGACATACGACTTGAAATTAATCATTAATTCGGTTTCGGAGCCCGGAGAAAACGCACGCAGTTGGTTTTCCTCTGCTTTTAATAAGGGAGCAGCCAAAATAGGAGCTTCCGTTGCGATTTCGGTCTTTCTTCTTTGTGGTAGACGAGAGGGGTGATCGACACCTTCTTCCATACAAGCGGTAGCGAGTAAATTGCTCAACGAAGATGGAATTGTGGCAGAATCGGAGGAACGGCCCCCTAAGGCAATCGACCGCTCATACGATATAAGATAAAGTGTTTTTTTGGTCATGGAGTGGGTACGTGGAACGATGGATATGCCCCCGCACCTCCACCGGTTCGCAATTGTGAGCCCGTCCGCCAAAATGCCGACCGCAGAAGATAGGAGGTCTTTGGGGCTTAACGAATTTTGCGATGGTTCATCGAACATGAGAATGTCTTCCAAATTCAATGCAGTCCCTGTAGATTGCTGGTCCTTATTACGGCCCTCCAAGCCCCTCCGAGTGTCGTGGTTTCTGGCAAACCTTCCTTTGCCCACGGGCTCGAGACCATCTATGACGGCTTTCTGTGACACGCTGCTACTGGGTGTGCACAAATTATTTTCCAAACAAGCTATCGCCCCTTGGCGCAATCCGGACACTACGCTGGCGTGTATATTCTCCGCCGGCCGTTTTGCGCTTACCGGCGCTCGCCTGGTGATAGCCTCGGCTGCCTTCTTAATGAGATTTGCGATCTCTATATTGTCTGTCTCTAGTCGCGTGTCGAGAGTAGGAGTGTCGAAGACGTTCGGAGAATCTGTTACTTGCCGCATAATGTCAAACTGACCGGGCAGTTCGACGGCGGATAAACACGCCTCTAATTTAGCCCCCAATTCTATAACAGCCGACGGTAATTCGACCTCGTATCTCTTAGTATATCGTATGAATTGACGGAAGAGCGTCTTTAAGCGGTTCGCATCGATATCGTATCGAGTACCTGGAGGAACTAATTCCTCTTGACTAAACAGTAAATCCATGTACGCTTCGTACTCTCCGGTTTCCCTATCCTGTACGTTAAAGCGAATAGCCACGGATGTAAACGGATCAAAGCGGTTCTTAGAATCATATTGTATGGGAAGACTCATGAACAATCCACCTTGATCGTTTCGATTGAGCGTCGCGAAAAGTTTGGCGTGGCCCGGGACATGAGGTATCAAGAGTATGTGTAGTGCGCCAGAGGGAACGTAGGCTGCCGGTGATTCGCGCCAACCGGAACATTTACCGGTGGCATTATAGCGCATCTGAACACTTACCGGAATCGGCAGCGATTGGTAAGCACTGCTGGGTACTCTCTGTGCCGCATCCTTAAAACGGGCGATATCTATCCCCGCTGCCGACAAACACTCATCCGGTAAGAGGACATGCGTCAGTACGTGCCGATTGGGGCCGTGTTTGGGAGTAGATAGCGAATACGCGGTCTCGCTCTCTATATGCGCCTCCATCCTGCACCGGAATGGCGAGTCGGGTCCTGCGGTCTAGATAGCGTCGCGTCGCCGTTAATGCGAGGGGCTATGCCTTTACGGACCCTCTCGACTCAGCATTGCTTGTTTTTGTTTCTGCAGAGCATTCGCGGCCAAGATTTCAACTTGCTCTTTGTCGACGAGGCGAATTTCATACGTCCGGATGCCGTGCAGACAATAATAGGGTTTCTGAATCAAGCGAATTGCAAAATAATTTTCGTGTCGTCTACGAACAGCGGTAAGGCGAGCACGAGTTTCTTATACGGTCTGAAGGGATCGGCCGACGATCTCCTAAACGTGGTGACGTATATATGCGACGAACACATGAAACATGTGACGAATTATACTAACGCTACGTCATGTTCGTGCTATGTTCTGAACAAGCCCGTGTTCATTACGATGGATGGGGCCATGCGTCGCACGGCTGAAATGTTTCTCCCCGACTCTTTTATGAAGGAAATAATAGGGGGTATCACCATGGATAGAAACACGTGCCAGGGAGACCGGGGGGTTTTTACTGCTTCTGCTGTTGAGCGGCTTCTTCTATATAGGCCGTCGACTGTACGGAATCAGGATATCCTCTCGCGAGACTTATACGTGTATGTCGATCCGGCGTTTACTGCCAACACCAGAGCCTCCGGAACGGGGATAGCCGTAATCGGTAGGTATGGAGCAGATTACATCATTTTCGGCCTTGAGCACTTTTTCTTGCGGGCCCTGACGGGAGAGTCCGCGGATGCCATAGGAGAGTGTGCCGCGCAGTGTATCGCGCAAATCTGCGCGATACACTGCGAGCGTTTCGGAACGATAAGAGTGGCCGTGGAAGGGAATAGCAACCAAGATTCAGCGGTAGCAATAGCTACTAGAATTTCGATCGACCTGGCCTCGTACGTGCAGTCCGGAGTGGCACCGGCGCCACACGACGTTTGTTTTTACCACAGCAAGCCTGCCGGCAGCAACGTCGAATATCCCTTTTTCCTCTTACAGCGCCAGAAAACTGCGGCGTTTGATTTTTTTATCGCCCGCTTCAACTCGGGTCGAGTACTAGCTTCTCAAGATTTGGTTTCTACCACGATTAGCCTGTCCACCGATCCGGTCGAGTATTTGACCAAACAATTGACGAACCTCTCGGAGGTGGTCACCGGCGCGACAGGCACAAGAACGTTCTCTGGCAAAAAAGGGGGCTACGACGATACCGTTGTGGCCTTGGTAATGGCGGTATATATATCTGCCCACGCGTCGGACGCGACGTTCGCTCCTATAAGAGGAGTCGAGGCCACGTGTCGCGGCCCAACAGAAGCGTGACCGGCCCCGAAGCGTGAAATATATCTGCCGCGTCGCAGGAAAAGCTAACCAATAAGCAGACTCGCATAAGCACAAACCGTTTATTAGAAGGCTACCCGATGAATAAAGTTATTTTAATTCCAGTTAGAAATAACGGGACATAGGTCTCCGACTTTTATACTCGCGGGCCCGTCGAACGTGCACACTTTCAATAGCGGGCGCAGCGCTAGCATGTCCCCTAGATGCAGAGCCATGGTAATCCACGAAGACAGGGCTTCGTAAATGGGATATCTGCGCCACGCGTCTTGCAAAGGCGGGGGTCTCGGAATTCTGATGAGCTGACCTACTGCTCTCGTGGCCGTCTGGAGACCCACCAGGGCGTTGACGTAACCGTCAGACGCTCCCAAAGTAAGCAACGTCGGTATCAGAGCATATAGGAGCATGTTACCTTCGTCGATAGCGAAAATCATGTTTAGCAATAAGGTTCTCACTGCAGACTCCGACGCATCCAGACTATGGAGCGTTGGACTAATGGTATAGGTTTTCCCGTTATATGTAATGGATTCCGCTTCACGGCTCGTAGGGGGAGGCGCTAGCCCTCCGCCGATCGCTATCCCTTCCGTGGCTCGAGATAGCGTCTTAGCAATAATTTCACGTGCGAGTCTCGCCGGAACGGTTGATGGAAATAAAAGTTCGGTATCGATCGATTCCAACCGGATACGGGAGCAAACGTTAGGGAAAAGCGGAGGTATCAGGCATACAGCATCCCCGTTACATAGGTCGAACGGGCCGGTGTTTTGAAGTGCCAGGCCTGAAGGAATGGTCCCCATTCCCAAAACTACAGCACTCATTCGACCGGGTAGCGCGCGGGTGACGACGGCCGCAAATCGTCGTTTGTAGGTCGATAGCAGACTCAGCGTATCAGGTTCGGCCCCAGCGATGTAGTATGACTTATAATCTACTTCTTTGAGCAGCACTCTGGCTCTGACGGACGGTAAAAAAAGAACTCGCCCCTCACATCGTTGAAGTAGGTTCGCGTCGCACGTAGAAAGCCCGCAGGGGAGCTCGATCTCTACTGTCGTACCATTAGAAGCGGCCATAACGGTACCGCTGGCGGTTTATTTTCGGTACCGACGGCGGCAGCGGATAAGTGTATAGGAACCAGGCCGAGCCGCTGTCAGGTCAAGCACGTAGACCGCGGAAGGTTAGCGATCGGCGAGCTGGCAGTTCAGCATGCAGGCAAGCATCCACCGATCGGCGAAGCGTCTTTGATTAAGTATTGAGCCAAGTGCGTTTCTGGGTTATCCGCACCCCCTGCGAAATACGTGCGGAGCAAAGCTTTGTCGGTAGCGCAAAGTAGCGGATAGGCTTCCTGAAATAGGGAACAAGGATCTTCGATTAATTCCGTAGATCCGACTGGTCGTTTGAACTGTACTTCTCCGTCCGACGCGAATGCTGCCACGGCAGAACCGGCTTCGCTGATTAGTTTATCCAAGCACCGGCTTTTGCAGCACACTTCTGCCGGGGTAAAAAATTTATAGGTGGGACTGAAGAGGGGAGACGCCCCGCTCAAATTGTAAGTTCCGTTATAGAGCTTGTCCGCGTAAGAGAATTTTTGCGAAGCCCACGGATTGTTGGTTGCGCGGAACGGATAAGCGGGATCCCCCTGCCGGTGATCGTACATGAGTTTCTCGATATCGGATACTTCCTCGTCCGAATGTATCGCCCCGGCCGCCCTCCCTCTCGGGTTACACGGGGTTCGAAAGTACTCCAGGTCTGCGGAAACGGGTGTAGGGATGAACTCGCATATGGACATTTGGCCATGTTCCAGCCCGTCGGGGAGCATGGGCATCAGTGTACCTAGAAAGGGGACAGTTCTTTGCGGAGCTGTTCTCTGTCCGCGCGTTGCTGCTTTCCGTAGAAAGTCATCGGCTTCGGGGTTTATAAGGGGGGGCGAGCCCCGTGTCAAATGCAGGCTTTGGACAGTGTTCCCCATATCCGTCGTAGCGTTTCGTAAGAGTAAAGGGGTACAAGTGGCCGTATACCCCACGCCCAAATCAACGTTAGCTCGTGGTTGTGTCAGAGAAAACTGCACCCCCCCTGCGTGCGGGCGCTTCGAGACAGACACCTGTCCGAGAAAAAACGATTCGGACGCCCGTTCGGCAAACAGGCCCATATCTGCTAGGAACCTATCTTGTCGTACGACGGTAAATGCAATTCCCGGATGGAACCCCGTTCTCAACTGATGATACAGGCCTATAGGAGTGAGTTTGAAATATCCTGCCATCAGCGCGTACGACATTTCGTTGGGCCCGCATCTACTTTCGCATATGTACTGTGCCACGGGCTGGCGGAACGTAGAATAATAATTGGCGCCCAAAAACTGTGGAACGGGAGGAGCTCTGCCGAGCAGCGTACGCGCGTTCCCGGCCAACTCCCCGACTGCCGTTAGATGGTCCTGACAGGCGAACAAAGCGTTAACTGGAACGGGATAGAAGTACGTGCCGGCAGCGATCGTCTCATCATTGCATGGGTAGGCCATCATTAAAAGCCCATGGTGTAACGCGCCATCGAACGTTCGCATATGCCTTGTCGCCGATGACGTGCCGCCTACATCCGGGGTGGTTCCGTAGAGAATCGCCGTTGTCCGCTCCGCCATATTGTTCACCGTTTCCTGCAGAGTTAGAAGCGCGTCCGCATCCACCAATATTCTGGCGTTGTGTAGCAGCACGTTAAACGTGTTGGGGACAAGATTTTTAGCGTTCAACGGGTGCCTCGGGTCTTCTGCGCCCAGGGGAGGCTCCTCGTCGGGTTGGATGTCGGGAATGATCACAGATTGAGACGTAGCGTAGATGTTGTCGAAACGGATGCCCATGGTGCAACACTGACCCCTGGAAAATGCCGGGACCATCACGTAATAATAAATTTTCGATAGGATTGACCATTCATGGGTATGATGAGGCGCGAACGTTTGTCGATCGGCGTCTCCTACAGGCCTGTTATGGACTAAAACGTTGCCGGTGCGTTCAAAATCCGCATCCTGCAATTCCAGCCACGGCCGCACAGCGTAATTTTCGTCGCTTCCCACGTTCAAATACAAGTTTCTATCGCGCACGCCGTGCGCTTGATACATCAGGGGGTCACAGCCCCACAGTAGGGGGGGTAGGATCGCTCTATCGATTAAGGCGTGGTTTAATTCCTCATTACTCTGCCCGGTCAGTGAGTCTGTCTGAACGGTATAATCCTTTACAATCGACCGCAGCGCGCGAACGTGCCGCATCAGCTCTTTGTAGATATTCGTACAGTCCTCAGGGAGTTCACCGCTGCATAAATAGGTATCGATGAATGCGACCATGTGAAAGTTATTGACGAATGCTACTCGTTTGCAGTTGTCCCAGTAACTCCGTATACATTGAATGATCAGTCGCATCAGTATACCGAAATTACGTTCGCTGCCGTGAATTACGGCTTCGATTACATAAAACGCAGTGGGGTAGCTAACGTCTGAGAACGTTGCACATACGGCATTGATTGTGGAAGCGCTCATTTTGTGGCGACTGGATGCGAGCTCTTGGCCGAGCGCATCTCTAAAGTCGCTACTGCAGAGAGGTAGCGGAGTATTACAGTTGCAAACCCGCCAGGAGGCGGCGATCGACGCCATCACTTGCGGAACGTTATGCGGCCCCGGGAGCTCTACATCTCCCGGGACCACAAAAAAATCAAACGCGGGATGCAACTCCATAGATAGATGTGGATTTCCGGCCGATAGGAATTGCTCTTGACTCATATGGCATTCATCTACCCACCGGGGCGACCCGCAGAGCACGTCTCCGATGTTCTCGAAAAACCGACGGCTAGCTTCCCGTAGAGGCAAGGCCGGCGGGTTCGTCACATACGCCCCGAAAACACACGTTAAATCGCGTCTGTCGCGACGTAAATGACTAACCGTCGCTTCGATATCCAAAAAGGATGAGTGGCACACGGTTCCAATAGCATCCGATAAACATACGCTAATTATCTGGTTGTCTTTGTTATGGAAATATAGCTCCCGTGGCGGGAACCCGCGCACATCTCCTTGACATCCAGGCCCGGGCGCATAGTCCCCAATATGCCGCGCATAACGGTCCGCCCGTTTCTGATATAGTCCCAAAGGCATCACGAACGTTAAATCTATGTGTCCGATTAAAGGGTACTGGACTTGCGTTGCTTGATAAACGCGCCGTTCCATGGCTTCTAGAAAAATTAACTTATCCCCAATGGTCACCAATTCCGCAGGCACTTCTGCCGTTTGGGGGACATCGTCGTCTCCCCGTACGACTTCATCTGTACGATCGATGATGTCGTTTTCGTCGAGATTGAGAATATAGCGTGCGATGTCGTCCATGTTGCGTATGGCTTTGCCCATCACTACGGCGGTTACCAGGTTTGTTCCCGATATTATCATTTCTCCATATGTAACGGGCACCCTAGCAGACGTATCCGCCATGTCTAGAATTCCTGATAGCAGTTTTTGCCTCACCATGCTCGTTGTTACTAGTACGCCATCTACGAGGCGCCCTTTCGAATCGGAATGGGTCAGCCTCGGCATTGCAATTGTCTGATGAGTAGAGTTAACCATCTTGGCGAGGAATGAGACTATACTGTCTTTGCTCGCACCGGCTTTGCTCATGATGAAGGTATCGTTACACACTCTGCGTTTGAGCTCTGATACCAAATTCGCTCGCATTACCTGCCCGTTTACCCTTCCTTCTGTCGTGCTGCGCGAAAGGGGTATCAGTAGCGGAGTCGGCGGAGCCTTTTCCATCAGTATTCTAAGCATCTGATCGACCGTGCCCCGCTCAAACGAATCCAATATCGTTCTCACGTTTCGAGCTAATTGCTGTATGGCTCTCAGTCTCAGGTGGTTAGATATTGCCGTTCCATCTAAAGATACTTCAGATAATAATGCGAGTGCTTCCGCCGCAACGACAAAGGCCGCGCTTAACGATCGCTTGCATACGCGCTTTACCATGTAAGTGTAAAGCGGTTGATCGGCAGGATGGGGCCCCTCGCGCGCAATCATGGGTTGCTGTATTTCAAATTGCACGGTTCCTTCGCGCATGTATAGCAGATCGGGAGCACGCGTGCAGACGCATGCGACTGAGAGCCCCGTTTCGAGAAATCTGATCAAAGACAATGTATTGCAGTAGGTTCCGAGAAGAATATCGAACTGGGCCGAATAGCGTCCGTTGTCATCGGAACTGAATTGTTTGAAATAGTCGAACATGCATCGATGGGATGTCATTTCTATAGCAGTCAGGAGTCTACCTGTAGGCGCTAACGTTGCTCCTACGTTGAATGGTGTCGAAATTGCACACGGTGCGATTGGCGGACAGTCGGTCGCCGGAGGACAGCGGCATCCGGCCATGGTCGTCAACGGGCCGCGTCCGATGTAAGGACTAATTGCCACCGTGACTATCCGATGCTATGCGTGATCCAGGGCATCTAGTAACGTTTGGTCGCGTCGAAGGTCACGTTACCGGCTGTTCGAATGCGACGCAAATGATAGCCGATATTGTAGGAGAGACGTGACGTGGAGAATGCGCGAGTTCTAGCAACACGAACGAAATTGCATATTAGACTTTAACGATGCAGGTTTTTATCTACACAATGAAGTCGCGAGTGCGCGTGCCCTTATATGTGCAAGTTTCCGCCCCTAATCAGAACGGAACGCACGTCTTTATCAGTGCTCGTGTCCACAAACGAGGGAGGAGAAATCCCAGTGCGTCCGACACAGCTACTGTAGCGTAGGTGATGGTAGCTCCCATTAACAGGTATACCACAGCTCCGTCTGTCTTATCGTTTTCCTCTAATTGTAAAACTTTCTCCATGAATCTCGGATCTTGAAACACCATGCGGTAAGAAAATACTCCGAATATCACCGCCCCCAACGTAGACAGAATACCAACGAAGATTTGCTGGCAGTTATCCATAGGCATGACATCATTCTTTATGTTTCTGTACATGTAATAAGTTTCGAGGAGTAAGGTACCATAGAACACTGCGGTAATGGTCGCGCCCAGGATCAGAAAACGATTGTCGTGCCCGTCCATCGCGTACACCAGAAATATAATACAACACGAGGGTCGGAGAACAAATGCAGATAGCCAAGAGAGCACAACATACCGAGTAAATTTGGGGTTCATGTCACAGCTTTTCGAAATAGTGAAAATTGAACCTGATAAGTAAGAGGACATCGTGGCATACTCGGCCGCATCTTCGCAATCGATATCGTCCGAAACGCGTGTAACTATTGACTCCGTGTCTTGCATATTCGTCTCTAACTGTTCATCGCCAATATAGTCGAGGAGAATATCGCAATCGGTCGGTTTTGTTGTATGGTATCCACGCCTGTACCAAGGCATAGTGCCACTCGAGAAGGACCGTTTCTGGCCACACGTAACGACTTTGTCTTCTACTAAAGACCACCCGGACTCGGTACAGACCCAAGCTAGAGCTCGAGACCGCGGAAAATGGATATCAAATACGAACAGAAGATCTTGTATAGAAACGTCCACTTTTATATCTCGGAATGCGGCCGCATAGCTTATTTCTTCTGCGGTGGTTGTCTCATGGCGGTCGGGCGACCGCCTACCGATGACTCGCAGGCAGAGTTTGCAAAATTTGGGCTGGCTCTTCGAGGCGATGGAGAGTCTAAACCCTTGGCAGCTTATGTACGGCGGGAATTGCTTCGTAGAGGAATGAAATGGGCGCTGCCTCCCGGCGACGATGAATTATTCATCGACTGTATGGCCTTTTTGAATCTAGACGGGGCGTGCAGTGAACGTGAGATTTGCGATCTTGTTTGCCTGGAAACGTATGATCCGGAGATCACAAAACACATGGTATCCACGAACGTCATTTCTGGATTGTTGATCCAGACGGCGCATGAGTCGCCGCGGGACTGCGTGATCCACCTGCCCGGGGCCCCACAAGTTACAGACGCACATTCCAATGCTGTGTACGAATGTAATTCTGGTGCATTCGTGCTAACTTGCGCAACTTTGGTGGAACTGCCCACGTCTCTGAACGATCTCGTCGAAGGGTTGTTTGACGGTGTCCCCATCCCCAGAGATGCGCTCTCGTCGAGGTCGCTTAGTAGACGAACGAACGTGATTATCACGTCTACCAAAGCCGCGGAAACGACGACTATACAGCGGATGCATGTCCCGCGACATAAACAGAGGGGCAACTTAAACACCATCGCAGCTACTTTGCGACCGGTGAAAAAACACGCGCGGTTTAGCCCGTTCGTGCAAGTAAAGTATATACCTCGCGTACTCAAAATATGGAGTTGTGATTCAGATAGCCATTCGCCGTCCCTAAAGGAGTTGCGGGAATTGTTTTGTAAAGTGGACATGGTCCGTAGAGAAAACATGTACGCAGAATCGCAATTGGAACCAGAGTCCGTCACAAGTGAACTGGTTCTGATAGTCGATACTGTATTTGGGAGACCGCTCGCACCATTTATTGGCGTCGGGTCGGAAAACATACGCGTCTCACATTTCCAAAAGTTCTTACTGCTCCAGGGCGTCCTTATATTAAATCGTTTGCCGAATTGCTACGGACCGCTTCGGGAGCTGTGCATTCAGCATGCACCTGCCGGTGAAGAGTCGCCTCCTCTGGTATCCGACTCTGTTATCGCAGACATGGCGAACCATATGTTTAGGGTCGCCGTATTTATTGGCATGGTTGTGGAAATAGTTGCGGGATGTGTATCTTTTGCATCAGAAGAACTCGAAACGCGATTTCCCAGTGCGACCGCGTTTACGGATGCTGGCATTCTACTGAACGGCATAGAAGCCTCGCCGAAGCCAAATTGCTTGTCGGAACTTAAAACACGCAAACTCGCTCTTATCCTGGACGGTATTTATAGAGACATGGATCCTATAGACGTTGCTCTACAGGAATCGGTGGGGCTAAATACAGCAGAGTTATTATCCGCAGCAATAGATATCTCGGTTATGTCTGCATTTGAGCATTCGGGATGGTGTAGCGGCTACATGGAACACTTTGTTTCATTGCTAGATGCCCGTCTGAGAGAGGGAGGGTGCTTGGCAATATTCCGGTAGCTTTGTAGCACAGCGGCGAGACGCGCATAGGCGTGCCGGGCATATACAGAACGTAAGCCAAGCTGGAGTTTGTGTAAGTATGTGCTCTACAGCGTGCGGGAAGGGCGGTTCGCGAATAAACACAACAGTACAGGTTCGACGGTTAGAAAGTTTCCAGAGTTTATTAATTAGATTGGCCCCTCAAGATCGTCTTTGCGTCTTAATTTCTCATATCCATGGTACCTAAAGTTGCTGACAAGCATTTTGGCGGTGACAATCGCTATAGCTGCGGCTATTAGTACACCCGCTGCAGTAGTTGCGATGTAGGTCGCCGAGAGGATGGCAATGCGCTGCGACTCAAACGCTAGGATCCTCACGACTGTGCCATTTGGATACAGCAATAGTGACGTGCCATACAGGTTACTGGTGGTGGGGTTGAAATAGCGCACGGACGAATTGCCTGCTGCTAGCAATTCCCGCTGCAAATCGCGCGATGAGATATAAATCGCATGTCGAACGTGGCCGCTTGCGGAATATCGCAGCAGCACGCAGCCGCAATACGGACATTCTTTTCCCAGAGGCCTAGGTAAAACCGCAGGACTGATTATACCTGATGTCGACGTGCACGGCAGCCTGGCATATGTTATGTAAAGTTGGTTGTTTACATCAACGCCGTCTACGGTATACACGATCCCTCTGACCCCGGCCCGCCTTGTTACAATGTAGCTACCTATACCGGAGATGGGTAACACCAGAAGAGTGTCGGATTCTAACCTATCAGTGCCCGAACATTCCAAAACCTCCGACGCGTATGTAGCAACTGTTCTCCCTATTGATGTTCGCAGCTTTGCAATTACTGATTCCGCCTTGGCCTGCAGATCTTCTTCGATTCTGACCCCCTGAGAAGTATTCTCTAAATACTCCTCTATTACTGGACGGTAAACCACATTGGCCATCGCGTATACCCTGTGACGCCGCTCGGAAATGTCGATCCTCAATGATGTCATGCACGGCGTATACGCGTCCAAAATATGTACGGGCTCAGTGCTGCGAGTGAGTCTGATATACATGTCTTGCACCGTTAATTCAGCGGCCGCGATGTGTTCTTCAGTACACATCGATGATGCAAATAACAGAGATTTGCGTGCGTTATGCGATGCGCGCCATTCCATCGGCGACCGCTGAAAAACGCTGTCGAATGCATAATACAGGGCGTGTCTCGTGGAAGCATTCCACGAGATCGCGTCCCTGACGGATTCTTCGTGGAGAGACGTGATAAAATTTAGTGCGAGGTCGGAAATTCGCGCCCCCCATTCGCCCTTCTCCCGAGGTATGTCGAACGCGTACACGGACCGGAATAGGTACAACTGTCGCGCAATACCTAAAGAATGCGTCCCCCTCGATACATCGCTAATTTTTTTTTTCAATACGGATGTTAGTATAGCAGCTTTTTCATTCCATACATGTGTCCGCGATAATAAGAAGCACGTGCCGGGGTCCGTGCTCGGGGCAAAATTGCAAAGTGCCGCGGCGATTACTTTCAGATCTGCCTCCCTTTTAATTAATTCATCGAGGGAGACGTAGCCAGACTTAAAAGCGGCGTGTACGGACGCAACAAGCGCCAGAAACAAACGCGTCGTTACGATCCTAAAGCCGTGGATATAATTACTAGTAGATGCGGGCATAGAGGCAGAAATAAAAAGCCGGGAGTGCGCTTGAGTGATATGAAGATTATAATCTAATAGGTCATCTACACTCGAAACCATATCTGCGTGGGCCTTTAATTCCATATCCGAGGCGTTCTGATATGTTCCCAGTAGGTATGTCGAAAGGAGATGTCGAGAGGATCCGTTCATCGGGTCATACTGCTTCATCGGTGGCCACAGCAAAGTCATGTTGGTAGTCCCCGACGATAATATTAGTTCCACAGGCGATGCGGCTTCCATAGAGATCGTAACGGAGGCGAATTGCACTCCTACCTTCATTAAGACCTCCGCGGTATTTGAACCGAATATCGTCGTCCGCACGTGGGCATAATCTGTCGGGACTAGTGTGTCCATGGGGTCCACGAAGCATGCACGCTTTGCAAAAGCTCCCGATAATTCGCTGTTGAGAATAAAACGGTTCTCCGGAGTGAAGAAGTCATTCGGCTTTATATTTTCTAACACTGTTGGCGGGTTTGCGCCAGTAGGTTGTGACTTGGCACCACCGTGAGCTTTTGGACCGGGTTTGTCCGGTGTCTTTTTTTCGTCTCGTCGATGGGATAATACGGCTGCCGTCAACGAGTAATCGAGGTCCGGCTTCGCGTTCAAAACTTTGATCAGGTTATTAGACGTTAGCAGCCTAGATATCGGTCGTTTGAAGAAAACCATTTGCTTCACTTCACTTATTGGTAAATGAAAGAGAATGCCGCTCGCCGGCGTAGATGCTCCTATATATACAAATGTCGCATTGTCGCGTACCCAGGACGTCGGGCTAGTAGCATTTTCATCGGCCGATGAAAAGTCCAATTTTACGGACGGCGGTCTCCGGATGTCTAGCAGCGACCATACGGAGGGGATATTATCCGAGGTGGGGGCTCCCGGGGAAGATGCGAGCGCTAGCAGTAATAAGGTGCATACCGCCATTCCGATTACGCGGCGTCGGTCGTTGCCTCTGCGTATCGCTAGTTCGAGCTCGGGTTTCCGAAGCAACGTAACACACATATCCTATAGTGTACAATGTTTCGATGCAACTGAAAGCAACGAGCTAAAGCGAAGATGTTTTGCAGGCGACAAGGGCATGCATTAATGCACACTCGTCCGAAATGTCGTAGTCTCAAATGTCCATCTCCTTATTGAATGCCTGAACGTCCGCCTCGATCTCAAATACATCATTCCAGCTCATATGCGTTATTAATCTTTCCGCCATTGAATCCATAAGATACTCTGCACATTTCTGGACCGACATGTCGCTGACATCAAGCCGCTCGACATTGATGTTCCTCAGTTTCATCAACATCCCCCACAATATCCACCCGTATACCGTTAACAGGCTACCATCTTCACTGCATAATTCTTTCCGCTTAAAAATTGGCAAAAGCGTGTGCTGCAATGACACCCGGCTACCATGGTAACCTGAACGGGGACCATCTATAAATGTAGAGGCCATCGATGCATCAAACCACGGGAGCTGCATCCACTCTGTTTCCCATTCGTCTTTACTGTAAGGACAAATGCAATTCGCATACGCGACGGTATCTGCTAAAGCCGAATATGCCGCATTGAGCGCCCTGAGCATGCGCACGTCTGTAGTTTCCCCCGCTCTGTTCCTGGCCGATAGGCGCTTCAGGTGCTCGGTTTCGTCGGGCAAATGTGCTATTACCAAGTTGCAGCCGGGCGGTTCGTGGGGCAACCGTGTAATCGCACTAATCAACATTTCCAGAGAACAATCGCCAATCAGATGTCGGGCGATGGGAAAGCAGACGGTAGCTGAAACAGGATGGCGATCAACTATTAATATAAGAGATGGGTTGCCCCGTGTTCCGGCTAATTGATGACATTTAGATGATATTCGTTCGTGTAGTACAATGAAGGGATCGGCAAATTTGGCCTGCAAAGCCATTACGATCATGCTAGACTGAAATAGAGATAATTCTCCCCGACGCCGGCGTTCGGAAGCGTCATTCACAGCTGCAACTAAATCGGTAAAATAGCGACGCCAATATTTCAGAGGCTCAAAAACTTTCAGCACGGGTACTCCCGTCGCAGAGTGGCTCGGCACTTCGTTTAACATCGACGTTTTACCTATAGCCAATGGCCCGTCGAGGTAGACGCGGATCAGCTGCGCGGATGTCATCTGAGAGGGCATTACCGACCACGGCCGCACGTCCGACATGTCCGGCGCGCAAGAAAACTGCTCGTAGACGATATAACCGGCGGAGAAGCACTTCTGGACGCTCAAGTTACCGTGCGGCTGTTAACCTCAAGAGAACTCTAGCGGCCGGCGTTCGATGTCACGCACGTTTTTACCAAAAGCTCTACGCAGAATCTATGCACCTTCGAACTCAGGCCGATGATTGGACGGGGCGGGCCCTATCTAAGATTTTAGGAAAAATTATGGGGTTTGATGTATTTAAAGCGGCAACTGATTTCCGATTGGTCTTTGAAGTAAATCTGGGGCGGCGAAAACCGGACTGCATTTGCATGATTAGGTGCCCCCGCGGTCTATGGGAGGCAAGTTGTGATGGCGCTTGCGTCATCATTGAGTTGAAGACTTGTAGGTTCTCCAATAATCTAGGAACGGCCAGCAAAAAGGAACAGCGCCTCACTGGAACAAAACAGCTCTTGGATTCAAAATTGCTGATTGACTATTTAGCGCCCGTAGGTTCGGAGCGTATTTTCATCTGCCCGTTACTAGTATTCGTGTCCAGGAGAAAATTAAACGTGTTGCGTGTAACCTGCCTCAGAAGAAACGTCGTAAGTACCGATTTCCATCGTCTCGCAACTTTAATAACGCTTGCATCGGAATATAAGATTAAACAGGTCGACAGGCGCAGAACGGCTGTTCGGAAACCGGCTCAGTGTGCAAGAAATTTCGCAAGTCTTGAGAACGCGCGGCGAGACGATCGATCGGAAGAGGTCGAGATACACACTTTTCCTAACTGTAGTATTGTCCTACCACCTCGTACCATTCTACCCGGAGCCGCGAATACGACAATGCACCGTTTGGCAAGTATTGTTAGCTGCTTGGTACGGAAGCAGTAACCGAAATCAACGGCACCCTACGACCAGCTATGTTACACGGTGCAATCCGCGGCCCTTCTCCCGTTACTTTCTTGTCCGCAGCCCTTGTCCAACGTCAGTTGTCCGTAGGCACTGCAGCAAAGCATGGCGAGCTTTGCCTGGGATGCAAGAATTTTGACAGACCCGGGCCCGGAATCTCACCCGGCTGATGTAAAGAATTTCATAGCACCTCCCTGGCCTCTGCACTTCTGGAGGGAACCTATATTTAGCGGCAATCTTGGGGATGCGGAACGGCAACTGGCAATCGTTAAGGCGCGAAACAGTGCCGCGATTGCAGCGTTAACTAGTTTGGACGACCGTACTGATTTAATTGCGGTAGAAGTGGAGCGTCGGCTTCGACCACTAGAAGATAAAATGGAACAGATCGCAACGACTTTGGCGGATTTGGAACGAGCTGCTTCTGCGGCTGAACTTGCCGACGCCGCAGCCGATGAGGCTCAAAATGTCGTCGATTCGAACGAATGCCAAAAAAACATTGGTAGCGCTGCGAGTCGCGAGGTCCAAATAGTCAGGAACGATCCGTCGCTAAGATACGACTCTAACCTGTCGGTGGATCTGCTGAATATTATCTATGCCAGCAGGGGCGCTGCGAATTCGGGAGTGGCGTTCGGTACATGGTACCGTACTTTACAAAACTCCCTTATTGCGGAAAATCCCAGCGCTGCGCGGAAGATAGATTATCGCGATGGAAGAATGTCGCGGACCTTCATTGCAACGGCGATAACGTCCTTACAGTCATGTGGGCGCTTATATGTGGGGACGCGTAACTATTCTTCTTTAGAATCTGCAGTTCTATGTCTGTATGCGTTTTATACAAAAACGGGAGCTAATGTGTCCCATCCAAGTTCTTTTAAGAGTGCATTAGAATCTGTTCCCATTTATCTGGATCACATGTCAGCGAGCCTCGCTAGCACTGATACCAGGCAAATCTACGGGTTCGATACCGGGAAATTGCCGAAGGATAGTTTCGCCGCCCCGTCCGGAAAATACGAACGGGGCGCGCTAAGTGATCATAGCGTATTGAGAGCTCTAGCAAATTCTCGCGTGTTGCCTCCTAGTGCGGGGTCGATCCCCCGTGGAGACGTAGCCCCAGAGCTAGATGCCGACCAGAGCGTTCGTAACGACGAAGTCAACGCTGCCGCCGCAGCGCTACTGGGACGAGCCCAACCCCTCTTCCTTATGGAGGATCAGACGTTGCTGAGAGCCACTTTGGACACAATCGTGGCATTGCTTTTACTTCGCCGTCTACTTTGGAATACGAATATATATTCAGCTAGAGTTAAAAACCAGTTCCAACTGGGGGCGTTCGTTCCAGGCGTGCCTCCAGATTTAACCGTAGGAGCCTCAGTAGACACGCCGGGGGATGTAATTAAGAGTGACGGGAGAAACTTAACCTTTTTATTTCAGAGATACGTAGTTCCCGTATATAGTGTTGTCAAAGGGATAGAGCTCACACAACTCTTTCCGGGGCTGGTAGCGTTGTGTTTGGACGTCCCGTTTTCCGATCGAGGGTTATATAGCACCAGGACGCCGCCATCGCGTATCATTGACGTTTCGCTGAGTAAATATCAGGCCTCCCTCGTGAAATTGATTTCCTTAGAGCTTCAAAATCGTTCCCGCGCTAATGTTGTATCTGTTTGCGAGGTGATCGCGACTCACGATTTGGTGACTCTGCAGTATGAGCGAGGCTTGGAATCGCTGATGCAAGTCCAGCGTCCCCGCACCCGCTTTTTTGAAACCAAGAAGGCTTTGGCGTTCAATGTGGAAACGGATTACGATCTGCTTTATTTCGTGTGTTTAGGGTATATTCCGAGGTCCGTATCTGCATCCGTGAAATATACGCAAAATATTGGCACGTGTCCAGCTTAAACAACAGTTTAGTAGAAATGAATCCGACGGAGAAATATTCCTCGGTATATGTCGCCGGATATTTGTTTTTGTACGGTGCAGATGATGGCAGCGAACTGCACATCGACCGCGAGGATATTCGAGCTGCAATTCCGACACCTGCTCCTTTGCCCATAAACATAGATCATATACGGAACTGTACCGTCGGAGCCGTTCTGGCACTAACGGACGACGAACACGGGCTGTTCTTTTTAGGAAAAATAAATTGCCCGGTGATGATACGCACGCTCGAGACGGCCGCTAGTCAGGAAATATTCAGCGAATTCGATAATCTCAAAACAGAGGAGAGGGTATTGTATTTGATAACGAACTATCTACCATCGGTGTCGTTATCTTCCAAACGTCTTGAACCCGGGGAAAAGGCCGACAAAAGTTTTCTGGCACACGTAGCTTTGTGTTTATTGGGGAAACGAATCGGGACTATCGTTACATACGATCTTACTCCGGAAAATGCCATTGAACCGTTCAGGAAGCTTTCCCCTACTACCAAGACGGCCCTACTATCCGAGGGGCAAGAAACAGAGCGGCTCTTAGGCGATAAGGTATGGCATCCTAGTAAAGAGGCGATGTCAACCGCGTTGTTGGGCACCGCTCTGAACAATATGTTATTAAGAGATAGATGGCGCACTATTTCCAGCCGAAGACGCATGGCTGGTATATCCGGCCAGAAGTACTTGCAGGCGTCAGCTTGGACCGCACTGGCCGAGTCGATGACGTCCAATAACGCATCAACGATCCATCCAATCGGCGAAACCGCAAACTCGGACGGCATACAAAAGGATGATCGAATTGAAGTGTGCGCCACTTCGCCGCAAACGAACAAAACCTTAGAGTCCAGAGCATTTTCGGGAGGGAGTGGGTTCGCCGGGACTCATGCGATCTCTCCACCGCCCCAGATGAGCGCACAATCGCCAACCGAGATGTCTATGAATACTAAATCTCATTTCCCCCCCGGCGACGATTTCATTTGGGTTCCTATGAAAAGCTACAACGAACTGGTGTCGAGACAGGCCACGCACGCAATTAATGCCCCCGAAGCTGCAGTGGGGAGCCAGGCACCGTATAGTTCCTCTCCGTTAATGATTCCGGCGCACTTGGGACAGCATGCTCACATTGGGGGATATGGACATGCCTCCAACCCGCAATTTGCATCGGGGGCCATAAATTACATGGGCGGGTTTCCATATGCTCTGCCTATCCACCCCGTTCCAACCGGCCAATCGTCTTTGGAAACCAAGCTGTCGGCTCTACTGGATTGTATGACGAGGGAGAAAAAATCAGTCGATGGGGATCGCGGACGTGACGACATGTTCTCTGGCCAAGAAGAACGAGGCCGGCGCGGGCGCAAGCGCCCGTACAACTGTGACAAATCTCCCGAGCAGGAACCTTATTATCCAGGCGAATTCCAGCAGTCCGAGCATCGTAACTTAAGATGCGAAGACGGCATCGAATACGGGCGAGACGCGACTCAAACGAGGCCCGCCCTGGCGGGCCTCGTGAACGCTGTTACGTCTTTGCAGAAAGAAGTTGAACGGTTAAACGGAAGGGCGCAAGCCCATTCGATACCGGCCGTACAGCATATGCAAGGAATGGGAACCGGATTCCAGGCCCCCGTATACTACGCATACCCTCCTCTCCCAATACCACATGTATTTTCGCGGCCGCCAGAAGACGGCCGCCCAATTTCTTCCGGGGAGGGAAGGGCCTCGCTAGGTAGCGCCACGGGCACTCCTCCGTCTGGATCGGTACCTCCGAACGCTTCTCAAGAACGTGTCGATGCAGCTCCTAAAAGCGACACCGTTCAGTCGCAAGATACTGTGAACGCCAGTACGATCGCCAATGTACATCGCGCCGACGATGCAGGCGCGGATATTTTCATTAAACAAATGATGGCTTAAATGATGGCAGGGGATCCGCTATGTCGACGTATAAGTTTATACATTTTGCGACCGCAATAGCAAATAAAAGTAAAATAATCGTATGCGCACGTGAGAATTTATTTATCGAGAAACAGCATCGCGCTAAACGGCATCGTCCTCCGAATCAGAGTACACAGGCGATAATCTATCGTAGTGCTGGCCACTACTTTTTAGCCTCAGCTTTGTTAGGTGATTAGAAAGAATAGCAGTGGTGCCTCTTGTTTTTTTGCGCAAATCATTTTCGTGGCGTTCCTCTGCGGACACCAACGCCATATATTTTATCATTTCTCGAGCCTTTTGTAATTTTTTTTTATCGATTGGTGCCTTTTCCGAGTCCGGTTCTTCTCCGTGCAACTCGCGCGTTGCCTGGGACTTTAGCTCTTCCGTCGTCACTGGATATAGGGCTTTCATCGGGTTGCCTCTAAGCTTGTTTACGTACCAGTAAGCTAGAAACGCAGCCACGAGTCCTGCTATAATTATCAATCCTACCGCTAAAGCTCCGAACGGGTTAGACATAAAAGCGGACACTCCAGATACGGTAGCCACCACGGCACCGGCGGCACCCACAACGACCTTCCCTATGGCCTGACCGACTTGCCCCATACCGTTGAACAATTCCGCCAGGCCGTTCATAAAAGCGTAATTTGTATCTACTTCTATTACTTTATTTATGTCATAAAATTTTAGTTCGTGCAACTGGTTGCGGCGAGCCACCTCGGCATAGTCCAATACCCCGACATCTCGCAACTCCTCTTTCGTGTAGACCGACAGAGGAAGAATTTCTCTGTCTTCTAACAGTGTTAAGTTCAGGTCTACAAACGTGCTGGCTGTCTGTATATCAGCAACCTCTACCATCTTAACAAAGTTATAGTCTTCGAACAGAGCGTATGCGGATCCAAACAGGAAGTATCTCCGCTGGTTAGCCGTACACGGTTCTACGGCCTCCAGTGTTGGGAGTAGCTCGTTATTTTCGCCGAGCTGGCCTTGTATCCTCCCCTGGTTCTCGCCATACGAAAACAAGACCAGCGGGCGGCTGTAGCACATATTAGTAGACGTGGCGACCCTCATGGAATTCTGCAATGTTACCGATTCCGCGTCGATCCCAGTACAAGTAGACACGGCGGTCACATCCCCTAACATTTTAGCCGCTACGCGTCTCCCTAAGGTAGCGCTCGCGATGGCGCTCGGGTTAATTTTCATCCCTTCCTGCCATAAAGCCAGTTCTTTATTTTGTAATTCGCACCAGGCCGTGGCGATTCGGCTGAACATGTCGTTGATATGAGTCTGTATATGGTCGTAGAGAAATTGGAGCATGGCGAATTGGACGGACGAAGTAGATCTTATCGTAGCGCCTTCGTTCAGCGCCAGTTTTTCCTTCGGCGCATTACGGAGCTCTCGCCGCAAACGGGACAAGGAGACATTTGTTTTATTGGAAAGAGCATGCTTATTATGTACTAGGTCTAGCAGCTCGTCTGTCCTGTTGTCCCTCATCAGTTCTCTTAGATACATGTGAGCCAGAGATTTCGACATAACGGGCTGATACGCCACAAGAAATCCACCGAGGGCCAAAAAATATTGGACCTTCCCGACCTTGACGTGGCTGTCGTTATATTTTTGCGCGAATATGCGCTTGATTGTTGTTTCAGCGTCGCGCTTTACGCACTGACCTAGCCTGATACGATCCGGATCGAATTCAGTGGTATTGCTGATAAATGTTGACGATAGCTCGCGGGCCATGAATCTATACTTGCCGTTAACCGTTGCGCGCAACATTTCAGTAACATCTTTCCATTTAACCATCGAGCATACACGAGCGGTCTTTGCTGCCCAGTCCCACCCAACCGTAAAATGTGGAGTGACGAGGAAGTTACGCTTGACGGGTATGCTCGCCTTCTGACGCTTGCTCAGATCCATTGGGAAATAGCCGTCTATCTGCCTAAATTGTTCTAGCGGATAGCCCATGGGTTCGGCGGCGGCCTCGGGCGGGGCGACGCCATAAAACGGGGACATATTTGCGATATCTCCGTTCGCCATTGCAAAATACGAGTATGGGAATGCAGCCCTGGCATCCATTTCTTCCACTATGCAGTTGACAGACGTCCCCGTCCGATATACCCACGGAGACCCCCATACGGTATAAGTGTCGTTGGTCGTATGCCACGCCTTGGACTCGGGGGTGTTGAATTTTGACGGTTGTAGAAGTACCTGTTTTTCTCCGGCGTCGCCGTCGTATGCCTCGACGTATACATTGTTTCTCAGGTATCGCGCTTTGGAGGAACATCTCCCTTTCGCGTCGATTACATCCGTAATTTCTTCGATGGAAACGGGAGTCCTATCTGTAAACCTGTTGGTGATTTGTCTGTACGTCGTCCCGGTCCAGGTCGTCGTTTGTATAACGTTCTTATAATAAAGCGTGACTTTGAATTTGTATGGGTTTATATTCTCTTTGAAGAGTATAGCAATTCCTTCTCCCCATTCGGTGGCCTTTAGCGGTTCGGGGCATTTTCGCGGCGGTTCTAACCGGACCACGGTCGTACCGACCGCCGGTGGGCAGAGAAAAAATGAGGACTCGTCTTCAGACAGCTGTACGCTCGAGACTGCTTCCCGCGACGTTACGTTTTGGGCCCTCGCGACTCGGCCGAAGAAGTAGAAAACCACAGATATGAAAAGTGGAACGCAGATCCCACTGAAATGGTTCATTACGGGTTGATCTTAACGAGTCTCATCGATAGTGTGGAAAGGCGCGCCGCGGTACGAAAGATATCGCACTGGTCAAGTGGGGGTGTGGTCATGGTTTGTTCGTTCCGCACGTATCTGATCGCAGCCGCGGGAGCCATGTACTGCAGAATGGAATAGAGCAGCGAGAAAACATCCGCATCAAGGATTACGGTCACGTTGTCTGATTCCGCACCGAGGACCGTTATGAGAGGGCATTCTGTTTCATATGTGACGTATATTCCATCCTCCCATATGTATTCCACGTTAACATTGAGCGGCAAGCAATCTGCACGACGCAGGTGCAATTCACCGCAGCTGAACGCGGAAGAAAATAAAGTTGTCGCCAAAATCACCTCTTTTATATATTTCCAAGCCATTCTATGGGCCGCGGTTATACTATCTATGCCGTCGAAGTCGTAAAACCCTCTGAATTTACTGACGATCCAGTCAGACGAACTGCAACTATGAATCATAAATCGCGCTATTTCCTCCTTCAAATGCGGCAATAGACCAACGTTCTCTACACTGAAATATAGCGCTGTATTCGAAGGTTGGGCGAACCTATGTACATCGTGATTAAACATCGGGCCGTTTAACAACCGAAAAAATTTGTGAGTTAGGCTGGGGAGCATCGCGGGATCTATTCTGTGCTTAAGTAATGACGTTTGCATGAAACGGTGGGCGTCGAACGCATCAGCGGTGATGCGATTATCGATGATATTCGTACATCGTTTCCTAATGGCTTCCAATAACCTATTCCTGGAGCGGAACCCATTGAATAATGTCGTGTATGAGTCTATCAATATTTCACCGTATACGTTAACCCGCAGCATTTTTTCCAGCTCCTTTCTTTGCTCTGTAATACATTTATCCAAACTTGCGAGGGATCTTTTACTTAGGCGCTCTGCGTACATTTTGCGTCTCCGAGCAACGTCAGCCGATGCCGATCGTACCAACTCTAACCAGTCGTAGTGCTCGCGGACATCGGGTAACGGGGTAACCCCTTCGCGAATCCGTAGATGCTCGGAGTTACTAAAATCGTCCTCGGGCGCGCCGTCGCCGTCCTGGCATAGGGGACCATTTCTCGTGCTATGCGAAGTCACTTGTTCTAAAGTAGTCTTCAGCGCGTCTTGCGCCGCCTCCTCCGGGTACAATAAACGTTTTAGCAGAGGAGTCGACATATGATGATCGTAACATGCTCTTATCAGCGCTTCTATGATGTCGTCTGGCGCTACCGCCCTACCCCCCAGAAGCAATCTGTCGGCCGCATTCATATTCTCGATTTCTTGTGCAAACACCCGTTCGAAATGATCCATGCGCCGCCCGAATACCGTCATTTCCACGACGGATGTTCTCAGATCGAAAAGACGCTCTTTGAATGCTAAATCTTCGAGGTTGTCCGCAAACGAGTCAATCGTGTTTGCTCTCGGTTGGTTAGGTTTGCGTTCGGACGAGGCAATCCAGAATTGCAGCTCGCTAATGGCATACAGATTCCCCGATGCCGGCAAAAAAACGTTATGCGCGTCCAGGACGGCGGTTGCCGCATCGGCGACAGACACTGTATCGCCGCTACCTCCGGGATCCTTGTCTCCCCTTGTCGGTCTAATGAGCGAAAGTGCCGCTTGTACAACCGAACGCTTTTCGTCGGACAGACAAGCGGCATGTGGGATGTGCGCTACCATGTCATCTGGGTGGACGCGGAGAACGATCTGCTTAGTTACATGATTACATATTTTTCCGATTATGCGCTTATGTGCCGAGTCTCCACTGTTTGCCGTCACGCATAGTTCTTCAAAACAAACGGAGCATGGTTGTGACGGGTCGCACAACTCCGGCGAAACGACCGATCCCGCGCCCAGAGTTTCGATTAGATATCGATCCAGGGCCAACATAAAGTTTTCTGCGGTTCCCGCTTTTACGATTAGGTGACAGTAATTGAGTTGCTTCAATATGTTTTCTACGTCGTGTAGGAATTTAATCTCGGTCCGCACCGAACCGCCGTAAGTATCCAATTCGACGACTTCGTGATACGGACAGTCCCCGGATATGGTCATCGACTTAATAAAAAAGCCGTGTACATCTCCGGTGTCTGTAAACTCGCACAGCGCACGCAGCAGCACTTCTCCGTCTAGTCGAGCTCTACGCAGAGCTAACCACAAACCGTAGCTAAGGGGACTAATATTCCTCTCGAGTTGCTCCGTCAGCCCAGGAGCCATTAGGTTTTCCAAATAGCGTACCATGAGCACATTTAATTTCAGCGGCTTGATCATTCGCACACCTACTCTCGGATCGCATCTCTTCAGCAGCTCTACTTGAAACAAGTACGATTGCAACTGACCCCATACAGCGAGCAGTTTCTGACTAGCGAATATACTGTCTCGCTCAACGTCTAGCGCTTGTGCGTTTCCGTGAGGCATATCCAACGTCTCGGTTCGCCTCGTCTACGCTGAATTGGACCTGAGTCGGAGGGAGAGCATGATGATATTTATAGGGGTTAGCCGATAACGCCCCATCCGGAATAAGACCCACAAAGCGATATAAGAAAGAGTATGCTGTATATTTCATATTTCCGTATACAGGTTGAAAAGCCGACAATGACGTAGTATCTATCTTGATAAGGCTATGCGAGCAGGCCCCATCCGGGATATGAGCTAGGTAGTTCGATACAAAAGTAAACGCGTTTAGACCCAAACACAGATTTTAAAAGCCCGCAACCCACGTACTGGGACAACAATACACGCGGTTATAGCATATCCACCGATAGTCCTGGAGCCCGCTTTTCGGGAACGGGCTCCAAGTCAAAAACGTCCGAACACGGACGTTTCAAAGTTGGCTCTAATATGGACGGGCCGTCCGCGCGTCTTTCCGTATTCTCATCAAGAGCATCGTAATTAAACGTAGGTCCGTCCAGCGGGAGAGCCTTCGACATATCGACCATCTCTTTCGCTAATATCGCGGCAGCATCGACACTCCAACCGCCCTCGCATCCCTCTACCTGCTTGTTAAGTTCATCTATCAAAGATGAGATGTACGCATCGTTAGTTATTTCCATCCAGTCATCCAGTTCCATTTGCCGTACACGATCTCCAACCATTTTCAACGCGATCATATATACGGCGGCATGAGGCGCTCCGCACTCCTCAGATAAAACCGCCCGGGCTCTATCCACGAGCGTGGTTTCCTTCAAGCCCGAGGAAAATCCAGTCTGTTCCGATACAAAGCCGACCCTAGGACATGCCATGACGAAACGGTGGGTTCTATTAAAAGACATTATGGAGCAGACGTTTCTCCCACCCATTATGTTGCCCCAGTTGCCGGATTGGAATACTTTTGTGCTACCGGCCATTCCGTGATATTTACTGATGCTGACGGCTATCACAACAAAGGGTTTAGAGGCCATGATAGGACCGACGAGATTAGTAGATGAAAAGGCAGCACACCATGCTTCCTTATGATCACAGATATTTTTTAGCAGTTGCTGGGCGGCTGGTGCCACATCTGACCCTTGTGTGAGGATATGTTCGATCCAGGGCAGGACCATAGCCGGATCCCTAGGTCGCTTGGAGGTTGCAACCAAAGCCGAAATCGTGTTGATAAAGAAATGCTTATGTGAACAGTACCTCAGGATGGTATTCGCTAGATAAAATTGAGCCAGCTCCCCGAAGCATGTAGGACTGATGTTAATGTAATTCATATCGGCGTAGCTATTGGTAAACCTTTTAATGAATGACGTGTTCTCCTCGGCATCTTTGGAGAGTATACCGGCCGGCAACTGATTGCGTTGTAAGAGGATCCAAAACCAGAGAGCATTGGGAGTCGTGCCATTAGGCATCTTAACATTCGGAAAAAGTTGCGTGTGATACCGTTTGAGCGCAAAGCCGAGAGGGCCATTGAGCACATGCATCGCTTTTGCCGGCCGTTGATACGCTTCTATCATGCCCGCCAGCCGGGATTTTGTAGCGTCGGAGACGGTACTGGAAACGCCTCCGACGAACATAACTTTATTCTTCACTTTAAATTCCCGGAATATCTCAAATGTAACTTTCACTAGATCTCCTTCCATGTGCACCGCCAGCGGATCATGCTGAGATTTGCTAGGATCGGGAACGGAGATTTGTTGATCCTCTAAGGTCACCGTTATGTTTTTAGATGTGATGAACCCGGCGTTTTGCAAGTCCAGTACGCGCCGCCTGAGTACCGCTTGGAACTGAGTCCTAAAATTTCTAGCCTCTACTTGTTGCCCGTGCATTATCATAGAGCACTGGCTTAACGCCATATCTTGAACGACGGCAATTATCGTGCGCCTGGATAAAAATGAGAGCACGGGACATATGCCTGACGAATACGGCTCTATTGCCAGCGAAAGGGTATGGGTTGCATCACCTAGCCCTTCGCGTATGTTATATTCTCTGATTTCTGTCAAATTTCGCATCAGCTGGCCAGCTTCGCTCTCGATTATATTAGCCATTGTCGATAGAGCACGCATAAACGATTTGCCATCCCGGATGATGGCATCTGCGGGTGTCATGTCTGCTGGGTCCTCGCATGTCAGCAAACCTTCTTTTTCTAACGCTTTCATTACTCTTTCGACCGTCAGCTTGTACGTGTCCTGCATTACACTGCGGCTCGTCTCTCCCTCCGATCGTTTGAGAGTCGAGAATGGGGCGTAGCTTCCCAGCGCGTTCACGTCGCAGTAGTTATTCGTCATAGATCCAAAGAGCCCCATAGCCCCACGCATCTGATACCCGAATTTCGGCAATCGATATTCTAAGCGCTTAATTGTGGTATGGGCGCAATAAATACGCGACGCTTTGTCGCACAAATCGCATGGTACGTCCGCGTCCATGGCAGATGAAACAAATTTCACGGTATCTAAATCGTGATGGCAAGCTTGAGATCCGCCGTCACACCTCTCCAGGTAGAACAAGAATCTTGCCAGCAATTGCGGACAAAACCCACACGCCAAAATTAGGTAATCTAACGAGTATTCCGACGGGCTGGCCGATGTGGCTTTGGACAAATCTTCGCCCGGAATCGGCTTGCCGTCTCTATCGATTAACGGGTTTGAGGCCAAATGCGGCGCGGCTATTTGGAAAAACCGATAAAACGAGGCTGCGGTCGTACTTGTGTCTTTTCCGTCTGCGCTACTCGCTTCTCCCACCTCGGTCATGTATATAACCGAATTCGAACTAAACACCATTGCCCCGACCAGTCCTGCCACGCGGGCCATATACGCAGACAGCGCTTCCACTCTATCTGTATATCCGATCGGACTGCAATAGAGGGGCCATTTCTTTACATCGGGTATAGACTCCTCGTAGACCGATGTCGCGATTACGTTTTCTATGGACAGAGTAGCGTCGGATGCCATTAGAGAAGCCGTCCTACGTTCATACCCCCCGCCAGATAGCTCCATGCCTTCCTTTTTCCCCGCTTTATACTGCGATTTCGAAGCAGATTCGATGGGAGTGAATGCGTTAAAAGCTGTATCTGCGGGTAACAATGTTCCCTCGTGATTTTCGTCAAAGCTTAAATGGGCGGCACAGCGCGCAATCGCGTCTACATTGCGAACGCGAAGGCCTACGGCCGCGGTACTGAGCACATAACCGTGTAATAGACGACATAAGGAATCATTATAGAAAGCCTTTGGCATAAGAGCTCCCTCGCCTAGTGCTCTAGGCTTCGTACTAAATGGATCGCTGGCAACGCGGTTGAAGTCCGGGAAAACCAAGTGCAGGGGATATAACGGCATTCTACGAACATCGACGCCATTAATGCTCACGACTCCAGTACCACCGTAATGTAAATATGAGTTGCAGAGGTACACGGCCTCTTTAAATAATTCGGTCACTACTAAGTAGAGCATAGTTTCTTGAGGATTCATTCCGAGATTATCGCATATTTGCTCGCCGGTTGTTTCGAACGACGTGGCTACCGGGGGCGAATAGGTGCTGTAGCCGAATCTTCCTCGTGCCAAATCACATGCTTTAGTCAGATTCGGAGCCTTCGTGCACGGTTTTATACATTCTCCGCCGTGAAACACAAACACGCACGGATGGTAATGCGTCGGAACGAGCTTGAGAGTAGTTGATCCGCTACCCAGACCCGTTGTCTTCGTTCCTGCAACAGCTGCCACGTTCCACATGAAATCCGCTTCAACTGTAAGACCTGAAACGAGAGGCAATATCGCATCCTCGCAGTCATTGCTCTTGGCCGCGAAGATCGAGAGATCTTCAGCTGGCATGCTGCTCGTGGGTGCAGCATATACATATCCTATCGGCCCCCCGGTGATCTTAACGCTTTTCCCTACATCCATGGTTAAGGTGTCAGCGTTTATCCGGTAGACTGTACAACGGAATGGCAAGGGGCGATGTGCCTTCCAAAGCTGCGAACGCCGGCTTCGCCAGGAGATGGCACTTTGACTTTCTCGTGCCGGATGTTTTAAAGCCAGAGGACCTCCAAAGGATATGACGCAACACTTCCTAAAGTGCGCCACGAAACACGTCGCGCATATTGTATGTTTTATAAGTCCTCGACTTCAAACTTGCCTTCTCTGTAAGCCGATATGTCAGTAGATGGGGCTAGAACTTTTTTCAACCCGTACCTCGGTGCACGAAAGAGGGGACGGGATGAAGATAGTACCATACCGCCGCTAAGTAGACCGCGGGACGGGGAGAGATACCTTCGGCAACATCGCAATGCGATTACCTATATAGCGACTATAGACGAATTTAAATATATCGCCCCCAAATGCTTAGACGCGGCGGAAATAAAGCAGCGGGGCACTCATATCGGCAAATTGAAACGCTCGCCTATACTGTACAAAAACGGAGAGGAACGTGAGTTCTTGAATTTCGAGGCTTTGGGGGACGCGTGGCCACGGAGATGTTTTAGCTGGAATAACGTATCATTCTTACCCACGGAATTCGACCCGCGTTTTTCTAGGTTTCATGTGTACGATATGATTGAAACGGTAGAGTTTGCAAATGGGGCAACAGGCAGAGATAAAAACCGTTTTCTGGAGCTATTGCGGCCTATGGGCACGATTATTACCATGATGGGAATGACTGAATGCGGCAGGCGCGTGGCTGTGCATGTCTACGGCGTCAAACCATACTTCTATATGCGTAAGATCGATGTAGACACCGCCTGCGGGAGTCGATCCACCCGCGGACTCGCTGAGCAGATGGCGAGCGTGGTACGCTCGTCTGTGAACGAAAGCGCAAGAAAACGATTTTACGGCTCAAGCACTGTGACGGCCGACTGTTTCGAAGTGGACGTGGTACGTCGTAAGGATATTTATTTCTACGGGACAGATTGCGAAGAGTATTACCGGATTAGGTGTCAGAGCGGCAAATTCGTTGCGCTCATATGTGATAACTTTCACCCCTCCATAATTAAATACGAAGGCAGTGTCGATACAATTACTCGAATGGTGCTGGACAACGCCGGATTTAGTACATTTGGATGGTATTCCCTAAAAATTGGGAATTGCGGTGAGAAAGTACAAGTTCGAGCGCCCCAGCACCATGTTACTTCATGCGACATCGAAATTAATTGTACGGTGGACAATTTGATTGGTCATCCAGAGGACGATCACTGGCCCGATTACAAGCTCCTATGCTTTGATATCGAATGCAAATCCGGGGGAGCGAACGAATGCGCATTTCCGGTGGCCACGAACGAGGAGGATGTAGTCATTCAGATCTCGTGTCTGATGTATTCGGTTCGACAAAAGCAATTAGAACATGCGCTGTTGTTTGCCCTCGGTTCATGTGATCTTCCCGAAACCTTCCAAGAGACGTTTCGTGATACCTATGGCGTTTTGCCCGAAGTCCTCGAATTCGTAACGGGGTATAATATAGTCAATTTCGATTGGGCGTTCATAGTGAATAAGTTGACCACCGTTTACGGTATTAGATTGGACGGATACGGGGTTATTAACCAAAGAGGGACGTTCAAAGTATGGGATGCCGGGGCAAACGCATTTCAAAAAAAAGGGAAATTTAAGGCCACCGGAATAATCGCTTTAGATATGTATTGCATAGCCACCGAGAAGTTGAAGCTGCAAAGTTACAAGTTAGACGTGGTGGCGGAAGCCGCGTTGGGGGAGCGGAAAAAGGAGCTGTCGTATAAAGAAATACCAACGCACTTTGCGGCAGGTCCCAGCCAACGTGGAATTATAGGAGAATACTGTTTTCAGGATTCGTTGTTGGTAGGGAAATTATTTTTCAAATACGTTCCTCATTTGGAACTGTCAGCGATAGCAAAATTAGCCGGGATATTGCTATCGCGAGCGGTATTCGATGGCCAGCAAATACGCGTGTACACGTGCTTACTACGGTTGGCGGGCTCGCGAAATTTCATTCTGCCGAATAAGCCGCAGGTGCGTGCGGGAACCGAGTTCGAAAACAGCATCGCCAGTACGGATGAATTTGAAGGCGAACCTTCCCCTTCGAATCCAAAGGCATCCTCATCATTTCATGGAAATGGCGGCAGAGTCGTCGGTTACCAAGGAGCGAAAGTGTTAGATCCCATTTCGGGATTCCACGTCGACCCCGTGGTAGTCTTTGATTTTGCCAGCTTGTATCCTAGCATAATTCAGGCACATAACCTGTGTTTCACCACCCTAATAAACGACGACAGAAAACTCGCCGATCTACGTCCACGCGATGATTATATGGAAATCGACGTACAAGGAAAATCGCTGCATTTTGCCAAACCCCATATTCGAGAAAGTTTACTGGGTATCCTATTAAAGGACTGGTTGGCCATGAGAAAAGCGATCCGAGCTAAAATCCCCGCTAGCTCTGATGATACAGCTGTTCTTTTGGATAAGCAGCAGGCAGCCATCAAAGTGGTCTGCAATTCCGTGTACGGGTTTTGCGGTGTGGCAAACGGGCTATTACCTTGCATTGATGTGGCCGCGACCGTGACCACAATTGGTCGTGACATGTTGCTTACAGTACGTGACTACGTTAAGGTTAAGTGGGGAACCAGAGATGCCCTCCTCCGCGAATTTCCCGCGCTGACGAATTATATGTTGGGCGACGATTACTCCGTGAGCGTGATTTACGGTGATACCGATTCGGTGTTCATTAAGTTCAAAGGGGTAGCGATACAGGGCCTCGTCGCAAATGGAGACGATATGGCAAAACGCATATCGTCCGATTTATTTCCCAAACCTATCAAGTTGGAGTGTGAAAAGACATTCGACAAGCTGTTGCTTATAACGAAAAAGAAATACATGGGGACGATTCACGGTGGGAGGATGTTAATGAAGGGAGTGGACATTGTTCGAAAGAATAATTGCCGCTTCATTAACACATACGCAAAAAAGTTAAGTGATTTGCTATTTCAGGACGATGCGGTGGCAAAAGCAGCCGCCCTCGTCGCGGAAAGGCCTTCGTCATTTTGGGCAACGGCTCCCCTACCAGAAGGCTTGAAGCCCTTCGGGGACATATTGGCTGAGGCATACGGTCAAATGACGGCAAGCACGTTGTCCGACGTGGGAGATTTCGTCATGTCGGCCGAACTAAGTCGGCCACCGCAGGCCTACGCTAACAAAAGAATAGCTCATCTCACCGTGTATCACAAATTGGCCATGCGGTCCGAACAGTTGCCCATGGTAAAAGACCGGATTTCCTATGTCATAGCTGCCGCAACGCCGGAGGTACTGCGCGATGCCGAGCGGGTAGCAGAAGCCAGAGGGGAAAGGAAATTCCGCTTTAGCGAGGTCTCTGTCCCGGAGGTTCCAGGGACGTTTAGCAACAGCGCCAAGACGCGGGCCGTCCAAAAACCCAAGGTATTGATCTCTGACATGGCGGAAGACCCGACATATCTAATCGAAAACAATATTCCCCTCAACACAGATTATTATCTATCACATCTATTAGGAACTCTATGTGTAATTTTCAAGGCTTTATTCGGCAATGACACCAAAACAACGGATACTGTATTAAAGCGATTTATTCCCGAAACTTATACAGAGGATCGCGCCTACGCGACGCGAGTTGCGCGCGCCGTCTTTGCGGAGATACGCAGCGGGGCCGGTCTAAGTTCTAGCGAGGAGGAAGAAACTCTTCAAAGACTGAATAGAGCTTTCCGTATTCTAACAGAAGTTCGCCGTCGATATTAATGTCGCATAGCTTACAGTACACGTCGTCGGCGTTGACGGCTGGGACATCACTCGAATCTGTTTGACGATCGTATTCTTTTCTAATGACTAATAAAAAGTTACCGCGCCACACGTGAGCGATTATGCTGTAATTCTTACAGGCCGTTTTTAAACAATCAATCAATTTGTAGTGGAGGTGGAGAGCTTTCCCGGGGAACACGACATACATCATGTATTCAAGGGAGCCTGCTTCCTGATCCAAGTAAAACAACACCTTCACATTTTTCATTCCAGAATCGAGTAGCACATAGTATGCGAAAAAAAGTTCCGGGATTGCCAAAATACGAGAAAGGGCAATTTCGCTATCTTTCCCCCGCTCCTCTCCGCACCCCATTCTGCCGCCCAAGGCCACGATAGAAGCCATGAAATTCCTATAATGATAAATGTTGTTTATCTGTTGGACATATGCCAATATCAAAGAGGCACGATCGTTTCGCCCCAATCGCGGGTCTCCGCTAGCCGTGCACGTAGGGCAACAGCCACCAACTCCGAGATAATACCCCATTCCCGACAAAGACAAACAGTTATCTGCGACAGCTTCCGACATATTGAACGGCAACGAGACTGGCGTTGTCTTGATGATCGGCACAGCCAAATCCTTGACTACCATTAGTTCCTCCGATGGGGACTCTTCAACGAAATCGAAGTAAGCGCGATACAAATCGACATCTGGTTTTCGAGACCCGCGTTTCGTACCGCATGCCGGCGCTTGTAGATCTCGCCATTGCCGCCGCGACCGTCTTGCTATCCCTCCGCTACGCCCTACAGATCTGCGTCGTATGAAAATGCAACCGGTCATGCCGGGAATTACGATGTCACACGTAGGTTTGTAGCGTGTGCTCGAGAGATATCAGGGATATAGAGTGTCTTTGAAGAAATGCGCCAGCGTCTTTGACGAACGCGGATAAAGTAGTCGGCCGGGGAGGGAAAACCTGATATGTCTTGAACGTGTACGCCAAGGCCCAAAACCCGGCGCATACGCGACCTTCGAAACGGTTATGGCTTGCGAGCCGAGCTTTATGGAGTGCCAATTCTTCCCGGCTCGCTAGGTCCGGGTGGTCGAACAATGACCGTGGATTGGTCTGCGCTATCCGCGCACAGCACATCGGGTCGCAAAAGAAGTGTTTGTAGATTGCTTCCGTTCCCGTGCCTTTGAGCAGCGCCACGAAGTATCCGTCATCTTCAAAATCGGCATTTCTCTCCTGCGTCCCCCACGCCTCCAACACCGGTTCTATGCTATGGAAAATGCCGATGTTGTTAGCTGAATAGGCAATGATATCGCGCTTAAATTGCCGCATTGCAAGCCAGTACGTGCGGATTAGTAGGAAGTTGCACAATAAGCATTCCGCGGACGTTCCCCCTTTGGTTATCGCGTGCTTTAATTGTGTTACCATTAAGGGTCCTAACTCCAAATCAGGTTCTGAGTCATCTTCGTAACAGTGACTATATGCCCGAGTCGCCCCTCTAGCAAGATCTATTCTGTTGTCTTTCCAAAACTTGCTGACCGTCTCCTTCCTAAATTTCGCTGCCATAAGAGCGAGTTCGCTCGCCCCATCTGGTGCAGATCCCGTGCCCGAAAGCAATAATAGGACGAGATTCGTATAACCCATAGTAGAGTCCTCGCCGCTCGACCGTTCCGTATACTGAGACCGATTAGTGCACGGTGCTAGTGCACCAAGATCGTTCTCCCCGTCAGGCAGTGCTTTGCTCAAACGAAGCTGCAATTCGCGCTCGTAAATATCGTCGTCCGACAATGCGCGTATAATGCAACTTTCCGTTTGAGAAAAATTACATTCTACGCTTCTCGCGCAGTCCTTCCAGCCTGCCAAAGCGACGGAAAGCGAGGTGGGAATTGAGCCGACCGTTTGACCCGTTTGTGGGACTTTCCTTTTACTTTCGTGTCCAGCTGCCGTGTCGCATTGGCCCTCGTACGACGAGTGACCCATGTCGGACACCGTCGTCAACATGGCCCGCGTAGCGCTTTGGGCCAAATACGAATAGTTACTGTACAACACTTTAGCGTCACCCGCGCACAGCGACCGTCCTCTTTTCCCCGCCGAACGGCCTTGATTTGCACGGGGCACGATAACCTCGTTATGCCGTCTTCCCGGTACCCCCCCGTCAGTTCGAAAACAACCATGCAGAAAGAAGTGTCTCTGGATATCCTCAAAAGTTAAATGCTTTCTCCCAAACGAGCCTACCAACGTGCAACCGTGATCGACCAGAAAATGCTTATCCATTATATACACGAATTCGAACGCTGCTATAAACATTGTTGTAGCGCATGGTGGAGAACCAAGACATTTGGAACACAAAAATGCGTAATCGGCCATCCATATAGCCGATAATCCGAATTTGTGCTTATATATATCTAAAACACGGCAAACGAGACATTGTCTATCTAGAGCAAAAACCTCGGCTGCCGTCCCGATAAACGTCGCCAGCTCTTGATGCTCGATTCCGTCTTCGCAATCTTCTGCGCTTTCGCTACCACTGCAACTCTGACCAGCCTGAAGACTGTTGGTCTTAATAGCGTGGGCGGAGAGTAGCAATTCGTTAAAGAGCGTATCGTTGTACGTCAATATTTCAGGATCGAACGCTATGTAAGGGCATTTTAAGGACTCCTCGACCCATCCTTCCGACGCGGATGCTCCCGGAGATCGAATAAACGGTAGTTCGACAGTACGATGGGCCATGGCCGCTGAGACAAACACTCGGCAAGTAGATACGCCTCGGTTAGCCGACGCGATCCCAGACGTAGAGTTGCTGTCGGACGATGTCGATAAATTAGCTGAACGCTATATTTGCGACGGGATCGTATATCGCGTATGGTTCGAATACCTAATACCCGATGAATTAGATTTGATTTTCCCGACAACCGACGGGAAGTTTAATTATCTATCATTCACTAGAAGACTTGCTTCTGCCATCCGACATGGTCGTGCCGGAGCTGGCAGTGCGACCCCTACGTCGTTTATCAGTGCCGAGCGTGTCTGTGACCATGGGGCCGTTTTGAGAGGGCGGAGCGAGAGATTTGCATCCGTAATTAATAGGTTCCTTGACTTGCATCAAATTCTGAAGGATTGTTAGAAACTAGCAAGCCGAACATAATTGCTCCGCCGTATATCTTTTTTTCTTTTACGAAGGCATACAGCGAATGATGAGCGCGCCTCAGAGTAAGCCCTGTCGTCGTGCAGGACTAATAGCACGGATCAGGCTCATCGTCGGCGGAGATTTAACTATGGGCAATTCCGATCCCGGACTCGCGGAGTCTTTTTCCGGTCGCGTTCCGGCACGTTGCGTATTTCAATTCAGTGGGGCAGACGGCGTGGAGAGCGCGTTTCCCGTTGAATACGTAATGAGAATGATGAACGATTGGGCGGGGGGTGAGTGCGATCCCTACATTAAAATACAGAATACCGGCGTCTCCGTTCTAATCGAAGGGTTTTTCGCTCCTCCGACAAACGCCGCTAGAGCGCCGCTGTGCGCCGACAAAGTGAACGTCCTGTTAAACACTACCGATTCTACGGGCGTCGTTTTATCTGATATCAAAAGGTTTAAAAAATCAGTGGGTGTGGATTGCAGGCCTTTCCAGGCTTGCCTAAACGTTCATTGCTTTGTAAGGCTACCAAATGTTCAGCTGGCCTTCAGATTCGTCGGCCCGACCGATCCGGCCAGAACATCAAAACTGCTCGACTCGGCCGTAGCGTCTTACAATTCGAAAGCGAAACAGCGGTTCAAAAACAGTTCGAGGGCTATCGATAACGAATCGAGACCCTGCGCACTTCATGAGTGTGTTCCGATCCCGGTAAGAGATGAAACGCAGAAACTGACTAGCCAATCTGATATAAGGACCCCTAGGCGCGTGCTGACCATACTCAAGAAAATTTCGAGCGGTGAGTACGTAACGACCGTACGCGTCTCGATCCGCAAAATTATACTGTGCCTGGTCAGTGTATTCGTAGTTATAACCGCCTGGTGGTGCTACCCGCTCTAAAACCTCGCGACGCGGCGTCACGTTTCCAGTCGGAACACCGCACCACAGAGTCATCATCGGCGCCACTACATCGCGCGAGACTGCAATGTCTCGCACGCCCTCTCCCCAGCTTTCGCCTGTTTCACAAGCGTTCGATCCCTCCGACTTGAGCACTTACAAGTTGGATGTGCTGGTTAACTACCCCCTCTCGGATTTGGTGCATCACCTTAATGCCATACCGCGAAACCTGCAAGTTTCCGACAGGCATTCCGACCTGAACGCAGCTAAAATCAACGTTTTACGGGCTCTTTGTGTGGGATTTTCTGACGTGCGGCGCAAAAATGATACTCGCACTTTACAACGCACGCCCATGTTCGCAATCGGCGACGCCGCATCGCGCTTGAGACCGTCCATTGGATTGAAACGGACATTCCCCACGGGCATATTCTCAACAACTATCATAAACTCTCCCGCAGACGATGATGCATAGCTTTTGTGAGTCGACATGCTTTAATAAAAAATTATCCAAATCGAACGAGTCTACTTCCCTATGTCAGTTATCCGGTCAGGAGCATTTTGATTTTAAATATCTCTATCGTTAATGTATCGATTCTGGCTCTCAATTGTTGTCGTGCGTGTGCGATTTGCCTGGCCATCTTTTCGCATGCCCTAGTGAGTGCGTAAAGCGCGCTGCGTCCCACCTGCCTAAAATCGCGCCTTGTCAATAATCTATCGGCAGAGATTACTCGGGACGCGCTCGATTCGTCCGTGCTGGAGCGATCGCTATCAGGAACACTAGATTGCGACTCGCCATCCGTGTTAGAATCCACGGACGATAGAGACTCCAGCGCAAACAGATATCGCTCTGGGTCGATATTGGAGTCCTGTTGCTTATTTTGCCCTGCTTCTGCTTCCGTGACCACGAACCCTCTGTACATGTTGTGATGGTCGTGCTTTGCCGTTGTCGCCTTGCATGGCGAACGTCGGCACGTATTAATGGGTTTCGACTGCGAACTAGACGTGCGCGGGTCTCGACAGAATGTTTCCCAGAACCGCACTACTCGGCGACGAAGGTCCGCTAATATAACGTCCGGGGGCGCAAATGCGAAGTGGTCGTACAGTCCGTCGTGCGCCGGACTCCCGACCGCCGCCTGCTTTTTGCCACCAGGTGCCGTCGAGATATCGACGGAGCGGTCAACCGGTTCCAGGTTAAGATCCGCGGTAATAACGGCTGGCGACGCTCGTTGTAACAAGGGAGACGAGTCGCGGCGCACGGAAGCGAGTCCCCCTAAAGTATCGCATCTTGGCCTTGACGCATTGTTAGGACGAACCACGGCGGCGCCCTTGTCCGAGATCCGTCCGATTGAATCAATCCTCGTTCCGGCACGCGACGGCTTCAGCGCTCTTATCCCTATTCCTCCGTCTTCGTCGTCGGGAATCAGGGATTTTGTCGAAGACGCGACAACAAATGGTGTTGAGGTCGAATCGGAGTCAGATCGATGTGGAATGTTTGGAGTTCCATGCTTTTTCCTATCATCGCGTACCGAGTTATCCGAAATAACTACGGCAGGGGACTTTTGGTCGAGAGCGCAGCCGGGTGCGTTACACGCGGCTGCCGTATCGGTAAATTTTAGCCTCCCACGATAGACAGGCTTTGGCATATCGTGCGACCGTTCGCTGACATCGATATGTTTTACGGGGCGCCCCTTCTGCCTCTCCTCGATCCCGACTGCTGCGTAGGTAGATTGCTCGTTATGTGTTTTTTTAGTTACGACGAGTTTTTGAGTGGCTGGAGATAACAGGGACGGGCTCAATGTTTCATTATTTGGGGGGGCGAGCTTATAGTGAAAGGCGAGTTTGGAAGAGGCGCCATCGGAAGCATCGGTGCTAACCGTAGAAGGACACTCGACATTCTCGGGAACTACCCGGTCGCTACGATCGTTCAACTCTTTATGAAACAAAAAACCCGTTTCAGCATTGTCGTAGACGTCCTTCTCTGCAGCCATCCCATCCCACATGCTCTCTCTATCCCGACTAAAGTCATTCCCTGGTAATTCTTCATCTTCCGACGCCGTTCCAATAGATAGTACATCCTCGACATCGCCGTCTCGGCTCTTGTTGTACACGGGGATCGGATATTGTCTAGATTCGTCGGAAAAAAAATTAGCCGCGTCCTGTCGGTCGAGCACGGCGATGTCATCATATGACGCGCCCGTTTCCACGCGAATGCCCGCATCTATGTATGGCAGTTCCGAGAGAACAGCGTCATCGCTGGAAGTTAGCCGTATTACGGGGATAGGGTCGAATACCGTCTTAGGCCATAGAACTTTCACGGGAACCATTCCCGTGTCCACTATCACTAAACACGGAGGAGCGGAAGAAAGGGGCTTGGAGGCTATGAGATGGGACAAGTGTTCCAGCTGTTGGCCGAGGCATGCATTTTCGATTGGATTGCTGTCGTCTGCCAACAATTTCCCCCCCCAGGAAGTCGTGTCGGATGAAACGGCGGCAGGTTCGAGAAAGCAGCCCTCGGAGCCGCTTCTCGAGTCGAAAAGACGGACACACAGATTCAGTCCAGAGCCGGAGGAATACGCTTCTGGACATTCTGCGGCGATCACGATCCGTGCCCCGAATAATGTAGCTGCGGCTGCCAGATCCATAGCGTTTACTTTTAAGACTCCGCTAGGGGGTGTGGACGTGACGGTAAATGTCATCGCCACTCCTGTGGGTTCATATAAATTGGGACCGTCTGAACCTTTCGGGATAGTTTTGTCGGCGGGACGTAACACGGACGATGTGGTCACGTCTAAAGTCGAAGCAGCGTCCCCGCGGGCTGTGACGACGTCATCGTAGCTTCTACAGCTTTGCTCTATCTCCGCGGGTAGAAGCGAGGACCACATCACCGCCAATGCGGTTGGCGGAATGCACATACGAGCCAGCACTGTTGTCGTTGTCAAAAGATTCGACGGCACGACCGCACGAATTTTGGCAAGGCCCGTACTCGTAGCCCCACCTACACCTTCCCAGGGTTTAAGGGGGTCTGTTTCGGAAAGGCTGCCTTGTTTCCAATCAGAATACCGCAAAGCAAAAAGGGATCCGCCTGACGGGTCCCACGCTCCGCCCGTTAAACTCATCGGTCGGCAATTCGAGTCCGACGGGGCATCTTTGGATAGCTGCGTAGATAAACAGTTGATAAACGCCGTAGTGGACAGCGACTCATTGATAGCGCCATAGAGCGTCTTATCCATAAAATCGTACTGGCTAATAAGATCGAGCTGGGAAAAGGTCAAGACGTGCCCCGGCATGCACGTCATAATAGCAACCATCACGTCGGCCAACTCCAGCCGAACGGGTCGTCCATTTGCAGCTATTTTTTTAAGCCCCTTTTTGTCGGCGGCAGGGGCGACTTGCCCCGGAAGAAAAAAAATATCAGACAAGCTAGCACCCGTTTTACGCGTGAGCGTAATGGCCATTAATGCGCAATAAATGGACCCGATCGCTTTTACTGTGCCATCCGCCAGCCAATCGTAGTTTTGCGTACGTACATACTTGGTGAAGGCGCGGAAATTATCCGCCGCGGCTTGAACGAAACCCAGCCTCAAGGCCATGATGTCGCCTAGCATGCCCGCGGCAACTACCATATCTCTAGTTGACATAACTTTTGAAGGGATCGCGGGCCTCAGGCTTAGGCCGGAGGGCTCGCACAAACACGCGGCCATTTTTTCACCAACAGTTCGATAGCAGACAGAATATCTCAGGGGCGCGTCGGAGGCGTCTAAATATGTATGGATGCCTGGGATATCTATTTCAGAAAACGCCTCCTGCAGCGTGACAACAACTGATGGTCTGATCCAAGCAGCTACTCGGTGTTTAAGATATCGATCCACGAACCCCGCGGCCGGTCTGTTGTTCGCGTCAGCATTCAATCCTGTATCAGAGGGGAGGAGCGATGGACACCCGGCAACTCCCGGCAAAATGGCGGAATATGCAGCATACAGCGCCAATCTCAGCTTTACAAGCCGCGAGTATCGAGTTACGTGCCGAACGTACCACTTGGGGAGCCGTTTAGAGAGAATATCGAATTGCGAGGCTATTGTACTGAGATCGTTTAAGACAAAGGTTGGCGGGATCTTTGCACACAGAGTGTCCATCTGTTTTTGAATCGATTCCGTTTCTTTGAGGGCCGCCAGAAAAGCATCCATGACTCCGGCTCTGTCTCTGTATTTCGCATCGATAAGTCCGATGATTTTAGCCGGCAGCCTAGCATACTCTGCGTTATCGCGCAAAGCGTTGATCGTATTGGAAGAGACTTTAGCGCGAGCAGCACTATCTCGGGCGGCGGCAAACCCCTCTGAGCTCTTGTCCATCCTGTCCTTATCGTGCATAAACGTGGACCATGTGTCATCCCAAGCGACTTCGGCAAGCGCTAGTTCGGATTTTAACTCGTCCAATCGGCTCGCTAAGTCCGCGAGAGCATCGATCCGCTCCGCGTATATAGTCATCGGACCGCTTTCGTCGATCCGGGAAGTTAGCTCGTGCGAATCTATGACAGATCGGGCGTGTTTTAGCCACTCTACCGTTTGGGTATCCAATTCTTTAGTTTCTTCGACTTTACTCAAAAGTATTGCCGCTTGAGTGACTATGTCGTTCGCAGTTTCAGCCTTTTCAATAGCTTTCGCTATATGCGGAGGCATCGCGACCAGCCGCAGCAGGTTTTTTAAATTGGCCAATTGCTCCGCCGTCTCTCTGTCTGCGGCATAAGAAACTTCGGCCAAACTCTTCAGAATAACTTCAGCTCTCGATTTCGCGCCCTCAATAGCTGTCGTTACCCGCAGCTTTATTGAGGAGACGGCTTCTATATCGCGTTGGAGAGTATGAGCGCTATACTCTGCATAGGCTGTCCCGTTGAACGCCGTAATGTCTTCCTTTTCCAAATCGTTGGTTATTGTCAGTATGGCGTTCGCCGAAGGAATCACGATAGAGACCCCATATTCAAGAGCGCGACGCGCCCCCTCAGGGCTATACATTCTAGCCAGATTCTCCAATGCCTCTCTAATTTCTATATCTACCCTCCCCGCTGCGTGAAGAGCCTCTACCCTCATTTGTTCATGCCGAGCTAAAAAGCCCGTAAATTCCTCATGCCCGTTACGATAAAAATCCACGTATTTGGCCAACGTTGGGACCGCTCTTACGTCTGGTTCAATTTCGCCCAATAACGTGTAATAGTCCAAGTTCCCGCCGCGGGCATCCGCGTGCCTTAATATAGCGAGTACTATCTTGATTAACTGTAGCAAGGCGTCGCAGCTAACTCCGAAAAGTTTTGTGTAATAAGGAGCCGCCGCTATAAACGCGTCTAGCCAGGTCATATTTTTCAAAAATGCTATAGGAGGCAGAATTCTATTCGGGGTGGAAAACGGGTTGAACTTCAATACAGTTTCTATCGCATCGTGAATCGCACGACCATGCGACATAACAATTTTCTCGGCTCTGGCTCTGAAACGGATAGTGTCGTAGCCGGCCACCACGGCCCTTTTCTCCAAATCACTCATCTCCATAGCATCAAATTCGGATTTCAGCTCGGCATTGGATAGTAGGGAATGAATCGAGGAAACCCAAACGTCTTCGCTATGCGATCTCTGGGCACTTATCAGATTTCTCTCGTAGGTTGTAACGGCCGCCTCCAATTCTACGGTCCGCTGATTTACAAGCCCTACCGATTTTGCCAGGTCGGCAATTTTACGTTGGATGTGGGGGTCCGTAACATGCGCGTGACTCTCGAGAGCTGCGATGGCTGTATTGGCGTCTCTCGCGCTCTGCAGCGCGTGAGCTATTTCAGTTCTGGCGCTCATTATAACACTGGCGTCGCTATCAGCGGCTGCTGTTTTGGGATCTGAAGTTTTGACCTTGGTTATTGACGCGATCACGCTATTGAGTGCCGCGCGCACTGCCCGATGTAGACCATCTAAACGGTCCCCGTGCTGCGCCACGCCCGCGGCCACCTCAGCGTCGGATAACAGCACCGTTAAGAACGAAAACGCGTCATCCTGGCCTGCGGGTAGATCGGCCATTATTCCCGTAGAGGGAGTGTCTGCAGTCGCCCTGTTTACATCGGATACGGCGTTCTGCAGCGCCGTAACAGCCGCCGTAGTTTTTTCGACCGACATCGGTTCGAGGCGCGCAGCGGCGACTGCTGCAGAAAGCGTATCGGCATGTTTCCCGAAAAAAACCGACGCGGCCGGATAACCCCCAATTGGACCCAATATTACGCGTATGGCCAGAGAGAAAGGAATGCCGAGGCCAGATAACTCTGCGGCAGTGCTCGTACTGGGGTGTGACAAAATTGTCCTATACTGAGAGAACAACAGCCACAAATCCGTTCGCAAAGTCCCAATAACATCGGGTGGTGCGAGAGCTAGAAAGGTCTCTAGCGGCCCCGTATCTCCAGGGATGGATTGCGTTATGGTTTTGACTGTCGAGTCCAATGCGCGCAACCCAGCAAACCTTTGTAGAGGACGCAGCATCAGCTTAATCGAAGAATATAAAGTTCTGATCTCCTCGTAACGATATTGAAGTGCCGCAATTAAGGTTTCGGCATCCAGCCGCCTACGGGCGATAGCCGCGCGGTCATCCGAACTTAGCAAATTTGCAAATTTGTCGCCCCCTAAAGCATTTGACAATTTTACTAACTCAACCACATCCTTCATAACTTCCTCCAGTTTTTGAAGATCGGCCGTTGTCTCCAAATCAGTGTATGACGCAACTCTAGCTTCCAACTCATGTAAGCGGTCCAAATCCGCCAGGGCTGTTTCACGGCGGGCGGCGTTGTTGTTAACGGCATCGACTTCTTTGATCAGTGTTTCAAACTCTTGTCGACTAATCCACCCGCCCGCTTGAACGGCTGCCATTGCCGTTTTCCATACCGCCAGATTTTCTGGATTTTCTAAATTAGAGTCATTTTCCAGCAGATCCCCGAGCAATTTAGATTCCGGTGCAGTTGTTACGGGCGGCGGGGCCTGCGCGCCACTACGCGCCGCTACTAGGGCAATAACATCATCGAGCACAGATAATGATGCGAACAGCCTGGCCATTTTTTCATGTTGCTCGACAACGACCATTTTAAATCTAGATGTGCTAGCCACGTTGGCTCGAAGCGCATTCGCGCTATAGAGAGCCCCCTTCAAGTAATATTCGTGTAGTGCGTTGCCGACTGCATCAACGGCTGCCCTCTCAATAGCAGTCAAGCGCTGTGTAACGACAGATGGGGAGACTTTAGCTATGCTCTCGTCGTCGCGCGATCCAGAAGTACCCCCAGATCCTCCCATTATAAATGCATCAAATGAGGCGTGCATCAATCGAACGCCGGCGTCGAGGGCCTCCAATTCAGCTAGTATGAGTTCCGCCTTCCTCCTGGCAACAGTTTCCCTATCACGTATGAACCTGCACAGCGATGCGACTCTGTCGGTCAAGCTCTGTTCGGCATGCAAAGACGTATTCTCTGAGTATATCTTTCCTGGATTACTATTAAACGCGCTTACTAACGATGTCGCCATCCTTTCGTAGATTCTATCTGCATCCGCAGTGCTCGCCTCTCTCTCTATAGAGTCCAAAGTTTTGTGAAGGGCATCTGTGAGCTCCTCCACTTCCAGAGCCACTAATACCAGCTTGCTTAGGGCCAATTTGCCTATCTTGGAATTTTCAGAAAGTACAGATTCTATGAGGTCTGCAGATTCTCCGGCTCGCGAAACCGCCATTCCCGTAGAATCAATGAACGCGCTAAAGTGGGCGGGCCTCGTAAATGCTTTAAATAATGATGCCATCTCGGCTTCTACGACAGATCCTATTTCCGTTGTGGTTCGAGCGCCGTTTTCGATAACGTAGTTGAACAATCTGGTAAAAGTATCCAGCCCACATATATCCAGAAGTCCGTCATAGTCACCCGACCGTGACAAGTGGATGGTCATTCCCATACTTAAAGCTATAGATTGCTCTAAATCATCGATGTTAGCATTGATGTCGCTCAGAATAGAGCTAGGGACGTGTTCGCTTGTCCATAGCCCGTCTCGTAGCGACTCGTCCCCTTCCCCCGCTACCGTGTGAGGATTAAAAGGTGGCCGGTCTCGCAACGATTGGCCGTGCACGAAGTGCTCAGCACGCGCCTGAGAACTTATAAACTCATTGAAGGAGACATTGTCCGGCCGGGTAGCTTCTTCTTGACCAGGTATATTATGTGTCGTGCTCGATCCACTATCTGCTTGTTCAGACAAACTTATCGATGGAGCCACCGGATTGTCCGTATAGGTCAAACATCGTTTAGTTTTCCGGGACGGTTTTCTGCTCGAAGATTGACCTTGGCCATCGACGGATAAGTTCTCTGAACTTGACGGAGGAGTCCATACAGGGCGCCTCCTCTTATGTCTCTCAAAAGACTGTTTGGGCGGGGAGCTAGATTTCGTGTCAGTTTCAAGCCGAACTACATTTTCCCGCGTTTTGGGCAAATCAGGCCTTGTTAGCACCGACAGATCATCGCCGATGTCCGGGAATGCAGTGGTCCACGCATTTACGATGGACTCATGATTGGTTATATCACATATGGCATCAACTGGAGCCTCCTCGGGAGGCAGGACGTATGCGTCCTCCTCCGCATAGCCCATTTCCCGCCTAACATCCACATCCCCTGCAGCGACGGGAGAACGATCACTTCTGGAATCGACAGCGACTTTGATGTCCTCGCTACGTGACGTGGAGGTTCCAATGATGATCCTAGTTGTTGTAGGCTGTGGCCTGTAAGGGGGATCGAGATTGGCCAGCACTACTTTAATGTTCTCTTCCTCGTTAACCCTGCCTAGATCCAAAACGATGTCCGCTGTACCGTACAGCCGTGATACGGCTGATATTATTTCTTCCTTTGGCGGTGTACTGGAGATCATAGATACAAAGTAAACAAAGGTCGCGGACCACTCTGGCGCCGTCGAGGGATCCGCATAGGACGTGAGATATTGATAAAAATAACCCTCGCTTACTCGAACGATACACGCTTGGCCTATGTGGCCATGACCGTGTGGATCGAAAATGTAGATTCCGTTATCGGATCTGTACACCCCTATTCCTATGACGCCGATGACGATCAGGCAATAAATATCACCTCGTTTCTGCTTCCATACTTTTTCTATGAATGTCCGCGCAGATATTTGGGTTTCTAAGATAGTGGAGGTGTTTTCATCTACGTAGAAGTCCAATTCTCCATAGGAGCTCGAAAACGCAACACACAAGTTGCCGTCGGGCTCATTTGATAAGATCCTGTTTGGTAAATCGTGAGGGACGCAAGTCGTATACCTTCCATCGCGAGAGGTTTCTATTGTCCATTCCTTTCCCTGCAATAACAGTCTATCTATGGCCTCGGTCGACAATACCGCATCCAACCCATACGCAAAAACTACGCGCAGAAACGCCAATGACGACCGCAAGCATGAAACCGATGACCCCGGACTCAAGTCCGGGGCAAATTGATTCCTGTTGCCAACGGCAACTAGTGTAAAGTCGGTGGCATCAACCACCATTCTTGCCCATTCATCTAGGATTACCTCCGAATCCATGTTTGTTCCCGAACGCATGGCGCGGTTTTGCATGTTCGAGACGGAGCTGTCCCTCGAATTATCCGATGTTTCCAAGCGCCGCGTCGAGGGACTCGGTTGTAACCGCGTAGATTTCTTGGATGGGCGTGTAGTGCTCCCTCTACTCTCACTAGCAGCCATATAGACGATGGGGCGGAATGGCGCGTCTTTTCAGATTGCGCTTTGTCATTGAGCGAGTTAGACATTAAAAGTTGATTAACTCCAAAATTGTGATCAATCAGTTGCGGCCGCGTAAGTGGCGTGGCTGCAACATCCAAGTCGGCACGAACGAACGATACGCCAGGCCGTAAAACGATAGACGTGTGCGTCACGCATTGCGATCTCTCGCCTGCCTTTCGTTATTAAACACCGTATCGACAATGTCGACCAAACCGTCTACAGTTACTCTCGGTTTTATGAGGAAGTCCTTCGCAAAATTGGCAAGGTCCACATCATCGTGTGCCACCGTATCCAAATCCAATGTATCAAAATTGAGTTCGTCACGATGAGTTAAATTGTGCCTCGATGTCAGTTCGACTACTAGGGCGGGGCTATCGTCGGTTACTACGGGCAGACGGCCCAGCAGGGTCGCTACAGCTGCGTCGATTTCGTCGTTCGTGACACGGTCTTCCATATCACGCGGAACCTCGATCCGATCAGCTATTTTTTGCCATACTACTCCCACATTCTCTATAGCACTGGCCAAGTCCTGCGAACTTCTGTCACGAAACGTAGAATTTATTTCCGACAACGTTTGCCATTTGTCCAGCAGCCACACGATATCGCCGGTCCCGGGCGGCGTGGAACACGATGTCAAGGCTCTGACGTGCAGGTCCAGCGAATTCTGCAGGCGAGCCAATCTGGCATAGTCGGTTCCGAGGGTAGAAAAATAGCTTGCTGCCTTTACGCTAAATAAAATTGCGCGCTCCATTAAATTATCGCATGTATGAACTTGTTTCCCAGTTTCTTCTATTAAAGTCCGCAACACCATTGATTTGAGTCTTACATTCGCCATTACATCACCCGAGGAGTCGTAGAATTCCCTGAGAGCCGACAGCACATCAACGATTTTCCATGTGCCAAAATTGGCACGCGGCTCGCCACGGCGGTAAACCGTTACAGTACCTCCTGCTGTACCAGCTGCGAATTTACACGCAAAGAAATGCTTAAATATGTACGCAAATTTAACCAACTGCCTGGAATCGTCCGCTAAATATGCCGCACACTTCAACGTTCTATCCGCTAAGTAATTGAATTGAAGTCCTAGGGCCGTTCCATGCATACTAATCAAAAGCAAACTATTCGATATCTCTGGACGGGGGGGCATAATCGGTCTGGTCTCTGGCGGTACCATCTGCACGGCCGCATAGACCACGTCGTACAATTCGCCCATCAGCATTTCCAGATTATACGCATCGTCCGTGGTAGGCTTGGCCGTCAGATCTCTAGCAAACGGAGCGAGTGAGGAAATTAGAGCATTGAGCTTGTTTCTATGATTCACGAAACTGCCAATGTACGGCGCGCCGTAATCCCTGGCCCAAGTCAAAATTTCGATAACAGTGTTTATCGGGCGTTCAGAAAAGACAGATGTCGTGATAGCCGACAATGCGTCCACGCAAACGGTAGCTAGAATATATCTTAGAAAATGGGGAGTTGTGCTTTCAGGTGTGATGGGCATGGATTCAGGATAGCGAATTGTCATGGCCAGACGAATCATACGGCTCTCCAGGTCTGGGTCCACTGCATTTGGTCCAGAGATACTCTCTAAATCCGAATGGTCCACACTAGCTAGATGTTCCGACGGTTCACCTCCAATTAACTCTTCCGGTGGCACGATTCCCCATATATGCTCGGCTCTGGAGTCGAACCATAGCATGAGTGACTCCTTTGCAAATTGTATTGCTCGATTGGCAGTCCCGGCCCCGCTCTGGCGGATTGCGCTATCCATTTCCGCGGCGAGGATCGCTCGTGCAGACTTTACATAGTCCTCGTGGGGATTTGGCGGTATACATCGCCCTAATATCTGAGCTATGATTGCGCTATCTAACCCAAGTACTTTTATGAAATCTGAATCGGCGTCCGGAGGAAGGCCATTGTCCATATAATTGGTTAAGTAAGTCATGCCGGGACCATAACTTTCCATGAGTCCGAAAACGATGTTTCCGATAACCTGTTGTACGTCGTCAAATGTGTCGAGTTCATTAACAGTACCACGAGTTTTTCCCAAATTTGCCTTTAGCGCCGATTCATAAACCCGGCATGCCTGTCTCACAAAACCTCTTTCTATAAGCGCTTCCAATAACTGTCTCGGCGACGAACTGTGTTGTACAGCCCCCCATGCCCGCCTAGCCGATTCGGAGAGTTTCGCTTTAGCAGCATCGAGAGCGCCCCCGCCGTCATTTAAGTCGCCATCGGTAATAAGCCGGACCACGGCAGACATATGGATCGCTAAGGCATCTTCTGTTAATGCGTGATCAGCTAATATAATGTCTGGTCCGTTCCGCAACTTTTCCGCTACCATACCCGGCTGAACTGCATATACATACGGGTCTCCGTATGCTATGGCGGCAGATGCTCTAACATCATATGCTGTTCTTTTCATATTGTTTGCCTCTACGGCCGAGATAAGTTCGCGCGAGCCCAATGCGCTGGCATCTTCTGCGAATAGATCCTTTAACTGAGAAGGATGGGGCGATCGCGGACTTTTAAAATATTGATCGACAAGGGCCAGCGTAAATAGTATTCGAGTGAGTGGCGTAAAGGCCCTATTTGTTGTACATCGAGACATAATAACAAACGGGGTGATCCACCCGACGGCTATAGAAATTAATCGAATTCCTTCCTGAACAAACGGGAAATCGTAAATAAGTTTAAAGCGCGTCTGCGTCAAGGAAGCTGGTAGTTCCAAAGCATTAGGAGCAGGTTGACGTCCGGATAACAACCCTTCGGAAGTATAATCAAACGCGTCCGTGGCGATCTCTTCAAAAATTGTCAGCCACTCACTTATTAGGGGCCACAAAACACTCGGTCCAAAAGGACATGATCTGCGCAGACCGTTTCGGGTAAGCCACGCAATGGCTTCTTCTCCCGTCATTTCGGCCGCCAATCTACGCAACCTACGAGAATCGTCTTTCCAGGACATTTTATCCCACCTTACGGAGGTACGCCACAAGATGAATCCGACAAAATTTTGGGCCAGCATTGCCGCTTCTGGGCTTCCTGTTTGTTTGTAGACCTCGAGCACAGCCGCGAATGCATCGCGCCACGTCGATTCCACTTGCTGAATACTCATTGTTTCTAGAGCCTGGAAAAATGATCCGATAGCAGTTCTTGCTTCCGCAGCTGTAGCATTTCCCCACGGTTCCAGTGGCGCCGTTCCAGCCGATAAAGACCTTAGTGTATCCAGTAAAGTTTTCAACGGGAATCTCGCTTCGCCCTGGGTTTCAGACATGGCGCGCCAATAGGTAGGGATGGATCTACGTATGTCAATGGAGGCCGTATAAAGCTTCAATAATACGTTCCCTAAAATGCTGTGCTCCGCCCGCAGAAAAATATCGTGTGATCCGCAGTTACACCATACCGTACTTTATCATCTCCATGACGCATCGAGATCCCGTATAGGCCGGCCCACGTAAGAGGCACACGCGCTACATAACTTTGTTGCGTTTAACTACACCGCCAGTCCTGTATTGCAGTATACTAGGTGACATACAGCGATTTTTATGTGCAGTAGTGCACACGCAGTTGTCGCAAAACGGGCTTGCAAACGATCATCGCCAATACAGGATCTCTTTATAACTGGTTGTTGATAGTGGACGTCATGAAAACCACTTTTCGAACAAGCGACGTGCAGGCATCCAACACGCAGTCAAATGCCTCGGACAGGCTGCATGACATCTTACGGAGCATCAATAACTCAATGCACTCCGGCATTGTTCGGCGCATCAACATAGGCTATCCGCATGCGGGCAACAGGCGCGGGACGTTGACCGCCGGATTGGAACTGTTGAGCAATACGATCACAACGACCCCTCCCGGGGCAAACATACACCGCTCCATTGCAAATTCGGCAGGCGAACGTACGGCAACGATCATACAATCTTTACGAACATATTCCGGAAGTGGAGATCTGAACACGAATGGTGATAATAACGTCCTTTCCCGACAGATCAGCCTGACAGATTTCTGTTTCCCCGATGCGGAGATGCCAGGACTAATTGTCTTATCTATGCGACATCCACTGGATATAAACAGCGAACATTTATACAGCACACCTGCCGGACGGGACCCACGGGCATTGGAGTCAGCGTGGTATGAATTATCTGAACTGGCCGCGGTATCGGTAAACAGATTAGACGGAAGTGGTGTCCGGCCGTCCCTATTATCGCTCTCATTTCTTATTGCTTCCCGCGCGGGAGACTATGCGGATAAATGTGGTGCTGAGGCTGTAAGAGCTCACGTGATTAGCAATTACGGCCGCCGGCGGATAGAGGACAGGCTCGACAGGTTCGGAAGCTGCCAAGCAGCAATGTTGAGATGTCACGTGTTCCCACACCGACATATGCAAGTATTAGGGGGAATGGTGTCGTGGATCGCACAGCGCGAAATCGCCAGTATAACCGCCGTGGTCAAGGGCTCTCAAGAGAGCGCCAGGACAGAACAGACCAACAATCCAAGATCGTCGGTATACGTTCCCGCATGCGCCTATCTCGATTTAGATAAAGAGATTCACATGCTCCATGATGACAGAGCTTCTTCGCTACTATACCTCGTTTTCGTTTATGCACAACACCTCGGACGCGAGAGCATCCGTGTATATCTCATGCGGAGTCGTTTAGGGGAATCGGTGTTCAGAGAAGGCCTCGGTTACCTGTACTCCGGGCTAAGAGCCGGTAACGCTATTAACGGTCTGGCCGGTATAATAGCGCCACATGGAGTAGACGCGAATACGGAATTTCCATTATCAAAAGCTTTCGAGGTACACAAACACGCCTGTCGAAACACCGGAATCGGACCTCGAGACTCCGAGAAAGTGGACTGGCGTTTAGATCTCCGAGGCCGCCCTACAAAGAATTCCTGCATGTACGCAGCATACTGTCGCGTAGGGCACTTGAACGAGTATTCGATGCCGGCGAAGAAGTCTGAACGTTGTGGCGGGTCTGTGGAGGTCCCTGTTGTATGGGTGCCGGGAGTAGTGTGGGATATCGGAGAATGGACCGAGTGTTATCAGTAGAGAGTTGGCTACACCGAGATCCGGCATCATACCTTACGTGAACTGCTTACGTTTGGGGATGTTTTTGCGTCGGTGTTTGGGGAGGAGTCAATCTTATAAAAAGCCTATTTGTGGTACGCTTCGGTCTCGCGCTCACTGAGCAACCCGTATTTTATCCAGTCTGAAATCAGAATCTAAAATGCAGCGATCCGATGAAAACGAATCCCTCGAAGCGAATAGAAATTTGGACACCGCCTCGCGTAACTGTACTGATGTGCAGGTAGCCTTGATAATGGCAACGAAATTGCATCGCATCCAGCAGCAACTTGCGAGCATGGGATATTTATCTGGCTACGATTCCGTGCCCGATATTACTACACCCGTGAAAGTTCTGCGCGAGCGCATTACCCATCTAGTAAATACATTGAAACCCGTTTGCCGTTTCGATGAGCGCGTGTACTACGCCTGCGGGGAGCTGGTGCATTTACGGATCAAATCACAGGAAGCTACTTTTGATGCGTGGTTGATGTCGAAAAAATTAAGCCTGAAAGGCGAGATCGTAGATAACATACAGCGCCACAGAGGTCACGTAGAGACGGATATGCTGCGCTTTTACGGAGTAACCTATCCCTGGCTGAAACGACTGGGTTTACAGTCGGCGTTGAAATACGAAGAATATCTGACTGAGTTGGAAGACGGCAAAAAAGAATCTCTTTGCCAGTTTTTTGTTCGGCTGGCCGCGGCGGCAGCAACCGAAGCGTCAAACAAAAAAGCTTTCATGTCGGCTTTGGGTACCGAAGTGTCGACCTGGGAAACGGCTTTCACGGCTTTTTTTTTCGCTCTCGCTCGTCAGATATTTGTCCCATCGACTCCCTGTATGCTTTTTTTGGGGCGCGAAGGAACCTCAACCGCGAGCTGTTATCTCATGGACCCCAGAACTATAAATACACACGATACCCTTAAAGCGATCGCCGACGATATAGTTCCCCATCTCCTAGCGAGAGGAGGGATAGGGATATCGTTGCAGCATTTAAACCAAAAAACAGGCCTTATGCCTGTGATGAAAGTATTGGATTCCTTAGTGATGGCCGCGAATGCGGGGGAGCGTCGACCCACGGGGGTATGCGTTTATCTCGAACCGTGGCACGCGGACATCATGTCTGCATTAAATATGCGCGGCATGATGGCGACGGAAGAGTCCCGTAGGTGCGATAACGTATTTATCGCCCTTTGGACTTGCGATTTACTGTTTAAGCGCTACGAGAGACACGCAAACGGGGAGAAAAATGTGACGTGGACCTTATTCGATTCCCGCGCGTCGATATTGGCCACGCTTCACGGATCGGAATTCGAAAAGGAGTATAACCGTTTAGAAGCGGAAGGTTTAGGCGTAGCTAGCCTCCCTGTAAGGGATTTGATGTTCGCAATAATCAAAAGTGCGGCGTCCACCGGTAGCCCCTTTATTCTCTTTAAAGACGCGTGCAACAAGCACTACATTACAGATACTCAAGGAGACGCCATTGCAGGCTCTAATCTGTGTACCGAAATCATTCAAAAAACCGACGGAAATACAAACGGGGTGTGCAGCTTAGTAAGCGTCAACCTCGCCCGATGTGTTTTCGACGAGAACGGAGAGAAAAAATTTGATTTTTCCGCCCTTAGACGCGCCGTGCGGCTGGCTACGGTGTTCGTTAACTCGATAATGTCTAGCAGCGATGTTCCGACTGCGAAATCTCGTTCCGGTAAAGATCGACACAGATCCATGGGCATAGGCGTTCAGGGGCTTCATACAGCTCTGTTGTCAATGGGTCTCGATTTGAGCGATGAACGCGTCAAGCCCCTCAACAAGCAGATTTTTGAATTGATGTTGTTAGAGGCCATGACGGTCAGTTGTGAATTTTGCGAAGGCGGGTTGCCCGCCTTCGCCGACTTCTCCAACAGCTATTACTCACGGGGGCGCCTGCATTTTGATGGCTGGGCAAACGTAGGCTTAAGTATGCCCGAAGAGTGGAATGCGCTGCGGGAGAGAATACAGGCGTCCGGGTTATACAATGCCCAGTTCGTAGCGTTGATGCCGACAGCCGCATCCGCACAAGTAACCGAAGTGAGTGAGAGTTTTTTGCCCGTGTTCAGCAACATGTTTAACAAAGTGACGACGGCGGGGGAACTACTGCGGCCCAATAATCAATTAATGGGAGAGTTGAGGGAGATCTATGCGGATAATGAGGATCGGCGATTGAAAGCCATAGCAGCGTTGGAGTGCGCGAACTGGTGCGTGGAGACCGCTCTGGGAAATAAGCCCGAATGCTCTCAATTACTTAAATACAAAACGGCGTTCGAGTACGACCAATCCCTCCTAATAGATTTGTGTGCCGATAGGGCGCCTTTTGTGGATCAAAGCCAGTCGATGACTCTGTTTGTGACGGAAGCGGCTGACGGAACGCTGCTGGCGTCTCACGTCATGAACCTACTCTTACGCGCCTATAAAGCCGGCCTGAAAACAGGAATGTATTACTGCAAGATACGCAAGGCGACTAATGCCGGAGTATTCAGCGGTAACGGCGAATTGACCTGCTCGTCCTGCATACTATAATCTCCAAGCATCCCGGCATTTTGACCATGGCCACGCAAGCACGCGGGAACGAATTTGTCAGCGGCCAAACCGCACCTCTGCACAAAAACCCGTGTCCCGAAAACGCGGCGGCCGTCCTAAAGATGGAAGGTATCGAGATCGAACCTTCGACTAGTTCCGCTAGAGATAATTACAAAGTGTCACGGTACTTCTACGTCCCCGAATGCCCAGATATAGGGCACCTCCGAGCTTTGAGTATTATGAACCGATGGACGGAGACCGAATTTGTCGTCGCCGAGGATCTCGGGGACGTCGCCAAGCTTAGCGAAGAAGAAAAAAATTTCTACCGATTCCTCTTTACGTTTCTCTCTGCTGCAGACGATTTGGTTAACCTTAATATAGACAATCTGTTAGGTTTATTCGAACAAAAGGATATTCACCACTATTACTTCGAGCAGGAATGTATAGAAGCTGTCCACTCTCGGGCCTATAGCATTATTCAGCTGATGTTATTCGACAACGACTCCTCGGCGCGCGCAAAATATGTTCAGTCTGCGTTAGAGTCCCCCGTCATCCAATCTAAATTGGAATGGTTAGACCGACGTATACTAGAGTGCACGTCTATACCAGAAAAATATATCCTTATGATTTTAACAGAAGGCATTTTCTTTTCAGCATCCTTCGCGCGTATCGCTTATTTGCGCACGAATAACCTCTTTGTCGTTACATGCCAGATTAACAACCTGATCAGCAGAGACGAAGCGATACACGTAGAGGCGTCGTGCTGCATTTTCAAGAATTATATCGCTGGCAACAAGCCATCCACCGCTCGCATCCAAGCCTTATTTAGCGAAGCCGTCGACTTGGAATGTGCATTTCTCCGCGCAGCCGCACCACGCGACTCTCGCTTATTGGATATTGGCTCAATCTGTAGCTATGTTCGTTACAGCGCCGACAGATTATTGAGAATGTTGGACGTGCCACCGATTTACGGCGAACCCAGCCCCGCTGCCGACTTTCCGCTATCTCTAATGTCCGCTTCAAATAATACAAATTTCTTCGAAAGAAGAAGCACCGCGTACTCCGGGAGTGTATCGAACGATCTTTAATTAGCCTGTGTGCAACTGTACTTTCTACCCCTACCCACAAGAATTAATAAATGAATTCAAATTATCGCTTTTCGCACCGTGTAGTTTGTGATGCATCCCTTCCCCAGTACCTTATCAGCACGGAGTCGAAAGGCCGTACCTCCGGGATACACCTTAGAAATGCGGTTGAAATAACTGAAGCTTCGGCCTCATTGGGTATACTGCGAAACACCAATTCTTCAACCGCTACATCGTCACGTATATCCTGCATTATGGGGAATCGTTTTAAAATACTAATTCTGGGCGTTCTGCGCTCGGGCATTATAGTCGCAATGACGTGCTTTATGAACTTGTATTCGAGAACTTCGCATCTCGTTTTTGGGGGGTGCAAAGATCTTAACAAGCTGTAATTGGACGCGAGATCCCTGTTCGCATCGGGCATATCAGCCGGTCTCTCGTAATGATGGCCGCCCGTGATCTCAGGATTGCAACAATTCATCAACGACGACCGGCCACGCTCGTTATCGCTCGCTTTACCGCAGATAGTGCCCGAACCCTGCTTCAATGTCCCTAGATCTATTATCTCTTGCATGGATTTCAGTGTGTGTTCGCAATGGAGGTCTGTTTGACACCGAACGAAGTTAGACAAAAACGTGAAATAGTCCATTTTTAACGCCGCCAAAACATCTCTGCAGTAGATAGTCGGCGGAAATATTCTAGTAAGGTCGATGATTATATCACATCCCATCAATAGCATGTCTGTATCTGAAGATAACACATACGCAACCGTTTTGGTGTGAAAGAGGTTAGCACAGATATCGTCCGCTTCCATCATGGCCACATCGACATAAGGGTATCCCATATAGCGAATGGTATCCATGCAGAGCCTATGTAGAATTTTGGGCGTATCAGACTTATCGCTCCATCTGCGTGGTCTTTTGGGCTTCCGCGTTCTTTTGTTCCGCGCTTCTCCGGTATCCGCATTCTCGCATTCGTCGCGCGAACGTACTTGCAGCCTCCCAGAACCTCCTCCCCTCGCGATGCGAGTAGCTGCTAGCGCCTTTGCTCCATAAAGCGTTTTCCCATACTTCGAAAACCCCCGGTCCGATACAAACACCGGATAATACGACCGTTGGTGTAACAAACGCAGCAGACAGTATAAGCACCGCAGCGTGGCGACCGAGTTGTCGACTCCGTCGACCTTACCAGGGTAAATTTTTTCCAGCAGTCCATACATAACATTCCATAAATCCACGGCAATGGGCGTCATAGCCCCGCCGGATATCGAACCCGAAATGTGACTTCTCACTAATCCGTTCGCATAGGCGAAGTGCATGCAACCGTACACGCCCATGGCAACTTTCGGAGTCGCAGTGTAAGAGACACGGGGTAATACGAATTTTGAATTTTGGGAGTATCTGTCAAGTATATTCAACTCTTGAATAACCACGACCAGGCGTAGCTATCCAAATGCCGAAACGTTAAGCCGCTCCATAAAACCTTGATTCCACTATTCAATTGTGCAATAGTTGGATTAGGGCAGGTATTCGGCTCTATCTGTTCACCGTATACACGCTATACCGTCCTTTAAATTAGACAAGGTGCGCGTCTCTAAACCTATAATTCCCGGTAGCGGTATAAGCGACACTTATTACATGCCTATCCACCACGTGATGCAACCCACACGATTCACGTTGAAGACATGTGACATTTGCTGTAAATATACGCAGGTAACAATGTGTGCGGCGAATTAGACTTACAGCCAATAGTAAGCGCGACATAACACTAAATGGGCGGCGCGACATTCGAGTGCCTATAGGAGACCGATATACGTAACCACGCGTGGTGCGATTGCGACCCAGGCTCCTTCGATATAAGCTTTCCCCCTCACATCCGGAGCCATCCGTTAGATTGACTCTGCCTCAGCCTATACAACGCGCCAAAGAACAGTGTGCTACGGACAGAAGTGACGCCGACTTGAGTTCACGGCATCGAGACCCCAGAACCGGTCTCGGCGATGGCGCGAATAACTATGAGCGATGAACACATCATAGACGATGCAGGGGCCACTTCTAACGATTCGCCCAATTCCTGGAAAGTCGTCTTGGCCGGAGAGAAATTTAGAACGGTATCGGCTGCAGTACGCGCAATAGTAGATTCTGTGAAGAATCCCCTAATCATATTCAGCGACGACGGATTAATGATACAGGGCACGATTTGCGGTCAGCAAACATTCGTTCCTATCGAGTGCGCCGCCTTTAGTGAATTTGAATGGCGCGGGTCCGCGGCCATATTCCTGGCGCTAACAGATTCGAGGCGTACTTTATTAGACGCGTTTAAATGCGACAAGAAAAAAGCAATCGAGGTCTCCTTTACGTTCCGAGGGGAACCGCCGTCGCGACATCTAACCCAGACAGTCACGTATGTAACTGATAACGGATCGTTCTCGAGTGCTATCATCAAGTATGAACTGTGGTGCGCCTCAGTTTTATTCCCGCAAAAAATTCCCGATGTTACGTTCTCAGTAAACAAACAGCAATTAAACAAGATTTTGGCTATAGCCGCCAAGAGACGGCACGAGCAACTAACATTTGCGTTGAAAGCAGAAGGGGGGTTTTATGCCGGAACTGTGTGCGATGTTATAAGTTTCGATGTAGACGGGAGCGCAATGACTCAGTATCCGTATAATGCCACGACTGCGGTCTCGTCTGCCCTCGTCTTAGCATGCGGGAAGAAAAGAGCCGCCCGTAATGCACCCGTGACTGCATATGGGAGCGGAAAACCTTTCTGCCTCGCACTGGAAGACACGACCGCGTTCCGAAACGTCGTACAGAAAATTAAAACCGGCTCGGCAGGGGCAGATTTGGGATTTTATACGGCGTGCAATCCACCGATGCTATGCGTGCGTCCGCAGGCGTTCGGCAGCCTGACCGCTTTTCTATTTTGCAACTCGGATTGCATGTCTATATACGAATTGGAGGAAGCGAGTGTAGCGGTCGGCGCAGTAACATCGAAACGCATAAACGAATATTTTCCCAGAGTATCGACCATCGATTCCCGGAAAAGGCGCCCGTCTTCGGTCCTCTCGGAGGGGGATGGGAAACTCCTTAAACCCGACGGCCAATAGGTCTCGTGTCCGCGCGCGGACCACAGTCATGACGCGGGGAGGTCAAACTGATATAAGATGTGATAAGACTGCTTAGATTTCATTCGACCTGGTTATTCGGACATACATGGAGCCCGTCGACAACGCGTCTCCGTTACCTCCGACTGGCGCGGGACACTGTCTTCATAGGATTGTTTGCATCGACCCTCCATGTACAGCAACCATTGGCAGCGGGAGGAGCGGCAATAGGTGCATAAAATGTATTATGGTTACGACGGGCTCCCTGTTATCGATGGCCGCACACTTGACCGTCACCGTATTTTGCGTTTCCGTGATTCCGTGTATAGATCGAACCGCAGCCTATCCACGCTGCACTATGGGCGCCATCTTCGCATTCCTATTCTTTTTTAACATGCGGCTTACTGCACGATCATCGGAAATAGTGCTGCTCATTGGCAGACCGACACAATTTTTATGCGCTCTGACAGCATCAATCGCCGACACGGTCGCCAAACATCTAGCGGCTACCCATAAGGATTACCTGACGACATTGCGAGCAATAGAAGTAATGTCTCTGTTGACTTTTGTCATGCTCGGAGCTCTGATCGCATCTTATCATTACGTCTGCATAGCAACGTCTGGAGACGTGACGTGGAAGACCGGGTTTTTAGTTGTGGCGGCAGGGACGATTGCCGGCATCACGGCTCCGTATGGAGACATTTCTCCTCTAGCCGGCTTTCTTTCGGCGTATACGGCGTTACTATTCACGTGGTCAGAGACGCCAGTCGGGTCTCTAATGAACACGTGCTACTACCGTGCACGTCGGGAAATTACTGTGAACGGTGCATATCGCCTCGGTCGCGCGCGTCTCCCGCCCAGCACGGACGCCGAGGCGACGCGCGAAGAAGACGTATCCAGTTACGATACGCTGGGGGGGAATATTCCTACGATAATTCTGAGCCTCATAGCGGTCATCTCGATTCCAGCCATAGCCAGCTTTCAAAAGTACATGTCGAACGCAACTAAGCACCAGTCAACATTGACTGACACGTTACGCAGTATATGCGGTTTCTTGGTGGGTACAAGTGTCGCGATATTCCTTCCGTCGCGCTACCACGAGGTTCTGTTCCGTCCAATTCTTGTATTACTGTTAATATTCGGGGCAATGGCTACTACCTTAGCCGGCTTCGGTTTACTTCTCGGGCCGACATTGTTTTCCGCGACAGCCGCGGTTCTGTGCTGCTACACTTGTATAAATGTACGCAACGCGAATAGCGGAATAAAGCAATTGGCGGCCGCCGCAGCTGGTAAATGCATATTAGGAACTGCCATCTCGAGCATGTTGGTTTGCGTGTTAATACAATATTCCTGATCGCGGAGCGATTAATTTTTATATCATGTGATCATAGCGTTCTTTCGAACTGCGAATAAAACTTTCGTGGCTACTAAAGGGGCCTATCGTGGGTTTATGCGCTGTCGAAAACATGAAAGGGCCGATTTAAAGCTAAGTTGCGCAGGCAGAGGCCACTCCATATACGCTCTCGGAGACGCGGCTCGCACGCCAGCTGAAATATTTTCCCCATGCACGCGTCACGCGCGTTGCGAGCTTTGGGGTGGACGAGACTCTTATTTGTCGTTTTATTTTCGGGCCGCGTCCTAAGCGCTAGCATTAACCCCGATCTAGCTACACCCCCGGTCATTGCTTTCAACCCGTCAAGTATTCCGGCCGATGATGGGCCTTTGGCCAAAGTTCCTGCATCCCCGCCGGCAGGGGAGAAAGAGGAGAGCCACAAGAATGCAAGCGACGCGCGTAGGATGCCTAGTATAGTTTGCGATAAAGAAGAAGTTTTCGTTTTCCTGAACAAGACCGGGCGTTTCGTGTGCACTCTTAAGATCGCCCCTCCCTCCGACAACGAATGGTCGAACTTTGCTCTAGACCTTATTTTCAATCCGATCGAATACCATGCTAATGAGAAGAACGTGGAAGCAGCGCGTATTGCTGGCCTCTATGGGGTGCCCGGATCAGATTACGCCTACCCGCGTCCTTCTGAATTAATCTCTTCTATTCGGCGAGACCCCCAAGGGACCTTTTGGACAAGCCCATCGGCACATGGAGACAAGTACTTCATATGGCTAAACAAAACGACGAATACGATGGGCGTGGAAATTAGGAACGTCGACTACGCAGACAACGGTTACATCCAAGTTGCCATGCGGGATCCTTTCAATCGGCCTTTACTAGATAAGCACGTGTACATCCGCGTGTGTCAACGACCCGCCTCGGTCGACGTTCTAGCCCCCCCCGTCCTCAGTGGCGATCCGTACAAGGCTTCATGCATCGTTAGGCATTTTTATCCACCGGGCTCCGTCTATGTGTTCTGGAGGCAAGATGGGAATATCGTTACACCACGTAAGGACACGGACGGAAGTTTTTGGTGGTTTGAATCAGCCCGGGGAGCCACCCTGGTATCTACGATAACGCTGGGCAACTCGGCCATCGACCCTCCTCCCAAGATTTCATGTCTGGTAGCCTGGAAGCAGGGAAATATGATGAGTACTACGAACGCCACTGCAATCCCGACCGTATATCATCATCCCCGGATATCCCTGGCTTTCAAAGATGGGTATGCAATATGTACTACGCAATGTGTGCCGTTCGGAATTACCATACGATGGTTAGTACACGATGAACCCAAACCTAATACAACTTATGATACTGTGGTTACAGGTCTTTGCAGGACCCTCAAGCGGCATAGAAATATCATCAGCCGAATATTACTCCAAGATGACTGGCAGAAAACAAAGTATACATGTCGTCTCATCGGCTATCCTTTCGACGAAGACAAATTTCAAGCTTTCGATTACTTCGACGCGACGCCATCGACGAGGGGGTCCCCCATGGTTCTCGCGATAGCGGCTGTTGTGGGACTAGCTTTGATTTTGGGAATGGGTACACTCCTGACGGCTCTGTGTTTCTACGCCTCCGGGAAAAAATACATATTACTTTCGTCCGTCTAGTTTGCGGTGACATTGATCTGGCTCATTATATGCCCCGAGCTCTTGTAACATCGCGGACGCGATTTCCGTAGTAGGCACATCTCAAATGCAAAAGCGGCATGTCAACCGTATAGGTACATCCGGCCCTGCTTACAGTCGGTAGGGCATATATCCACCGGAAAACTTCAGCTTTAGACTCCTCAGGTGATGAGGAATAGTATGTAACCCTCTAGCAGTACGGTATTTCTAAAAAAAGGTAGATCCTTTTCCACACGGCACAGACTAAATAACGTACACTACACAGGTTCTCTCGAACTTCGTTTGGACCGGAATTATTCCCTCGGCAGCGCCTAAAAAGCAAACCTCTAGAGTAGATAAGTGTCAGTGAACCTAGGCCTTCTTTGTTCCACGGCTGGAAAGCTAAGGGACGAGGTACACGCGACCCCAGCCACGCACGAACAGAGTTTAACGGAAGCGTCGTTTGCGGGATAAGGTTGTCGGACCCCGCGGGTCCGTTGAAAAGTGGCTGCGCGCCTACCGACGAATACGTCGGTAACAATTTTAGAAATCGAATATGACTGCGAGTACCGTACAATCGCGAAATACGGTCTCTATATAGCTACTCGGTCCTTAAATATGTAAGTATGATGTCCCCTACTCCCGAAGACGACCCGCGACTTGGTCCAGTACGTGGGCTGCTCCGGATGATGGACGAGACCACATCTGAGCGACACAAACGTTCGCGTTCAGGATGCCCCCGGTTGTTATGCGGTTGTACGATCGGGATCGCTCTTACTGTGTTCGTCATCACAGCTACGGTCGTGCTAGCTTCGCTGTTTGCATTCTCTTACATGTCCCTGGAGTCCGGTACATGTCCTCACGAATGGATCGGTTTAGGCTATAGTTGTATGCGCGCGATGGGGAGCAACGCTACCGAGCTAGAAGCCCTAGATACGTGCTCCCGACATAACAGCAAGCTTGTCGACTTTACTCATGCGAAAATTCTAATCGAAGCTATCGCGCCGTTCGCCTCCACGGACGCCAATAGCAGCAACGTCTTCCGACTACGCGATAGTAGAACAACGTGCGTACGCCCCACTGCCGCAGGACCGGTGGCCGTCGACTGCCCGAGGACCTGTACCGCCATATGCCAGCGGCCGCGCCCATTGAGTATCGTCGCTTCGATAATCAGGGACGCCCGTACTTCTCTTCGTCTAGAACGTCGCGAATATTACGAAGTTTATACGGCCATTCTCTCAAATGGCAGCGTGAAATAAACGCGAGAGACCGAGCATTAGAGTAGCACTTATTTATTCTATCGCAGAGAAACACCGCGCGCGTTCAAAAAAAACACAGGCGGGGTACGATAAATTTACGCGGCCGCGCTATGTTTACTTTATACATCAGAGGTCATCGTCAACCTGCGCAAAATTTCCGTTACCGTAACCGTGCCGCCACGATGCTTGCGCACGGCTTTTGGGCGTGGACCGGTCGGTGCCTCCAAAAGGCGTTCGGGGGGCGTTTCGGGGACCGTACTGGGAGATCCGACAGCCACGGCGTTGCACATATCTGCCGGAATCGCCAATCCCGTCGTAGAAGCACAACCATTCCTTTCAATCGAAAAAGTGGCAGGGAGGGTTGCGGCTCGGTCCGATGCGGGCGAAGGCTCCGCATCTGTGCGGGTCCCATTTGACGTAGATGCCGTAGTCGGTGTCGGGGAGCGGAGATAAGTTAGCGAGCACTGAGCGGGAGGCGGGGAGTCTTGAGTGAAGTGCATAGTGAAGATGGACTGTCCATTAGAGGCAGGCGCTTCACTGGTCTCGCCCCCGTCCTCTACCCACGCACGCTTCGATTGCTGGGGCGAGTCTTGCAAGCATCTAACGACTGAGTCACCTCCCTTAGCCGCGGGTTGGTAGGTGACCGTCGACTTAACTCGTGCGTGTTTGAACCAGAGCGCCACCGTGGATTCCGTGTCAGCCCACGTGCACGAGTTCATGGTCGGAAATAGCTCCCCCAGGAAGCACTGGAACCGTTTCTGTTGCCGGAGAGCACGTCTCAATGTTGAGTTAGCCATGCCGCCCTGCAGCCATACCGCATACCCGTTAAAGACCATGTTGAGGATATATTGACAGCGGTAATTCAAAAGACCAACCAACGCCACAATAGCGACTACAGGCCGCGATACTTCACTTTCTGGGCTGCTTCGCCACGCGCAGCACGTCCACAAAGCGCCCATGTGAACAAGAGGGGCTAAAACGGTTCCGATAAAATGGCATAACATCGTAGTGTCGGCCCAGCTTTCCGATGGTAGGGAACTCACGGCTTCGGCAAGGGCCAAAAATACGGTATCAAAGTCGCTCGGGGCCCGAGGGCCGAAGACGTTAGGGCACGCGCGCAGATCTAACACGTCCATTAGCCACACCGCCCACGTATACAACGTCCTTACATAACTCAGCAATAGTTGCAAGCGTATCGACGTATCGGCACTAGGCGCCGTTACATCATCGGGTCTCATGTAGTAGGCGTATTTTTGAATAAGCTCTGTCCCGTCCCGAATCTCTCGCCAACATCTGAGATACAGTGCATTATCTTTCGCGAGTTGGAACGGTTTCTTGACCAAGGCGTTACGATTAATGATAGGGTAAAAGAGCAATGCTGCTTCACGTCTAGTCGGATCGCAGGTCTCGGGCGAACCGGCACGGCATCCATCGCGTCTCATCTCTAAATAATTCATGTAAGAGGCCTGATAACACCTCTTGACCGACGCACGAGTCAGCTTCTTTTTTTTCATACGGCGCGCAATGCGCGCGCGGTAGGGCCTCGTATACTCTTCCGAGGCATCCCCTAACGCGAGGTAGACGACGATACATTCCGGAACTTTGTTAGAAGGAGCGTCGCGCAACAGCGTTTGTCGCAAAGCAGAGAGAAATCCTGAGGGGAGCACTTCTACGAGCGCGTCTTCTTGAGCTCGGATACCCGAAAGAGATGTACCCGTTGTTTCCGATAGCTGACACGGGTACTCCTGGACGCGCGTCGGCGAACCTCGTGACCGGGAATTTAACGCCAACGAATCCGTCTCCGGCTCGGGAGAAGTTGGCGTAAACAACTCCGGCGACATGCTAGCGCAAGCATATCGGTCCATCGGAATCTATACAGATTAGGCGCAGTACGGAAAGGCCGACTTTTGGGACGCGAAGTGGCCAGAAGCATCGCTTTCCTTAGCACAACTATTCTTAAATGCGATGCTTACTCAGGGCGGATTGATAGTCCCGCCCATACGGCGCGTCACCACGATCTGCACGCCGCTCCGTGCGCTTTTTTTTACCGGTCCGTTTTTTTGAAGATCGCCTCCTTCGCATCTTCTAACACATCCTGCAGCGAGGCTAGCGTGCCGAGAAGGTTATACCCGCTCGGAGGCGGTACTAGCTTTAGAGCTTCCAACTCTCCATTCTTCTCCTCTCCACGAATCGCTGTCGCAATGCCGTCGGGCGGGTCTCCTCGCTCAAATTCCAATTCTAAATACTCCATAGCGTCGTCGCGGTCGGCTATATATTCATCTACGCTAACAGGTCGATACAAGCCTTTACATACGTAGCACAGGTGGCGGTATAGCTTAAACGTTTCCGACCAAACGTCTACAGCGAGGTCGTGGTACATGGCGGCGATCGTGAGGTGCGCGACGCCGATATTCAAATGCCCTAGCAGACGTTGCAGAACAATGGTAGTGGCTACCACGGTTGCGGTTAAGGTGTCTCCCGACTCGATATCTCTCTCATTCGCCGAGGTGCTGCGCGATACGAACTCGTTCATAAGCTCCGTAAGCGCAGATCTAGTAGCGACATAAGCCCCGACGAAAGTCTCCCCTAGCGGCGCGCCCCCGGTACCATAAGAAGCTGATTCCAATCTCCCCAGGCACATTCCTTCCGCATAAAGAACATCGAGGCTCTCCATTGGGAGCTTTTTATGACCACGGCCTAGCAGTCGCGCCCACGCGCGAACACGATTAGCTTTGAAACGGTGAAGCATTCGACCCGACGAAACATACAGGAACTGCGCGGCGATACTAGCAGCCACACATCCCACAGTAACGCACGACGATAGCATTTCAAGTTCTTCTTTCGTCACAGACACCGTGTCAGACGACACTCTCGACAATAAAAACACTTCTGCCCGTAGCATAGCGGCACGCATAGCGCACTGCACTTTTACACTTCGATCCCAAAATGCAACGGATTCTGGCCAGTACGCCAGAGAGCCGTAGGAAGCACGTAAAATTGCAGCAGCGGGGCCCTTCGCCTTACGGATAGCGCCGCCTTCAAACATTTTAGCGTCACCCGTAGGAACGCGTGGCAAAGACGACAATAATTTGGCGCGACCGAATTTGGAAAAGCCCCCTTTATGTATCCTCACCGCTAGCTCCAAAGCCGAGGTAATTAAGAAAATAATAGCGTCTTTCTGATTCAGCTCGCCAGACACTACGGCACTCCTCAGGGCATCTCTCCCGAGGCAGAGAATAAGCGCGTGTGCTTGCTTCGCCGTCCGTTTCCAGGCGAGAGCGCCTTTTGGTGGCGCGGACGTATACATATCCCCCTTGGCATAGTCTGATCTGCTGTCAGAATGCCAAAGTGGACCGTCCCCGAAAGTATTGCCCCGGGTATGTAGTAATTTGTCTTCTCGTATAGCCTCGACTCGAGGCACGGGTTCCAACAGCCGCCGCAACGGAATGAACGTGCCAAGGCTCTCGATAAACGTCGGACTCGTGCCTTCGACCTTGATGCTATTGAGATCGGGTTCGGCCGATAAAGGGGAAGGGACCGTGTAAGCAGATACGACCCGCTCGTAAGGCCGTAAATCGTCATCATCTCCCGAAAAGCTGTCGCTTCCCAGAGATTGACTCTTTTCTCTAGACGATGCACCCGAGCCTTTACTTATCCAGTTCTGTTTTAAGTCAGACGGCGCACGCTCCAAGCTGCTGTCGCGATTAAATGAGGTTCGATCCTCATGACCGCCGGCTCTCGGTCCTCGCCTGCGTGACGATCCGCGGCGTCGTCCGCGCACGCGCCCAGACCGAGCCGCATGTGTGTATTCCCCCCCTCTAGATGATCTTCCTCTAAACTGGACCCATCTTCTGGATCGATGGCGACCTTCAGAGCCATTCGAGCCTATCGAAGACCGGCCAGAACCCCTAGAATAATGCGTGCGCACGCTAGCGTTTCGATGTCGCCGTCTAGATGACGACCTCCGACGTCTAGACCTAGGTCTCGACCTCGATGAGGCGTCTGTCATGTCGCGCGACGCATCCCGGCCTGAACGATCCGAAGAGCGTCCCTCCCGATCTCTGCGATAGTGCGTATGAGCACTAGCGTTGCGATGACGACGCCTAGACGAAGACCTTCGCCGTTTAGACCGAGGTTTAGATCTCGACGATGCGTCTATCGCATCACGCGGTACATCCCGTCCCGTATGCTCCAAAGGGCGTCTATCCCGAAAAGTATCTCGAATGTAGCCAATAAACCCTTGTCCGTTGCGACGACTCGTAGATCCGGCAGAGCTCCTATATCCATCAGTCTCTAGGCGATCGTACGTATCGTCGTAGTTCGTCTCTGATGGTCCCACGTGTATGCTTGCCATGTTATAGGGACTTCGCGATAATCGGACACGCGTTTTAGTTCCGCGCGTTACATAATCTCGGACCGAACCGGTTCTCTGTCGCTGCTCTTGACCGACATCCCCATGACGGTGTAGAGCCAGCATTCGCCTTCCCGTCACAACTCACCGGCAAAGTACGGCGGCCGTCCATCGCCGTCTCATTTTATACGGTGCCTAATCGAACGGCGGAACCGTAGCTATATCGACCGCGTTCCATTGAGAAGGGGGCGCGAGGAACGGTAACGAAGTAAATATAATAAAATCATTTATTAGCTGTCGCTTTTACGTACAACATTGTTTTAACTACAAAATCGTACCGTCGCATCAAGTATTACATCACCGTTTACCGTTCGCGGCTTACATTGTGCGAGCAGCAGCGATATCCTCGGCAATCGCGGGCCCGGGATGTGTAGAATCCCGCAACATCGCTTTCACGATAGTCCCATGGCCACACGACGGGCCGGCCTTCCCAGCGCGGCCGCTCTCTCCCCGCGCTGATGATCGCGGTCTTGGAGGGTGCATGAGAGAGTACACTTCCAGCTTTGATTTGATGCACTGGAATAGATACGCGGATGCCCTAGGCGCGTTTGCTAAAAATGCAGGCGGGGCTGTCAAAGGCATACCCCGCTCTTCCACTAACTCGCATCGCATCACCGGCAGTCCGAGTTCGGACCGTACGTAATTTTGTGTTCTTAATTCGGCGGCGGTTAACGCACGCCCTTCAACTATCACAACGCCGTGGTTAAAAATAACCGGTTGAAATAAACACTGAAAGTGTCGTAATTGGTGCCAATCGCACCGCAGGTCTGCAAATAAGTTTTGCCTTTTCCTCTGACTGGCTTCGAGTCGCCGCGATACATCTCTTGTAACCGAAAGGTATAAATGCATATACAGAAGTCTTGCGAACCTTGCCGCTTCCCGGTAATACGCCCCGGCGATAGATCGCCGGGGCGTCTCTGACCCGCCGACGCACATATCGCATCGCGAGGGTTCGTTCGCTCCCTGCCTAAGATAACATGCCAAAGCACGACAATAACCGCAAAGTAGAGTGACATAGGATTTTTCTCTAGCTTCCAATTCCATCGAAAAGAATTTTTGAATCTCCGTAACATAAACAGGCAAGCCGTCCTTTGTTAATGGGGGCCGCGGGACTTCCATCCCGCAATGTTCGTTTAGATTTATCGCCGTATATGCCCATTTCTCTTCGGACGCCGCATCTAGGACTTCGCTAGGAGAGACGGACAGTAGGGTTGCATGTTCGTATAAGTGCCCATTAATCGGAAAGCACGAGAACAAGTCTACGTTTAGTTTTTCCAGCCGAGATAACAGGGACGGGCCCTCTGTAAAATCCAGTTCGTGCAAGAGCCTGTTGTACAAGCGGTTCGGAGGATTCGGATTTGGGGACGGAAGCGAAATTTTGATCGAAAATGGAGCACTCAAAGAGAACGAGGCAGATTGCTCCGCGCATCTCGTTTGAGAGCAAAGAGTTTCGCTAAAGCTTTCAATGCCGCGGAGGATGTCCGAATCCAAACAGTCCGTCATTCCGTTTACGGGCGCTTCGATCTCGGCGGATAAGTCCGTACTGTCGCGGCGAGCATCTCGACTCCCCGGTCCCATTCTCCGCGTCGCCATCCATCTGCTTAGTAGCGCCCGCCCCACTACCGATACTTTATGTGACGCTATTCACTCTCGCTACTATAGTTACCACGGGAACTTGAGTAGTGGCGACGTGAAGTCGTCGGAGCGCGACCGGGGGTTTTTGAGCGACGATCTCTCTTATCTACCGGAGTGCTCTCGTCACCGTCGCGTTTTCCATATTGGGATCTGGACTTAGGGTTTCCCATATCCGGCGACAGTCCGGACTCCTCCGATAATTTTCGCGTACATGCCTCAGCTTCATCCAATAGGTTTGCCCCTTCTTGAATCGTGATCTTGATTATAGCCCTGGCGAGGAATTCCTCGAGCTCCGCATTGGTCCTCGGGGCGTTCCGACGCCAAAGGGAAAGCGCTCCCCTATATGCATGGTACTGGGCCACAGCAGCTACGGCTCCGCAGAATATACGCTCGTTATAGACGAGCGTGTTTGATCGCCAGGTACTAGTTGCTGACGCCGGAGTCGTACTAAAGGCAAATTTCCCTTTTTCTATTGCCCTGGCTCCGGGTTTGGCACGAACTTTGGAGGACAGCGACTCCCCTCTTTGGGTTTCCGATGAGGAATCTTTTCTTTCGATCTTTACAGATCTGCGTCTTTGTAATGAATGAGACGGGGGGGAGATCCGGTCCGGCGACTCGTTCTTGGACGAATCTCGTCGAGCGCGGGTCGACGATATATGGGCACTATTATCCGGTGACGTGCGCATAGTTGAGCGACGTCGACTCGACTTACGTCTATCCGAATCTCCCATTGTATCTCGTATTAGGCAGCCGATTACAGACGCGACGGGCCGTTACGTTTCACCGTGTTGCGTCTCCGACACTGATCAAGCTGTTCACGGCAATGACATTCTTATACGGGAACAGTAGCGCCCACGCCCACACGATCTTACCAGCCGTCATCGAACATACTTGCCGTGAATAGTCGGAAGCATGCATGGTACGACCCGGCCAAGAGGGCGGAGATTACCGCCACCAGACCTAGATAAAAAAGGACCGAGAAGCCAGAAGAAAAGGCTATAGACACGCCTACGGCGGAACACGTAGATTCCCAGAAATTTCCTGCCACGGCGATCGGCCTTCCCGAATCGATCGAAGTAGCTCGCGACTCCACGAGGGACGCAATTACGCAAATTAACACTTTACAGACCACATGATGGATGTCGGACAAACCCATCCCTGCGGTAACGCTTTGGAAAAGATGTCCTCGCACGCGTCGGGGGCTCCGTGGCGCATGCAGTTCTCCGTCGATGAAGCGATATATGCGAGGAACCCAGAAGGTTGGACCTGTTATATAGAAGAACGCGACCCGCGCTGTCTTCGCGTTATCAACGACTGTGCGATCTCGTTGCCCAAACGCGATGTTAAGCGGAAGTATGAAATATGTGCGTTAGATCTAGGTGTACGAGTGGCAGTTCCTCGGAATTATGTCGTTGTGCTGGCGAAATTGACGGACCCGGATCCAACGTCTCGGGGCGTACCCGTAATCCGCGTTGCCAATGGACTAATAGATTCTGGATACAGGGGGAACGTTCGAGTGGTACTTTTGTACGAAGCAGCTTGCACCATTCCTAAAAACGGGCTGGTTATACGTCTGGCGCTCGTGCAGTTGGCCTATCCGGATTTCAACAGTCGCGTGCTTTTTGACCTCGCTGATATCACGCCCCACTTGGATTGCGGGCCTAACTTTTCGATGTCGATTGCAACCGCTGCTAAATCGCACAGCGCTCAGGCTCGACCGCTATTGCCCCCTGGCGGCGAGAAACTATGGCCGGGAACCGGGTGTCGGGCACTCGTCTGTTTGTACAGCGATCGCGTGTCTCGGGCAACTCATTATAACACTTTAGACAGCAATGTCATATTTGCCGTAAGGTACAATGATTCTACGACCGTTATCGGCTTAAAAGATGTCCCGAAGTATGTGCATAAAACATTTGTACGGTTTTATACATCCGGTCAATTTGCAACGTTCGTTCCTTTTTACGAGACATTTAATACAAAGCGGCACGAAGATGCGGCTTACGATATATTCGCTCCGAGCGACATTGTATTGGAATCAATGTCTTCTGTAACTATCGCGATACAGCAGCGATATGCATGTGCGGATAAGTCAATGGTTCCTTGGATCTTCGGACGGTCGTCCATGAATTTGCGCGGGTTGATTATTTCCCCATCTAGGTGGATGCCCGATTCGTGGTTAACGCTGACTTTATGCAACTTAACGGAAGCAAAAGCGACCATTAAACGCGGAGATAGGATCGCCCAGCTGTTGTTAGTCAATCAGGAAGCCGCTGCGTTGCTTCCAACGGAAGGCGGCACGGTGCGCTGTTCCCTACAGTAGGTAAATGCCGTCGTCCCGCAGCGTCCGCGGAAGCTAAGTGGAGGGAAACGGCAGCATTCGATACGGAATCGGGCAGGAGCGAGAGAGAGTGTGCCGGCTTCGGGTCGAGCGGGCAATAATGTATAGTTGCGCACGATTACATACAAAACAATAAACACGAACACCACGCTGCGTTCTGGACAATCAGTTTATTCAGTTACACAGTCCGGTAACATGCCCTCGTTGACTCCACATGTCTTAGCCCTTCTACCGCTTCCCTTACTTACATCACATGACGTTGCACATGCCGCTTGCTCGGCTTCAGAGTGCGGCGGCGAAGGTAGCCCTCCCACCCGACCGTAAATATCTGCTCCACTTTCGTCCCCGCAGTTACGGGGGTCAGTAGCTTCCGATAGCTCTAAGTTTTCCGTTTCGGGACACGCGGCCAACGCTTCGAGCGAGCAATCATTTGGGGAAGATTTTAAGCCTAACGCTCTTTCCACTAGAGCGATATCATTCATAGCAGTCTCTGTAGCAGCAGTTATTTGTATCGCGTGTTCTACGAAGGCATCCGTTCGTCCCGTGCCGACAGACATGTAGATCTGCAAGAGGGCGGCGGCACACGTGTCCACCACTTCGTGCGCATTTTTGCGATGGGTCTCGACGACCGCGTCGAGCCCAGGGGTTCCTTGTCCCGAAACATGACGAGATAGGCAATCGAGATTACGGAGACACGCACTGTACATTCTAGCCAACGACTGGCCACGAACCAGTTTTCGCACTCCGTCGGCAGACAATATCGCCATTTCTAATGTGATGGGCGTGGGGAGCATAAGATTGACGGCTTGTACCGCCTCCCTGAAACGATGCATAACTCTGTCGGAGGAAGACGAGGTAGACAGTGCTGTGTATTCCGGCTGAATTTTTCTAGAGCGCCTTCTTAACCCGGCGTGCATTGTGGCCAAATCTTCTATTATGTCCGATATACCGGAGGATGCCGACCCTGGGATCAAAGTTTTGTTTGCCGTTGATGGTTGCGCCGTCTCGTTCTCCCTTGCACTTCTTACGGGTCAGGTCCCATCTATCAATCCCGTCTACGTTATCAGCCACTGGGATCCGGGCAATCGTTTGTTAGATGTCCTTTGCCACCGCGCAGACGATCGCGACTGCGGAAGAATACCGAATGAACGAGGAGATTTAAACGCGGTCTCCGACCCTCTAAAAGTAGAGTTTTGCCTTCTCAGTCAAATGACACGCGGTTTGGGCGGCGCCGATTTAAAATTGCGGACGCGAGCGATATTCGTGTGCCGGTTTACTTCGCATTCCGAGATTAACTCCATCGTGGCTTCTATAGCTTCCGGAGCGCCTATTCAAACAGACTTATTAATAGCCACCCTCTCCGAATATGACACATTTCGCCTACATGATGACTTCAACATCGCCCTCCACATCTCTCTCGCCTGTTTATCGCAAAAGCGCCGCAATGGGAAAGAGCCGGCAAAATCACCGGATCGAAATCTGCTATCGATTATGGCGGGAACCTTTTCTGGAGGTCGGCGCGGTCTAGCCGGGCTGTATTTACAATACGAGCAAAAAGTCACCGCGGCCTACCGACGTGTATATGGGGGGTCGACGACGACAGCGTTCTGGTACGTGTCTAAATTTGGACCGGAAGAAAAGAGCCTGGTCTTGGCGCTACGTTATTACCTTTTGCAAGCTCAGGCCGAACCTACTGGGATTGCTACGGGTTACGATTTACAGGCCATAAAAGATATCTGCGACACGTACGCTGTACCCGTAGAGGCCAATCCTACCGGGTTTTCGACGGCAGACTTGACATCGTTTGCCAGATTATCGCGTTTCTGTTGCGTGAGCAATTATGCCAACGGTCCCGTAGCTAGGGCGTTTCCCCTATACGTGGAACACAGAATTGCAGCCGACGTGACAGAAGTGGATGCATTGAAAGAGTATATAGAAAGAGACCGGTCCGGGTTAAAGATTTCGGATTTGGAATTTGTCAAATATATTTACTTGGCTTACTTCGAGTGCTACAATCGTGCTCAATTAAGACGTCATTTGCGAGACGTGACCGTGCGTTGTCCCGAAGAAGATGTCTACAAACGCTCGTCTCTGGGGAAACACGCAGTCGATAATTTCTTTACGCATGTGAGATCCAGACTAAACGTGAACGATCACATAGCATGTAACGTATCTCCGGATCAAGTGGAAATGGGAAACGTTTTGACCCGAGCATTTTGTAGGGCCAGGACCTATCCACCGAGTACCATGGAAAGCGATGCGCGTTTCACCGGGATTTGCGAACCCTCGTCGGTGATTATAAAGCGTCTGGATGCCCTAGAATCGACATTACACAAATACGGATGGCCGCGCGCACGGTCTGAAACAGTTAACATGATGTCAGAGTGCGCGAATTTGCCCATCGCTTCATCTGCCGATAGTCTTAGGCCACCCGGCCTGCCGCTAGAACATCCAGGCACTCATTGCCGGGGTGGTCCAATGATCGTAAAGCGCCTACTAGCGCTAGTATCCGCAGATGCACGTGTCGGGGACATAGGACCGACAAACATGCTCACCGGCATTCGGGAATCGGCCGTCAAGGGCCCTCTTCCGATTTACCGGATAGGCATGTCCAAAGGCAAACAAGCGTTTGCCGTGATGGTGGCCGATTGTTGGGACAAAATCATCCCGTCTCCGGGAATTGTGAAAGCCCATCTCTCTAAACTCGGCAGATCCGGTAGAGCCCCCGAAGACGATGTGATCGCCCGAGATATTTTTTTTACATCAGAACTTGAGCGAGTCACGGGCCATGCTGCGGAACTGCCGTACTTTACCTGCGGCCCTGCCGAAGAACAACAGTACATAAATCGCAACGAAGTGTTCAATGACAATCTTATTGTGGGGAACATAATCCTGGATGTCGATGTGCACTTACGAACCCCCGTACCCGTCAAACTTTTGCATGTGGCAATGAGAGGTTTTAGGACCGGTGCGCTCAAAGCGTTGTCTCTATTACTTCCAAAAGCAAAAATAGATCACGGCTCGTACCCGTGCTACTTTTACAAAACCTCGTGCAAGAAATCTCGAGTCGTGCACGTAAAACATTGGATGTCGTCTACTACCGACTTCGCTCTCGACTGCGACGGTCCCGCCGTCGAAAGTGCAGACTGCGAACTAGAAATGGGCTTCGATGACCCGTTACTTATGGATCAAATTGATGATTCCATCAGTAGATGTGAGTCAGATGCATCAAGTTTGCCGTCGGACGCCGATCTGCCTTGTAACTGTCACGAAAAAATAGGATTGCGGGTCTGCATTCCGGTGCCGCCCCCGTATCTACTCGTAGGTAGCAGAACAATGAGCGGTCTGGCTAGGGTACTGCAACAATCGGTTCTGTTAGAACGTAGTTTCGTAGAACCTATCGGTTCGTATCTCAAAAACTATGATATAGTTGATAGCGGAGTATATGGTCACGGTCGCAGCTTGCGGCTTCCTTTTTTTGGCAAGATAGACGAGACCGGGCTTATATCAGGCCGCCTGCTTCCGTTTTGCGTGATACCGGAGCGCTGCGGTGACGCAGAACAGTTCGTTCTGTCTCATTTACAGCCTAAAACCTTTCACTTCCACAGTCCCATGCCCGAAGAAGATCACGCGTCTGTAGTTCTGAAGGGCCTAGGCGGAGAGTATGCCGGATTCTTTGAAAAAAAAATCACGATCAATAGAGATACGTTTTTCGGAATCAGATTATCCTTAGCGGTAGCTCTGAAAGCCAGGGGGGTTGACATTAACGACTCTGCGGCAATCGTATCATTCGTAACGGAGCACATTTTAGATGACATAATTCAGTACATGCATGACCACATACCCGATCACGCTGCGGAATATAATCACGTTTCTGTTTCGTGCTGCGTCATTAGACCAGATTGGATCCTCTTGCAGCTAATGGCCAATAAAACATTGGGACGCGCTCACGGGTTTACGTGCGTGAGGTTTAAGCATACAAGAACGACTCGAATGAGTTCGCGTTCGTATTTGTCTTTAAACATCGACGCACATGGTAGGTTGTGCGCGTGTGTGATTCAGCAGTGTTTTGCGGCCAAGTGTGGAAACAATAAACTCCGTACTCTTTTTACGGTGGATGTCGATTCGAAATGCCAGGCAGAACATCGATAGCCCTTTCGGGAATTATACTCTGCATCTCGACATACGCCATCGCTTTGGTGATCTACACGACGATGATAGCTAAACACGGTTCTGGGTGCATCTATGCCGTCCTGGTAGACAGCGATCATCGCGATGCCAAAAATTTTACATGGGAGCCATACAATTCTACACTGGTATACACGCCGCTGGGGAATAAATTACCATTGGACGGAGGATTTGGCGGTTTTAGCGATGTATGTAACACATATCTGATCAACGCGACGGATTTATTCGGACGCGCGTCTCACGCGTCCGCCAAGTCGAAAATCCGTTCGGTGGTAGGAACGCGCAATTGCGCAGCCTACTTTTGGAAGACGCATATACAAGCCTTGACCTTTTCCCTAAGTTCGTACATTATGTTTTGCGTCATTAGAGAATGGAGACGCATGTTTGGGGTGGTGCGATCTGAAAACGACAGAATACCGCCGACGACGTACACGAAGAATTATACTGCCAGGGTAATCGCTAACGGATTGCTAAAAACGGTATATACTAGAATGTCTGAATTTATGTGCGAGATTACTATATACAAAAATTCTATGTGCAGAATATTTACAGACGACCCTATCTCGTTTATCTTACGTCACCCTTTGGCTGCGATTCTCCTTATAACCGAGCGGCTCATAAGGCTCGGCGGACAGTGTCTGTGTGTACTAACGGTATCGATTTTTTTTGTACCGTGTAAAATAGTTTTATCGAAATGGTTCTTGTCTATCACCGGAGTTTTCTTAGGAATCGTTATTTGCACCGAGATGGGCCTGCTGATAGACCCGGGACCGGCTGAAAAACCTGTCATGTTTGCAGAAGTTGCCCCAGCCCCCAAAACCCAGCAGAACGGCGTGGCTGTCCCGTTCGGTGCACACGCTGTATGTTCCAATTGCTGCGCCTCCATAATCTCCAGCATAGTCATCAAAGTTCTGTACGTGTTATTCATGGTTACCCTCATCGTTACCCTCGTGCGATATGAACGAGCGCTCCAGATTGCCCTGTTCGGGCGTGCGTACCTACCCTAAAACATTAGTGGCCAAGCCTCCTATTTGCATCGCGCGGATGTGACACGCTAACCGCGAGACCTTATAAATGGTTCCAATGACTCATTCGCCCTCGGGTGTACGCGGTATTCTACAGCAGCGTATTAAGATAAACTACACGGGTTTGCCGTCGCGCCTCAAGGAAAATGTCAGTGGGAGCTTTCTCTCGTGATTGGGACGATATAATGAGTTTGTCAGACTACGATTTTACAGAGGAAGAATCCTTAGATGAAAGCGGCGAACTGAAAGAATTCAAGAACACGTCCGCGTTGAATGCTATTGAGACAGCCCGCGACGCAATTGAAAGATCAGCCAATTCAAACCCCCCCATCGAAGAACCGTCGTTCATCTCCAAATCTCATGCAGGCGAGACCTCGGCCTCGAAATATAGAAGCTTGCCCCTCGACATCGAAAAGGCAGAACGGTGTGATGACACTCGAGGCTACAACGTGAGTTCGGGAAAACGAATGCGTTTGGCAGTTTCGGCCACTGTTGACCTGTGCGAGTCTGAGATCGAACGGCAATGTCTGAATACGGAAACGCGGGACCGTGCACGGTCCCCCAAACATTTTGCATCCCATTATGAAATCGCCGCCAAAATACACGATCTTCCCAGATCTACGGGAAAAAGGCAACGGCATCGCACGTTAGATTCTCGCTCACGACGCCACTTAGCGGGAGAGCATCGGCGGCGGGGAGCTCATGACGAGGAAAGCAGACACTTTTCCCTCAGAATGCGTGACCCTCATTCAGCACCCGGCAAGAGCCCGCTGTCGAAAAGGCGCAGTCCCGTTAGGCTCCGTAACCTCTCTGTGCAGGAGGAACTTAACGCGATGCTACAACGAGAGAAACTGAAGCTCGACATGATTTCGAGAGAGCGCAATTTCCGCACTTCTAGCAAAAACCGCTGGGCCTCAGTACTGGCATTCTCCTGTACCGGAAAAAGTGGGGCATACGGGTCTCAGATAACGTGGCAATATTTGCTTCAAGAGGGACCGGAGCTTAGAAAGACGTTCGAAAATAGACCTAGAACCTCATTGCTGGCGTCTGCGGCGCGCGAAGCTGTGTTGCGGGGCGAAAACTTAGTTGCGGCATTGGAGAGCGCCGAGGAAACCCTGGCATGGCTGAAATTACACTCTGTTCTAAAACTGCGTTTAATGAACCATGACCCTATTTTCAGGACGGCGGGTGCCGTCTTAGATAATCTCAAGCTGAAACTCGCACCCATAATGATGTGTAGAAATGGTACAGACAAACGGTCGTTAGGAGACATGCTGAGAAGATCCGCCACGGACGATATCGCCGATTCATTGACCTTATGCTTAATTTTGCTATCGCGTATTCATCGCATGATGATGTATCGCGTGTCGGGTAGAAAAGATAGTTCCATGATAGATCCTCGGGGATACATGAGAGAGTATACTCCTGGTGAATGTATGGCGGGTATATTGCATTACGTAGACGCGCATGCAAAAACGTGTTCCGACAGAGCGTGCAATTTATATATTAGCTGTACCCTTATGCCTGTTTACGTACACGGCAGGTACTTTCGATGCAATTCCGCGTTTGATATGTAACCTACTACAGACGGGCAATTTTGTATTCTTCAATAGCTTTATTTGATATCCATTAAACTTAAATAAAGACACCGATATTCAATTGGACATGAACAGCGTGCGTTTTATTTTACACTTAGCCTGTGTGCTTTCGACACCGAGTAGGAAAACGAAGGACCTGAAATTGCACGCACGACCGAAGGAAATAAGCCATCGCAATCGCATTTGAAATCCAAGTAGGCAAATTCAGGAGAACCTATCACTTCATTGAACAAGTTCTCGAGTATTCTTATGAATGATAAGCACTGGAGCCCGCCAGGCGAGTGCGCAGACACAACTAATTAACATGCCGTGAGTGCTGAAGTTCTCTCTCATGGCAGATTCGCATAAGTAAATAGTCTTCCTTCGAGTTCCTATCTCCGTGAATCTGCGGGGGTTCATCAGAAGCGCAGGTTTGATTTCCGACGTGTGATTAGAATGAAATTGTCGAAAGACAGTCTTTAGAGTCATTGGCATGTCTGTCAGTACTATGGACACTTCCTTGCGGCAGCGATCGGTAAGGAACCACAGTAGTTCCTTAGGTAGTATGTTTCTACCTAGGAACCACGGTGTTCCCACGGCCAAAAACCAAGCGTGGTCAAACGATCCGGTGCTCGGAGAAGAACGCTGCGTATCCGCTACCCAAAGCAGTATCCTTTCGCAGATAGACGACGTTGCCGTGACCATTCTCCCTTTCCAACCTCCCGTCAGTACACTGTTTATTGGGCCCCCGGCGTGCGTGAGGAGTACCGGTCTAGCGACTATTCCATAAACGTTAGTCGGTGAGAGTTCTCTCGGGGTGAGCCACATTGGGAAGCCCGTCTGGGTTGGAGCGTCCGATGTAGAGTCGTAATTGGCGCAGCGCTGGACCTGCGGTCTACAATGCATGGTCATGCTAGACGGGACAACTAGTCGCCCGGTGCATTTTTCATTACGGCCATCCCTTACGTCCACGTACCACGTGCCGTGAGTGTGTAGGTAACACGTAGTGGGCGTGGAAAAACTTATATAACACCCGGCAGAAACCACGTGCGCCCAGCGGTGGCAGATCCTCAGTTCTACAGTGTCCAATGGCGGAAAGTACAGCTGAACCGTCAGCTTCACCGGTACGAATTCCGTACGTTTGGCAAGTGATCGCTCCGTTAGCAATTGACGTGCCGTCCGCCTCTACTCAACTAGCTACGGGCGAACATGTGTCATGTGCCGCATCCGTTATTCCTCGTTCGTACGTCATACGGGCAGCGTGTAAATCGTCGACGACTTTCCACGCGTTCTTCTTTGGATTGGCGACGGATCCGTCTGAGAACATGTCCCAATGCGGTGCCTCGTATATCGCGTATAGAATGAACAAGAAGTTACGGACTGGTCGATTGACAGGCGACCAATGCGAGTCGCCTTTTTCTCATGCGACGATCATCGACTCACTGGATGAAAACTACAGCATGGCTATAGAGGGACTGTGTTTTCATTGCCACTGCGAAAATAAGTTTTCGCTCGAGTGTTGGAGATCGGCTTTTAGCGCTGCCGAAAAAATCGCATCGCAGTGCAGAGCTATTCGCGAGTACGGACACTGAATAAAAACGAATCATGATTTGATCTACCATTTCAGCATTTATTGGTTTATACATTCTCGGGTTCGTATGTATACAAAATCTTATGGCAACCCGCGATAACAATTCATTTACGCATACCAATTGCGAGAGCTAGGGGCGCACCCTCAGGTTCGCCTACGCCGGTATAGCGTTGAGATCTAATACGGGAGTAGTGATTTTGTAGGAATGTAAGTGGTAGTAACACCTAAAGAAAACCACATACTAACGCTCTACTGTTCACTCGTATCTACGTGCAGTGAGGTTCCCGCATATGTTTGCGCGTCATCAATCGCTCTCGCCAGTATCGCCACAATGCGTTTTTCGCGCGCGGGTATTGGGACGCAGTGTAAGTGGAATAGCATTCCGCAGGCAAAAAAGTTGTTTGTCATGCAAGCATCCATCAAGTAGCAATCACATAGTGGGACCAGACGCCTCAAAGCGACGTAGTGGGGGGAACCCTCTTCCCATTGCAACCACTTTCGAAATCTGTAGGTATATGCTGCCAGCCAGCGCCTTGTTCTGACGGTTATTACCCTGAACCCCTTAAATGGGAAGAAGAATCCAAGGTACCAATCGTTGGCGACTGGCCCGTGCGGACAACGGGTTAAGGATGTGACAAACTGTGTTTGCGTGGGTACGTTTACGATGTATTTCGAATCCCGCACGACGCATTCCTCCCAGTGAGATAGTAGTATCCCATAATTCATGCATCTGACTACCTTGGGGGTGAGACACGCTGTAATATGAGGCGTCGCTTGTAAAACGCACCTGTATGGAACCGTTCCGAGTTCGGGGATTGATTCTATGATAGCAAGTCTACTTATTCCGGAAACCGCCATGACATCGCACAAAGGAAGCAGTTGGTTAATTGCATGAATCAGAATGTTTGTTTCCAGCACGGCACCTCCAAAGGAAAATAATGTTTCGATGCACGTTCGTGCCCCGTTCTCTGTATTACAGCTTACTAGCGCAAGGCTGAGGACAAAAACGAGTTCGGGCTTTGTATGTTCGAGCGGAACACCAATGCGACATACCGTATCGCTTAAGTTTTTCATAAAAGTGGATCTTGCACGTTTGCCAGATCTGCTCCAATCGGCCGAAAAAAATTTGCGCACAATCGGATGCATGTCTGTGCCTACAAATACCATGAAACATAATTCTTGTGCTGGACCCCCATCCCCGCTATCTATATCTACATTGTCTGACATGTGTTGTGCCGACAACAAACGGTGTCTTGTATCCCCATCAATCCAGCGCTTTCTGAGGTTTACGGGCTTTAGGATGGACACATCACCGCATTTCGGCACGCATAACGCGGGCATGTCTGAACGGGCAACGATTCTCTCTGTGAGCAGATCGAGACGGCCGTGACGCACACCACGTGCCGGTACATTAGGCACGACTGTAGCAAAAGGATGGTAGCGATGGAGCCAGCCTACCGACAGTCCCGCAAAAAATCTTATCGGCGGAATGTCTCTTTTAAGGGGTAGTGTGTTACGAACCGATGAATTCAATTTCTCTGTCCAACCACTTATCGCTTCCGCAACAGAAAAATCGTTTCTAAGTTGCGAATATGTTTCTACCACCCACTTGAGATCGCTGCGAAGGGCTTCCGACATTTTTTTAGCGTATTCCTCATCTCCATCACAATCACAGTCGTGTCTTTCATTTGCAAGTGTGGGCGCGCAGATGTCTACGCGACGACTTAACCGAGACACTGTTTCTCTAGTGTACCGGTAACATGGACTGGCGCCCGCTCTGACCGTTAGCATGCGTTTGGATGCAACCGAGGTTAGATAAACGTCTGGAGAACTGCCCAATTCTTTGCTTTCACTGGCACATATCCAACCGTATGTATCCTCTGTCTGTCCTGCCGCCTCAAAGTTACCGGGGAGAGGTCCGGGACTCGCTAGACAGAAGTCGATTTGGGAAAATTCTGTGTCATTGTTGTAGGGACTGTGCGGCCTATCTACCATAGTTGCAGAATCGTGCATTAGAATTTCAGCGAGCATGGAATCGATACGTTCGTCGGCACCCGCATATACGGCACCTATTCCTATTCGCGTACAAGAGTCATCTTCTACATCAAGCTTCCAGAACGTTGTCAGGTATTCGCCATAGGCTGCAAAGTCTGCATCTGTGGTTCTTCTTACAAATTCAATCTCCGGGTTCCAACGTCCACGTCCCATACATAGGTTGCGCAACGTGATCGAGTACGCCAACGTATTGAAATCATTTATGCTAGATGCTTCGCTATTATCTTCGAACAAAATTATCGTATACAATTTCGATTGATGCATCGATCGAAGGACTGACAAATCTGTCGCATATGTCTCCTCGGGGAGAGGTGTGACGGTGATAGGCTCGTCCCTACGTTCGAACCGGATAAGGCCTACTGTAGCGGTGGTTTCAGTAGTCCTGATGCATCGTAAAATTGTGGCCTCGGTTCTAATTTTCCCGAGTAAGGCCCACGGAGGTCCGCAATTACTATTACACAGGGCCTGGATTACGGAGGAAGTGCCAGTTGGTGCACACCGAAACTCTGGAAACCATTCCTTGGACGGAATAGGAGGGTGGAATTTTTGTCGTTTAGTCCACTCCATCTGTTCGTACATGGAAAATCGTGTTAATTCCTGATCGTCGAAATGTGCTAATGGAGCTATAGTGCTGCGTTCGGCTGGTGCGGAACCTATAGACACGACATATTTTGGTTGCACGTGCAGTTCTCTGAGCTGATTAGGAAATAATACTGCGTTTGATGATAGCAAAGACCTTTCGGGATCGAGCTCCGGAGTGCAGTGCGAAGCGTGAACAATTCTACTTTTCTTCCGAGACGGTGTGAAGCAAAACATCTTGACGATGCTACGTTCTATGGCATTCTGCAACAATAAAGTATCAAATTATTTTGACATTATCATCTATAGTATGAGCGGTGTGTTATATAAGAGGACGAAACACTTGTGAAGTAGACACGTTTTATTCAGGAACTCACATTTTCACTACTACGCTGTTGTGAGCAGAGAGATAAGCGCGGCGGAAAAAACAGTCACAAATACTACTGTTAATATAATGATCGCAGCCGCGATCCTGTCGGGCATTAAACAACCAATCCTCTTCATCATTAGTTTCCGAAGAGCTAGTCTCATAAGGCGGCGGAGGAGAGTCGTAGGTAGGAGGTGGTCCATTTGAGGCTTCATACGGAGGCAAATATGCAGCGTCGCATTGACCGTCCCCCAGTTGTAATTCGAAATGTTCATATACCGATTCCCCGGGAGCGTCTAAAAATGGTTGCTCCTCATGTAACGCTTGCGCTTCGCTCGTCAGACCGCGGTCTAGCTCTGCGCTCGTAAGTTCGGTTTGCGGTCGGTCGCTATCCATTTTCCCTCGCCCGCAGTAACTGTGTCGATGGTTCACTACTCTCGAAGGAGTTAAATTGCCTACTTTCTCCTCGAATCTCGAATGTGGCTATGCAGCATCAGGGTCATTAGCGTCAGTATTTTCCTCTTTGGAGTCTATGGCTCTACCCCAAATACCTCCCGCGATTGCTCCTGTGCATAAGGCCATAAACAGGCCGGCCCTCTGCCAACCCGTTGAATCCACCTTCACTGCTCTGCCAATTAGTATTCCTGCAAAAAATGCCATGCATGATCCCATTACTAATGATCTTGCGGACCGAATAAGCGTGATTACCATTAAGGAGCGCATTGTAGCATTCTCAGATTCCACAGATAAAACAGTACGAGGTACTGTAGGAGCAAGGCGCTGACCTACGAGGTTTTGTTGCACCTTTCCCGCTCCTTTTTCTGCTATCATCAGTAAGTTAATGGACTGCACGATTTCGCTTTCGGCCCGGAGGAGGCGGCGGGCATCTTGTACCGCGCGCTCGGCGCGCCGGAGCAGGCGCGCGTGCGCCTCGTCCGCGTCCGCGCCCGGGTCGTCGCCCGGGTCGTCGCCCGGGTCCGCGCCCGGTCCGCGCCCTCCGGCGTCGTTCTCTCCGGCGTCCGGGTCGCCCCCTCCGTCCCCGGCTCCGCTCTCGCGCTCCGCATCCCTCTCGGCGTCCGGAGGGGCGCGCGGATCAGCGGTCGGGTCGCGATCGCGTCCGTCGGATCGGCGCCTTTTCCCCCGCCGCATCGCGTTCCGCCGGGCCGGTCGGACGGGAGAAGAAGGGGGAGGGGGGGAAGGAGGAGAGGGGGGAGGGAGGGTAGCCGGCCGGCCTGCAGTTCGGGAAGAGCGGGGGAGGCGCCGTCCGAGGCCGCCGGGGAGGAGGTTGTGGGGGCGGGAGGATGTGTGGGGGAAGGGAAGGGGGAGACGGCCGAAACCTACGCGTTCGCCGCGGCGTCCGATCCGGGATCGCTCCCGACGGGGCTCTCGTTCGGCGATCGCTTATCCTCTGCCGCCACCTTGCGTCCGTTCGCGGGAAGCGCCGGACCGGCGCTCTAAGCGGAGATCCGGCGCCTCCGCTTCTTATGACCGGGCCGGTCGTGAGGGCGTAACGATCACGTGATGCAATGCAAACGAGCGGGGCGAACGCGTCAGCGTTCGCACCGCGAACCAATATAAGATTATATATATAATATATTATTGGCGCAAGGTGCGAACGCCCGTCCGGGCCAATCGGGAAGCGGGATCCTATGCCACGTGTTCGTGTCCGGCCGCGGCCCGCGCCGGGGGCTAGAAACGCCGCCCCCCTCCCACGGGGGCGGATTCGGGGACCTCCGGCCTACAAATACGCGAGCGGAGGTCCGGCGGGGACCGTCGTTCCGCTGGCCGGCCCGCCGTCCGAAAGCGCGGGACCGCGGTAATAAAGCGCCCGCCGTCGCGGATCGGATTTTCTGGTCGTTCTTTTACCGCCGGGCGAACCGCGCGGCGAACGAACCCGTCCCGTTGGGATCGCAGGCGGCCGGGAAGCGATCGCGCGCCGTCCCGAGAACGTCGTCTACGGCTCGCGTTCGCGGGGGTCGCCGACGGGTGGAAGGGGGATGGGTACCGAGGGCATCGAACTGGCCGAGCTCGGCATCTCCGCCTTCGGGCCGCGACCCTCGCGGCGTCCGGAACCGTCGGACGTCGAGGGAGGACGCCCCATCGTTCTCGTCCGCGGATCGTCCCGATCCCTCGCACGAGAACGAGATCCGACCCCGCGTCGGCGACGCGGCCGAACGCCGCTCGCGGAACACGGTCGCGGGTCGCCCCCCGACTTTCCCCCCGGCCCCGCACCCGCGGCGAGGTCGGAACCTCGGGAATCGATTGAAAACGGGCCGGTCGAGATAGGACCGCTCTCTCGTTCGGAAGCGGAGCAATAAAGCCGTTCGGCGTGAGCTCGGGATGAGTCTCGGACGCGCGTCGGTCCGTTTCTGCCCTTGCGGCGCTCTACGAAAGAACCCGATGAGGCCGCGTTCTGTTCGGGAGCGGTCCCGAGCTGTAGGGATCGGCTCAGTAGTAACTCGTCTCGGGTTTCGATCGAGTTCTAGCGAACCCCGAAAGGGGGGGTACGAGGAAGCTTGCGGCCTGCCGCAAAAAGACTCCGAGGAGAATAGCTTATCCGCGATACGCCGCCCCCTCAACCGTTCAGCACTCACTTCGGCGTCAGTTCCGAAGTGACTTTGTCTGGCCGGCTCGGCGCGAGCCGGCCTCGGAGAGAACGCGTACATAGCGATCGTGGGCTGGGCAACGAGATAGGAGTAGAGGGATGGGGAAAAAGTGAAGTCCCGCGCTGGCTCTGGACGAGGCGGAACGAAATGGGGGAGGGGACGGCCTCTCGAACGAGAGCGGGGGTGGGGCATGGTCGGTGGAGGGGTGTGGGAAACGCCGCGACGCCGCGGCCCGTCCATGTGGTAATGCGGGGAATAGAGTTCCCTGACGGGGAGGAGTTGTCAGCTCACCGGTCCCGTGATCAACGCATATGCCACATATATGCAACCCCGCGACCCTCTCCTCACGAACAGGGTAGAGGGTCTCGCTTTGTTGCACACACAAGCACACTCACTTTTGCGGCGACAATGAAAATCGTGAGCCCAGACCAATTGCCCCTATATGTGTTAACGGCCTCCGACGGAACAACGGAGTTCAGTATTCGAGATTGGTCGCTATGGGATCGGGATCCGGAATCCCGTGCAGGTACGCACCGCGGGCTCCGTCAAACGGAACGCTCTCTTTTGGAGCGATGTCGTTTGGGTCCGGGCCCGAGTAGGGTTCGGCCGGCTATTTCCCTCCCTCCCCCCCCCCCCCCCCAAGCCCGTGCGGGACCGAGGTTGAGTGGGAAGGTCTCGCCTGCCGGATCGGGGGGGAGGGGAAAAGACGTTTGCGTTATCCGGAATCGAGCCGGACCGTTTTACGTTTCAGAGTTCGAACACGCTCTCACGAGCTGCAGCCACCGGCTCAAGCCCTCAGACCGCGTCCGCGCCCCGGGCCAGCCTAGCGTCGCAAACGTCTGGAAGAGTCTGTGGAGTTTGGTTTCGAGGGCCGTGCGGGGAAACGCAGAGGGCTCCTACGGACGACCGGAGGAGGGAGACGCCGAAACTGCCGTGTAAACGAATGCTTAGCGGAGCCGCGCCCGGGACGCGTCGTTTCTTGCGAAACGGGGTGGATCGCTCGCCCGCTCTTAGCCCTCGCGTACAGTGCGTCGATCGTTAAGGTGTACGTGCGTGTACGAGACCGCGTGCGAGCGGTCTCGTCGTAGTGCGTATGAACGTGTTTATTAAAAAGTCTTTCTCGCTTCGGTCCCGTTTCGGTGTCTGGCGATGGCGCGGGCGGGGGAGTCCGTCGCGTAAGTCGGGGAACGTACTTTGTCCTCTCCTCTCCCCCGAGGCGGGATGTGCGAGGGGGGGGGCGACGGGCGACCGGGAATGCGTGCGATTAGTGTTGTGGAGAACGTACCGCGCCGAGGCCCGCGGTGCGCGCGAAGGGTTAGTTGGGGGAGGGGCACGCGCATCATAAGTCGCTCGCGGATCGTCCAGGTGTTTGTGCGGGGGATACAGTTTCGCGACGGGGAGGAGCCGTTAGCTCACCGGCCCCGCGGGAGACGCAGATGCGATATAAACAGCCCCGCGGTCCACCTCCTTGTTCGCGACCTGCTACTTAGCCTCGCTTCGTTCCCACGTATAAGCACCACTGACTTACGCGGCGACCGTGGAAGTCGCGAGTTCCGACCAGTGTCGCGTATATGTGTTAACGGCCCCCGTCGGAACCGAATTCCACATTCGAGATGAAGTGCTACGGAATCAGGAATCCCGTCCCGGCCGCGCGCACACCCACACACACCCCCACACACACCCCCACACACCCCCACACACACCGCGGCTACAGAGCGGCTGTCGTAGTACGTATAGGCGCGAGCGCGAACACTTGCACGGACTCTCGTCGTAGCACGTTCAAATCGGTTTATTAAAGCCCTCATGCTCAGACTCCGTGTCGATGGCGGGGGGGGGGGGGGGGTGTGTGAGTGACACGAACTTACTTTCCTGCGACGCTCCCGAGAGGAGGTGTGCACCGGGCCGTTTTCTCCGAGACTGAAAAGAGAAAGAAAAGCTCCGCCGTTCGCCCGGCCGAGCGCCCGGACGCACCGGTGTCCGTACGGCCTTCGGACGCTTAGAGAGCGCGGGCGTTTCGCGCCGCTGCGGCGTTTAGGCGCGCAGCGGCGCGTTTGCAAAAAAAAAAGAATGTACGGAGAGACCCGCCCGCCAGCCTCTCCGGCCCGGAGCGGAAACGCCGCGTTATCTCTACGCCCCCGACCCGCACATCCGAATGCGCGGTCGGATCGCGAGGTTAACTCCCTGCCCGCGCCCGCGCTCCGCGCTCCCCCTGCGTTGTTTACCGGTTCGCGATCGCGATCGCGGAAGTCGCAGGGCCGACTTCCTTGTTTACATTGAATACGTCGACGGAAGCGCAACTGCGTATGTCCGCCGCGCAGACGCAGAAGCGCCGGGGCCGAATCCGGGAAGAAGAGTAATACGGGGCTTCTCCAGCGCGTAAGTACCGGCGTTCCGGGCGGTCGGCGAGTCGGCGGAGAAAAGGTGGATCGCGAGCGCGATCCGAATCCGCGGGCCGAGGGGAAATTCTTCCTATCCCCTGTGCGTTGAGCGCCCCGTGCCGTGCCGCCTTTTTCCGTTTCCGGTCGGACTCGGAGCCTTCCCGCCGCACGGTTCGGATCCCCCCCCCCCCCCCCCCCGCAACGGTTTTATTTTCCCGCGTTCGACCCCGGCGTGATGTCCGCTTTTCTGTTAAACCGTGCGTTCGTCTTATAGGGAAGCCATCTTAATTCTGACATGCGCGAATGCGTCTTTCCCCCTTCCAAGGCCTAACCCCCCCCCCGCGCTTTCTCGTTTCCGCCGTGGGCCATTTATCTTCCCCCCCGCGTAAACAATTATCCCTCCCCCGCGCGTCCTACTTTTCTTCTGAGACCTATCGCCTTTGGCGATTCTAGTCAGATTGCCTTTTATAGTCAAGTTTCGAGCAGATCCTAAGCAAGCATGCCCTGTACCCCACCCCCCTTCTAAATAAATTTCCGATCCCTGGAGGTTTCCGGAGTATTTGTCCCAGGAGCGGGGTCCTATGCAGTAATCGTAGGTCTTTCATGTATGGGGGGGGGAGGGGGGGGGGGGGGGGAGATGCGAACGCCCACACTGGTGTTGGTTCGTCCGCCACGGAAGCTGGAACCCCATCGGACGTCTCGGCGCCCTGTTTGCAAAATGTCAGGTACTTGTAGTGCATTCCACGTAGGAAAATGGTCGTGAGGGGAGGGGGGGCTGAGTTTTTCTGTTATGGGTATCCTGAGGGGTCTACGTGAAAGTGACTGGCCTTCCGTTTTCCCACAGAAACGTTGTGTGGTACGGTGCACCCTGAGAGATGATCTATATTCTCAGGAAGTTCCGTGCCCGAAACGCTCTGAACGATAAGCTTCTAGATTGCATCGGGGATTCCTCTGAGAAGAGCGGGTGGGGAAATACATAGCCGTTAAAGTCTCGCGGTCCGATATCCCCGTTTGGCCGGTGGATGAGTCGCGATGGCCGGACGGGGCCGGAAATGCGATCCTTCTTTTGCGGGCTATTTGCGATGGAAGGGAAAGGCAAACCGGAAAACTTAAGGCCGTTTGGTGTGTTTTTCCCTTCCATCGCAGGTCGTGCCGCAGTACTTTTGAATCGGAGGGAGACGTCGGGCGAGTGGGAATGGGCATCGCGGGGTCATCCTTTATTCTGGGACGACCGCGAATCTACGTGTCGTCTCAGTCTGGACGGCCCATGGAAAAAAAAAAGAGTCGAGAGGCGTGGGGGGGGGGGGAGGCCTGAACGGCCGGCGCGATAAGGGATACGTGGTCAATCTTGGCGATTAAGCCTAGATATTGCGCGGGGAGTGGGGCGGCGGTCCAATGCCTAGAAGGGCATTATTCGAAATTTGGAGTCGGGCTGCGTAGCGACGGGTGGCGCGCATTAATACCCCTATCTTTTTTTTTTGCTTCGTTTCTTGTGGCCGGCTTGGGAAATGTCAGCGGAAAACATGCACCCGCTGTGTGAATGTAAACCGCGTAAGTAAACCCGTGTTAGACTAGATTTCGCAAGTTGCGAAGGGGGGCGATTGGGGAGGAGGAAGTCTGAACGGAGGGGGGAGAAGGGAGGGGGGAGGGGGAAGGCTGAACGGAGGGGGGAGAAGGGAGGGGGGAGGGGGAAGGCTGAACGGAGGTGGGAGAAGGGGGAAGAAGGGAGGGAGTGGGGAGGGGGGGGGGAGAAGAGGGGAAGGGGGAAGGGGGGAAGGGAGGGGGGGAAGGGAGGGGGGGAAGGGAGGGGGGGAAGGGAGGGGGGGAAGGGAGGGGGGGAAGGGAGGGGGAAGGGAGGAAGAGGGGAGGGGGGGGGAAGGGAGGAAGAAGGGAGGGGGGAAGAAGGGAGGGGGGAAGAAGGGAGGGGGGAAGAAGGGAGGGGGGAAGAAGGGAGGGGGGAAGAAGGGAGGGGGGAAGAAGGGAGGGGGGAAGAAGGGAGGGGGGAAGAAGGGAGGGGGGAAGAAGGGAGGGGGGAAGAAGGGAGGGGGGAAGAAGGGAGGGGGGAGAAGGGGCCCTGGCGAGATCGGCTCTGAATTCTTCGTTGTAGATAGCAGACGACCGTAAACCTGAAGTACCTGTGACTTGGACGGTGATGAGATGTTTGGCCTAGTTACAGGGACTGGCCTTTGTTAGACACGATGGCCTTTGGAAACGCATCCAGTCTGTTTTGGCATCTGAGTGGCGCGTAGCCGTTGTCAGATGCCAGAGAGACTGAAATGTTTCTCGAGGACTCTAACCGTAATCTGAATAGGCCCGGACCTTAATCCCAATAGGCCGTGCCGGGATATCAGAGGAGAGCCGCTCGGACCGCTGCGATTCCATCCTTCGACTAGCGACTTGTTATGGCGGGTAATAGCCGGACGACGGAGTCTCGGCGGTTCGACCTTAGCGGGCCCCGGATAGGTTTCTCGGTTGGGGACAAAGGGGAGGTAGAGGCGTCGGATGCGGGGCGATGAGCGGGTATTTAGGCCACGAGATCAGGTGTTGTGAGGAAGGGGTAACGACGCCGTATTGCGGTCGGACCGCACGACGGCGCGTCGTCCAGTCCTTCCCGGGTCCCCTAGAGGTGTCACGTTCTAGGACAACCGGGACGGACAGGGCGACGCGCGCGAAATGCCTCGTATCGCCTGATATGCTCGGAACGAGTCGGGGAAGGGCGCGAAAGCGAGAGTTACTACTCGGAACTCGGGACTGTTCGTATGTTTTCTCTCAGGCTGGCATTGCACGTGTCATTGCCGTTGTGCAATGCCTGCGGAGAGAAAGACGAATTGATTCCCCGTGCCGCTCCCCGTCGTGTGGGACAAGGTTGGGAGGGCTCTGGGCGAAGAACCGGCCGAGCATCGGCGCGCGCGCCGTGTCCCCCCTCGGCGGTGTGCACGGGAGTATCGGGCGCCGTCCTCATGCCCCCCTCCGAGGGTAGCACGCGGTGGTCGCTGCGGTCTTTTCAAAACAGGTTCTGCGAAGCAGAGATGCGTCGGCGCGCGAGCGAAGCGAACCGAGCTCTGCTCCGTCCTTAGCGTGGTGCCTGAGATTTTAACACGTATCGTCTCAAGTACTGCGCGCAAGGACCGAGGCGGCGTTCCAAACGTCGGACGGGACGGCGCGGCGTCGTCGCGCGCCGCGGAAATCGTTACACGCTCCGCTTCCTCCTTCGCGGGGTGCTTGAGATCACCGAATGACGGGATCGAGCACCACGCCGATGGACGGAGATGGCGCGCGGTACGTTCACTGAATCGCAACGAGGCCGGGCCGCGCTGCAGGGATGGCCGCGGGTACGCGCGCCGAGTATGGGGGGGCGCGTGCTCTCCTACGGCCGACTCTTGGGAGCGTGCATCGTTCGGGGGTCGGCTGTTGGGTAAGACGTGGTCTCTTTCAGGTCGGTGCTGTTATTTTCGGCGGGGCGCGGGACTTCGTCCTGGGCCGTCTTACACGCACGTCACTCTGGTCGTATCGGTAGTCCTAGTGGCTTGCTTGTAGGCTGTCCGTCGGAGGAAGACAGCACCGCCGCCCAGCTGCCTGTGCGAGCGCAGGACTCGTGTCCACGTCCTGCGTGACTGTTCGCCCGCCGTTCGGATGGTCCGTGGTACGGTGTCCTGTGTTGTGTGAGAGGTCTCCGTACACCGGACCATCGAAGGGGGGTGGGGGGGATATGCGACCGCAGAGCGACTTTTAGGCTGCCGCTGTGCAGTGTTCGGTTGGGTGGGGAGGGAGGAATGTCTGTAAATCTTACGGCGATATGCTGGATCGTGAGAGGTGAGTACGTGTCTGTGCGGGTAGGTGGGAGCATAACCACAAAAAGACTAGAATTCTGCCCGCGGGGAAATGGCGGTGTGTGTAATGCTTCTGTTCCAAACGAAGGTGCGGAATAGGAGCGAAATGGACCGACCTTCCCCCGCGACGACGTAAGTGGCTTGTTACGACCTGGGAGGCCTAGCTGTGTTCTCGCTCGTTGCCAGTGGATAGGCTCGCCCTTTTTTGTAACAGATGGCGATGGAACAGAGGTTCCTATGTGGGGGGGGGGGGGCGGGAAGGATAACGTCTATCGATCCCGAAGTCTTCGTTGCGGATATGAGACGATCAGTACTCTCACCGATCTGCATATCGGACGCGGAGGGGCGAGAGAGGGCCCGTGGTTAGGCGTCTGTACTCCGAACTGCTTCCATTTTTTCCCTTACGGTGCCTGACGTCGTATTTTAACGGTTAGATGCCGTCAGGGAAAGATGGGAGTTTGTTTGCTCGAGCCCTGCCGGCGGACTGCAGGCGAAGAAGTAGCCGGGCGCGAAGCGGCTGGGAATCGGGTCGCGTGGCGTGTCCTCCTTCGGACGAGTGCTTGCCGGGGAGTAACCGTCATGCACTACTCCGGGGGTAGGACGCGACGTGCGACGCGCTCTCCGGATCGGTGCCGTGCTGCCTGAGATCGAGAGCATCGGACGGAGCCCAGCGCCGTCCTTTGTGCTGTGTGTGAGAGGTCGTCATCCCTTCTCGGGCACCGCACCGAAGGATGGAGTGGGCCCTCGAAACGTCATCCGGAACGCCGCGGGACGAAGCCGCCCCGGTAAAGTCCAGACGCGCGCAGTTCCCTCCTTCGTCCGGTGTTCGAGGCGTGAGACTTTTGTATTGCCGCGTCGAGCACCGTGCTGGAGGAAGGAGATGGCGCTCTACTCCGGGACGAAGGCGCTGCGGAGCGCATCGCGTGGTGTTAGAGGTGGATCCTGTCATCAAGCACCACGTCGATGGACGGAGACTGGGCGCGAAGCGTTCTGCGGGATCGCGTGGAACGAGGGCGCACCCTCGGTCGCGATTTTCTCGACGCCTACCCTCGGCGTTGTTCGTCGGCCGAGGGTAGGCGCAGAGGAAATCGCGGTCGCTGTGGACTCCGGTGTCTGGTATCATGTCCGGCTCGAGTCGTACGTCCTGAAATGTTGCTTCTGATTCCGACGGGTCTTCTTCACGTACCTCTCTATGGCTGCATCTTTATGGCCATAGTGAGGTACGTGTAGGCTACCTGCCGGAGAAAGGCGGTCCCGACGAATACGCGTCCCGTGTAGCGGTCGCCCGCTCTGCGATGGGCTGGTTCCGGCATCAATATTGCAGGGTCTATTTTTGTGGTGGGCGTGACCGCGCATCGCATCGAAATAAATCTTTAAACCGGCCGAGTTCATTGTTGGGCTATGCTCGGTTTTCGGGGGGGGGGGGGGGGTGTGGAAGGAGGGTACTAGGTTAGGGTTAGGGTCGGGCCCTTAGGGTCATGGTCAGGGTTAGGCCTTTAAGGTCATGCTTAGGTCTTTAGGGGCAGGGTCGGGCCTTTAGGGTGATGGTTGGGCCCTTAGGGGCAGGGGAGGCGTTTAGGGGTCGGGTCGGGTTCGGGGTTAGGCCTTTAGGGGTTGTGTCTGGTTTAGGGTTAGGCCTTTAGGGGCAGTCTCGGGGTCGTGGTTAGGCGTTTAGGGGTCGGGTCGAGTTCGGGGTTAGACCTTTAGGGGTAGTGTCGGGTTTAGGGTTAGGCCTTTAGGGGTAGTGTCGTTGTCGGGGTTAGGCCTGTAGGGGTAGTGTCGTTGTCGGGGTTAGGCCTTTAGGGGTAGTGTCGGGGTCGGGGTTAGGCCTTTAGGGGCAAGCTCAGGTGCAGGGTCGGGGTTAGGCCTTTAGGGGCAGGGTTAGGGTCAGGGTCGGGGTTAGGCTTCTGGATCGGGTCTTTAGGGTCGGGGTTAGGCTTCTGGATCGGGTCTTTAGGGTCGGGGTGATTATGATCAGAGACTAAGAGCGCGAAGGCCTATCAGTGTTAGGTTCTCTGGGTCAGGGTTAAGGCCTCGGGGTTAGGGTCTCAGGCGGCGTTTGGCTTAGGGGCCCGGGGTTAGGACCTGTCAAGGTCAGGGTTATGGCCTATCAGAGTTCGTGGTCACAGGTGTAAGGGTTATTAGGGCCTATTAATGTCAGGCCCTATTCGGGTTAGGCTCCCACCGAGTACTAAGGTTAGGGTCTTGTAAGGGTTGGGGCCCGTAAGGGTAGGGGCTGGGGTCTGTTACGGGCAGGGCCCCCCCCCACACGGTTCGACCTGCCACGCTTAGGTTCCCATCCCCCCTCCCCCCCCCCCCCCCCCGAGTAGGGTTAGGGCCTGGCAGGGGTAGGGTAGGCGCGAAGGTTGGGCCCGTTAGGGCTAGGAGCGACCCTCTCCCCCCCCCCCCCCCATTATTGTTAGTCTGTTAAGGAGGCGTTCCCCCTCCCCGTCAGGGTTAGGGCCTGTTAGGGGTAGGGTAACAGGGTTAGGTTAGGGGTTAAGGTCTCTCGGAATTAGGGCGGGGCGTGTAATGGTTATAGGGTCAGGGCGTGCCGCGGATTGAGGGTCGGGGCCGGCGAGGGTGTCGTTCCGGTGTTTACGGAAACGGCGGATGTGCGCGCATGCGCTCGCGCGCGAGCCAGACGGACGGACGGACGGACGGACGCGTCTCGTAGCAGCATTCCATGGGCGTTTTTATTCGTACTGGCCGACGGCTTCAGCCCGGGTCGGGGCTAGGAGCGCCCGCGTGCGCGATGAAGCCGCCGTCTCCCGGCGGCGACGCAAAGGCTGCGGTCCGCGGTTCCCAAGCGTCCTGCGTCCCCGCCATTGCTGCACCGCTGCCGGAAAAAGAAAAACATCCTGTACGCACTTCCCGAGCGCCGGGACAGAGGCGGTCTCCGCCAGCCCCCCGCGAAATTCCAAAAAGCCGGTGTGGCGGACTCGGCCATGGAATCTACGGGGGGGGGGGGGGTTGAGGGGGGGATGCGGCGCTGTAGTCGCCGGATGCAGTCAGGACACGGAAATTAAGCGCGTCCGGACGTGCCGGACAATCGCGTACGCGGAAGTGCTTGCACGGGAAGTAAACAGTGGACCGCGGCTTACCTTCCCAGCAGGAGTACGGTGTTCGCGGAGAAAACTGTAAGGCGGGAGCCCATCGTCGTGCGCTCCCGGTCCTCTCGGAATCGGCTGCGAGTCTCAAAAAAACAGGAAAGGGGATCGGCCTCACAAAACCACTTCCTCATTCGTGACTGCGCGTAGCCTCCGTTCTTGAAAGCGGTTGGCGTTCGCACAGACCTGAGTCGACACCGCCTACCTGTTGTTTACTTTCAATGTAGTGCGTTGCACAGAGACGCTCGGGGCCGGGTACAAGTTGCCCGGGTCCGCGGGTCTGAAGCACGCACTCTTCCGTTGAAGGACGGGGTGGGAAAGCGGATTATTGGACCCCGCGATAGGGTCTGTTAGGGTCGGGGGTTCGGCCTGTCATCACGGTCGGGGTTAGGGCCTGTCTTATTCGTTTTAGTGCCTGTTAGGGCCACATTAAGGGCTTGGGCCAGGGCCGTTTACGGTGGCGGTTAGGGCCTCTCGGGGTCGGCGTCAGGACTGTTAGGGTCACTGTTATGGCCTTTCAGGGTTAGGGTAATAGTCCATAGTCGGGGTCAGGACATATTAAGGGTAGCGGCTTTGGCGGTTACGGCATGTAGGGCTAGGACCTTTTAATGTAACGGGCAGCGTTGGTGTCATGTATCACGGTCGGGGTGACTGTTAGGCCTCGCCGGGCCTCATTTCACGGTCGGGGCTATGGCAGGGTCAGAGTCTGTGGTGGTGTGCTTCGGTCACCCACTGTGTCCGCGCAATGCTGCGCGTTCATTCTGCCTGTAGCCGACAGTTCGCGGGGTGCGGCAGCCCGCGGGCTGAGTGCACCTGTGGCGGCGGGAGGCTGCGGCCCAGCCGCGTTAATTGTTGTGCTATGTTCCTTTTTTTGGGGGGGGGGGTGAAATGCAGGGGGGGATATTAAGTTGGTTAGGGTTAGGGTTAGGGTTAGGGTTAGGGTTAGGGTTAGGCCTTTAGGGTTAGGGTTAGGGTTAGGGTTAGGCCGTTAGGGTTAGGGTCAGGGTTAGGGTTAGGGTTAGGGTTAGGCCTTTAGGGTTAGGGTTAGGCCTTTAGGGTTAGGGTCAGGGTTAGGGTTAGGGTTAGGGTTAGGGTTAGGCCTTTAGGGTTAGGGTTAGGGTTAGGGTTAGGGTTAGGGTTAGGGTTAGGGTTAGGGTTAGGGTTAGGGTTAGGGTTAGGGTCAGGGTTAGGGTTAGGGTTAGGGTTAGGGTCAGGGTTAGGGTTAGGGTTAGGGTTAGGGTTAGGGTTAGGCCTTTAGGGTTAGGGTTAGGGTGAATTTTTTTTATTCAGTTCGCCGCCGCGAGAGTTTTGGTATGACGTTTGGTGGTGGCCAGGGTCCGCCGCGCGCATGCTCGCTAGGGTCCGCCGCGCGCATGCTCGCTAGGGTCCGCCGCGCGCATGCTCGCAAATGTCGACTGCGCGCATGCGCGCACGGGTCCGCTACGCATTTCCGGGCGGCCTAGCGAGCGCCCGCGCGGCCGGCGGGCATGTCCGGCGGGGATGCAGCGTGCGGCTCGGCCTACTGGCCGCGCGGAGCCGCCGGCGGTCGGCGGTCTAACGCTTGGAGTCGCGCCCCCCCCCCCCCCCCCCGAGACCCAGGGCGACCGAAACCCCCTGCCGCCGCCGGCAAGAGTCGGTCAGAGAGCGCTAATGATGTCTGTCGCATCTGGTCCCTTCATTCATTCATTCATTCATTCATTCATTCATTTATTTATTTATTTATTCGCCAGCGCTACATCTCAATCCCAGCTACCGTTAACCCTACCACCACCCCCCCCCCCCCCCCGATTGAGCGGTTCTATCCGTTCGAGATGACCTTCACGGAGCGGAGCTCGTTGCAGGATCCCGACGGCGACGTGAACCGAACCGACCCGCCGCTCATTGTCCCTCAAGCCTCAGAACTCCGCCCTACCTTCTCCGAAAGCTCCCGGGGGTCCCCGACGGCGGTCTGCCCGGGAACCGAAACCGCGGGCGCGGAGCCGTGGCCCCCTGGACTCAGATCGCCGCGTCCTTTCCGAAGGCCTGCGCGGCTGTACCGAAGAATCGCGATCCCTAGGGCTGCGGAAACCGCTCCTCCGGATCCGGTGCGGCCCCGTCCGACTTTGCCGTGGGAGGCTCCATTGTCCGTCCCCTCCCCCCTTTGGCGGAGCGCAGGGCGAAAGGACCCCGCTTTCGCCGCCGCTCCTCCTCCTCGTACAGGCCACGGGTCTTCTAGGCGCTGTCGCCGCGCGGTCTTCCTTTTACGAAACTTTCTCTACCGCGTTTGCGGGAGAACACTACGGCGAACGCGCCCGCGGGCTCGCCGGCGCTTCTGCGCTACTGAATGGCCGGGCGAAGGTGCGCGCGGGGCATTCGTTCTGGGAACAGGTATAGAGGCGTGGCCACGGCCGACCAATGGACCAGGCGGTGACGCATCCGCACGGCAGACCGCGGCCCGTACGACTAACAGCGCGGAACGCAACCGAGCCGCGGGGTTCCGCTGGCCCCCTAATTTATTTATTTGTCCGTCTCCCCGCTCGCGGATGATATGTCGTACCCGCGGGGCTGCTTGTCCAGATAGCCCTTAAAAGTCCGCCGAGTGACTCCCCCCGCCCCCCCCCCCGACCTGACTTAGCCTTCACTCGCCGAAGACTTCAGAGTCGCTGAGGGCCAAGGGCGAAGGAGGACCGGGCAGCGTCGGAGGATGAATTATCCTCTGTCGCGCGCCCTGTTCCTCCTGGACGGTGGTCTCCGGCGGACCGCCGTCCCCTTCCAGCCACACTACAGACGAGCTACGTAGGTGAGCGAGCATCTCGCGGGCCAATAAACTGCACGTCGCTTCGGGAACGTGAACGACGACTGGCTGGGCGTGCGGATCGGGGGGGAGGACTACGGAGCGGCAAACGTCGCAGACGGTCCTATTTAAGAAATCGGGGGAAACTATGGCGTTCTTTTTGGGCTCCAAGACGTACACGGGACGCAGCGGGGCGTACAGTCCCCACTTGAGAGCGGCTCGGTGGGAGTGCGACTCTCCAGCTAAAAAGTCGGGGCCGGGCGGCCTCTGGCGCCCGGCCACAAGGGCCGAGGAGGCTGCGAGGTAGGAGAGAGCGGTCATTGGGACCGTCGCGACGCGGTCCAGTCGCGTCGCGACCTTGTATCGGACGTTGCTTCCGCAGCACAGACTGATGTCGCCGGCCGCGGGGTTTTCGCGGCGAAAGTGCGTTTCCAGCTCACGTAGGACCACGGGGCCCAGCACGTCCCGCGAGGTTATGACCGTCGTAGCTAGATCGGGGTGGCCAGGCCATCGGACGGAGCATTGGCTGCGGGGCGAGACGGTGCACCTGACGTAGCGGACGGCTTCTTCCACGAGGCGCGGGCCGTTCTCCGGGCGATCTCGATCCTCTAGCGTGTCCAGGACCACGAGCCTTTTTTCTCGTTTCAAACAGAGGCGTTGCAGGTGTTCCAGGACGCCCGCAAAACCGAGGTCCTGAGGGGACAGGAACATGACGCCGGCCGCGGTCAGCGCCGAAACGTCCGGCGCCGCTCTCCACCGGCCCGCCCAGGCGGCGCTCTCCGGTAGGCAGAGGCGGTTGGCGAGTGCGGCGAGCAGGAAAGAGAGTCCTCCCCGGTTCGGGTCGAACCGGGGTCCCCCGGGGGGCGAGCCGGGCGCCGGTACGCAAAACAGGTGCTCGCCTGGGTTGGCCGTGTACAGGATGACGAGAGCGACATCTTCAGGCGAAGCCTGCTGATGCCGCATCCAAGCGGTGCGCGCTCTGAGAGAGACGACGGCCGTGCGGCACAACACTCCCTCGGACGCAGCAGTGTCTGGGCTTCTGCTGACGTGCGAGGGAGTGCTCGCCACGCGAGCGATCTCCGCCATGGCCTCCGGAGAACGCGCCAACGGCTGACGCCACAGAGTCGGTATTTGGGCGAAGCTGGTCAGCTCGTCGACTCCTTCGCCTGGACAATAGGCGTCGAGGTGCGGGGGGCCGGCATAGCCAGCAATCGGAGTTCCAATGGGGGGCTTCCTAAAGGCGGCGCCACGATGCCGTCGATCGCCTAACGACAGGGAACCGTCCATAATGCGCGCGGGGTCGCGCCACGGAAAGCAACGTGGGCGCTTGGGCGGGAAAGGCCCGGCGTCGCGGCACGCTTCAGGGGGGGTGGGGGGCCTTGTGCAGCTGGCGACAGGCGGAGGTCCGGCGCCTGTCCGGGACCTTCCCAAACGCGGACGCGGGTTCTCGACGGCGTTGTCCGCGCCGTCGAGAACCGCCGCGGGAGCTGATTTTCTCTTCCTTGACTCGGCTGACGTTTGGGCGCAAAGGGCCCGCACGGGCTCGGGAGAACTTGCGGGGCCGGGGTCGTAACAAGGCTCCGCGGAGCGCGACCGGCCCTCGGACGTTCCGGAAGAGGCCGCGTCGGCGTCCGCGAGAAGGCGCGCCACGCGTTGCAGCCGTCGGGCCTTCTCGCGGGATCGTACCGGTTCGCCCCTCGACCCACATTCGCGCAGGAGCACGGAAGTAATGTCCCTCGACCCAGGGCATCGCCAAGGCCGAGCGGGGTCTTTGCTAAGCAACGGGCCGATCGCTTCCGTTATCAGGGCCGCCGCATTAGCCGCGAGAGTTCGCTCCTGGCGCCCCCGAGGAGCCGAACCGTTCGCGTAGGCCGCGTACACGGCGCTCCTGAGATCAAGCAGGTCTCGGAGCCACGACCCGAGCAGAGCCCGGCATTTTTCCCACTGTTCGTGGCCGGCGGGTCGAGGGAAGGGCCCGTCCTCGCAAGACGACAGCATTTCCGCGACCGCGCCCGGACCGTCGGGTCCGCGCAGAAGCGCCGCCACGACCCCCTCGCACTCCAGCGCGCAAGCGTCCACCAGCTCGTTCAGCGGCCGGGTAGACGCGAAACCGTCCCCGGCAGGGATGTCCGGACGCGCGGGCGCGACCAATCGGTATTCGGGGACGTCCAGCAGGCCCTCCTCTAGCGCGGAATTGAAGGCCGCGACGCCCCGGCGCACGCGGTCGTGGATCGTGGACACGTCTATTACCGGGATGAGCCCGGCCGCCGTACTTTGGGCAGTGACGGGTGCCCGATTTGAAATAGGCGATGCCGAGGGGCGTCGCATTTCGGCGCTGGCTGCAGACGCCATAGGCGCGTAGGCTTTCCTGAGGGAGCGGAACATGAACTCTTTCTGATCTTTGCAGTACCTGCGAGTCATAGACACGCTGGCGGCGATGTGCGGTAGCGCCCAAAGCAGATTTCGCTTCTTCATGGCGCTGGCTATGTGGGGTATGCATTTGTTGACCGTCCCCGTGACGGCCGCGCCCGGCGAACTGTGCGAGCTCCGAAACTTCGTGACATAGATGTGATTGAGCGCTGCGTCGGTGGGCGAGAGCTTGCCGTGGTGCGCCCAGTTCAGGGGGTTCGCCTTCACGTCTTTGTTAAGCATGGCGCTTACGAGCGCCTCGTACTGTTTGGCGCAGTTCCCCATTTCCTCCACGTACACCGGGAGGGGACCGGGAGTAGAGAGGAATCTAACGGCGGCCTGCTCTACTTCAGGGATGCCCCGGAGCGCCTGTCGGTGTCCGCCGAGAGGCCCGAACCAGCACCGGCCGGCCGGCGGGGAGGGAATTTGCCACCACACCTCTTGGTCGAGGTCATCCGGCGGTGGCGGCGCAGCAGTTTCCGAGGACGGTGATGGCGCCCGCCGGCCGCGGCCGCGCCGTCCTCCGCGGCCGCGGCCGCGGCCTCTGGCAGCGCATTGAGGCGCTCCTGCCTCGCGGGTCGGCGACCTGGATGAGGTGCGCGAAGAAGGGGCGGCAGACGACTGTTCCGATGAAGAGGGCGCGGACGACGAAGAGGACGAGGAAGAGGAAGCGGACGAGGAGGAGGAAGATCTGGAGCGACACCCGAGCGAAGGGTACGAGGCCGGGGGAGGCCGGGGTAGGGGATGGGAAGCGCGGGTCGCCGGCGTGCCAACCTCCTGTTGTAATGCCTGTTTTAGAACAGCAGGTGGAGCTGTTGTGTGCGAACCATCGGAGCCCGATCCCGGCTGGACTCTGCGGTAACGTTCCTGCGTACCGGTGGGGCTGCTAACGAGGCCCGGCCTCGGAGACGGCCCGTTCCAGTCTGGAACGGGAAGGGGGGGAAACATGGGCGCTCCGTCGTCCCTCGCGCCGGACGGCTGACGGAGGTGTCTGAATCGGCGTAGCGCCGCGGCGGTGACGGCGGCGCGCCAATCAAGTATGGCTTTGTACAGAGGTCTGACCCGTTTTTCGATGGCCGGACCGCAGGCGGGGAACCCCAGTTCGACCATAGCGACGGCGAGCTGCTGCACCATGAATCCGTAGGCGCGTGCGGGACGAGAGCCGTGGGGCGTCCCGCCGGGTTCCGGATTTCCGTTCCGCAGCGCCAACTTCGATTCCCTGACGGCCGCGGAAAGCGCGGGAGGGAGCGCGGTGGCGGGCGGGGGGGGCATTTCGAAAGGCACCTCGAAGCCGGGCCGCACGTCGGGGCCGACGATGTAGTCGTCTGGGGCCAGCAGTAACCCCCGACGCACTTTGAAAAAAAGACACCTGTAATGTAGCATCTTGAAATCGTTCCAGGTGAGCCCGGTCCAGGGGTTCGGGCTGCCTTCCCGGCCTTCCACCCACCGAATCTCCTCGAGCAGAGGACAGAAGTTGGAGGCATAGAAGCCGCCGCGGCGCCGGCTGCAGTCGAGACCGCGGGGGGATTCAGAGGGCGGCGTTCCGTTCCAGTCCTCGTCCAAGGGAGTACCCGCGCCCGGCGGCGGCGCGCACGCCGGAAAGCACGGCAGACCACGAGCCGCTTGTAATTGATAGGAAAAGTCGCGTGTCAGAACGTGGGCCATGTACTGGACGCGCCTGACGCAGCGGAGTCGGTCCAGCCAGCGGTATGAAAGGCGGGGAACCTTCGACACGAAATCGGGGGTGACTTGAAGGCCGAGGAAGCGAAGGAGCGCCGACAAAATGTAAGCGTACGTCGGGGTGCGCGGAGCCGGTCTCGGGAGCCGTGTTACCGCTTCCCAGATGCGCGTTGGCAGCACTATCGGGGCGGGGAGGGGGAGCGGGCACTCGTTCTGCGGGCCCCATCCGCAACCCTGCGATTCTAAGACGCTTTCCCCGTCCTCGGACGGCGACATATCGTCCAGGGTCGAGAGAACGAGGCGCGCGCATCGAGAAAACAACCACATCTTGCAGGCCGCCCAGTCATTCCCCAGCTCGTTCGGAGGGCACGGGAAGACCGGCTCCTGGGGCAGCGGGCGACCTTTCGCGCAACGCCATTCGAACGGCCGGTAGTCGCTGTCGAGTAAAGGGGCCTCTCTCGGCAGTTCGATAGACCCCGGTGAGGTCCGCAGAGGGCTGCCGCGCGGAGTAGGTAAGATTTCTCTGAGTACCGCTTCCCTCGCCAGCCGATCCCAGTAGGAAGGGCACCGGCGAGCGTCCGACAACGCGAGGAGAAAAACCTTAGGGTCGTCTCCGGAGGACGGCTCCGTCGCGCCGTCGCGAGCCCCCGCGCGCCACAACATAGCGTGGCTCCCCGGCTGGCGGGCCACCAACTCGAGCTCTTCTCGAGGGGGGGATGGGATCCTGGCGGATGCGGATAGGCGGCAGACGTACTGGAAGCCCGCGCCCCTGGTACGGGGGCCCCCGCCCTCGGAAACGCTCGATTTACGGCGGGCTGGGACTCGGTCGCTCCGGAGGGGAGCGGGTGCGAGGCGGGGGGCTGAAGGGGACAACGGAGGGGAAGGACGCTGACAAGAAGCAGAGAGGGCTGGGGGGTCCGGGGAAAGAGGCCTGTCGTGGAGAGGGGTTGGCGGAGGTGGGGTAGACGCCGGAGGCGAGTCAAGCGGTAGAGACGCAGACGGGGAGGATGTCTGCGTAGAGGGAGGGGAGGTAGACGGCAGAGGCGTGGGGGGAGGGGAACCGTGCGGAGGGGGGGTATGCGGAGGTGGCGTAGGAGGAGGGGGGCTAAGGGGAGGTGGCGTAGGAGGAGGGGGGCTAAGGGGGGGTGGCGTAGGAGGAGGGGGGCTAAGGGGAGGTGGTGTAGGGGGAGTGGGCGAATGGTGTTGAGCGAACGGTCCCGGCGTCAGCGGAGAAAATGTCCATGGGAAGTTCACGATAGGTTCGGGGGGGGGTGGGGGGGGCACGCCCGAGGGAGGGGGGAGAGTTTCGACACAGACGGCGAGCGGCGTGCAGGCGCCGGTGGGCTTACAGGGCGCGTCAGATACGCAGCGGACGGGGTCGTTTGATTTGCGGGGATCCATAGGGCTCGGTTCGCCCCGTTCCGAACCCGCGGGGACTAGATCGCCGACTGTCTTTTGCCAAGAACAGGACCGCGGGGCCGCCGCGGCCGTTTCGTTTCCACAGACGTCCACGATGTCCGCGGTGGAACTGACGACCTCGCCAGGAGACCCCTGATGCGCGCCGTCGGGGGGTTCGGCGGAACGGAGACCCGTATCCGAACCCTCCGAAACGGCACCCTCAATGCCGAAAGGGGCTCGTGCGCCGGCAAGGCTGCCCGCGACGGGAGCCGCGCGGGCAGGGGATTTAGACCGTGGCGGGACGGGCTGCCGACCGGGCGTCGGGGGCACGGCCACGCTCGGTGTATTCAAGCACACGTCCTGGTACGGATCTCCCGGGGTGGCGGGTGGCTGCGGAGAAAATCCGCCGTTGTCGGCTAACATCTCTAACAGGCTGTAGAAATCGGGCGGGTTCTCCATGTCCGAGCAATGGGGGAAACGCGCGCCGGTCCAACCGTGGCGACGCCGGCAGCACTGGCGATCCGCTCCTTACAGGGGCGTAAATGCAGGGGTTAATCGGGCGGATGGGGACCAGCGCAGGGAGCGCGGAAGGAGTCCTGCTCTGAAAAAAATGAGGGGGAACCGTGAGAAAGCGTTCCCCGCAGTTCGCATCGCTTCTTGCCCCCCGCCCAACACCACCACCACCCCGCCCCTACACACACCACAGCCACGGCTCCGGCAGTGCCGGCCTGGCTACTCCTTTAATCATTAACTCCCATCAACGCGATTTGATCCCCGGGCTGCTCTCCGAATCAGCCGAGCCCCATAGGTAAACATTCCGCCGCCCACAACGTTTCTCGTCAAACAAACGCTTATCGGCCGGATTGCGAAACGAGCAGGTTTTGCCATTAGATATGCTGCGGTCAGCGCTACTAGGCTCCCCGGGGGCAAACATTCTCCTAGCGACGCCGAGGTAAGGAGACATTAACCCTCGACACGCTCCTGCGAGCGACTGTGCGGTTCGTACGGTTTGTTTCTCTCGCTCCCGACGTTCCTACCGCCCTCGGGAGAGTGCTCGCCCGGGGGCTAGAACCCGAAGCGGACCGGCCCTTGAGCATCGAGACGCTTAGGCTCGGGCGAACCGCCCGGCTCTAAAAAGTCAAGCGCGCGCGTGTATTTCTTTTTTTTTTTGGGGGGGGGGGGGGGTGGTGGTGGTTGGAGACAGAAGAGGAGAGAAACGGAGGGGGTGGTGGTGGTTGGAGACAGAAGAGGAGAGAAACGGAGGGGGTGGTGGTGGTTGGAGACAGAAGAGGAGAGAAACGGAGGGGGCGGTGGTGGTTGGAGACAGAAGAGGAGAGAAATGGAGGGGGTGGTGGTGGGAGAGAAATACCGACGGCCGGACAGAGCGAATTATTAAGCACCCAACGCTCACGCCAACACGTCCCACCTCTTTCCCCGACCCGCGCCCCCCCCCCCCCCCCCCCCGATATTCGCGTCGGGGGTCAGGGACAAAGAGAGGCGACGGGGCAATAGGCGCTGCGTGGGGGAGGGGGGGCCGGCCCTACTTGCCCCTAACGCACCGGCGTCCACGCGATCGCGCGACCCGACAGCACCTACCAGGAGCGCGGTGCCGGCGGCAGCCCCTTCTCGATTCGGCTCGGAGCTAGCCGGGAGAGACGTGACCGCGGTCACGTCTCCCTTTCCGAACGCCTAGCGATATAGTTACAGACCGAAGCGAGCCGTGTCACACCAAGTCACTTAGCCGCAATTCTGTTCCCCTTCCCCCACACACATAACAGGAGACATAGCGCATGGGAGGGGCTTTCCTTATCTCTCGAGCAGAGGTCGCCGACACGTCAACGAAGGGCGGTACGTGTGTGGTAAGTAGCAGAGATCGGAGTTGGTCCCGATTTACTAACATCTAATACCGATCGTTCATAGCCGCCTGGAATTTGCGGGCATAACCCGCGGATAACGGTACTGGTCAGGGAAGCAACGCAGCGCAGACACGACCCGATATAAAAGACTGCAAACGAGGTTTTGTAGGGGTAATGAGATGATGTGGAAAAGAAATGGGTCAGGGGGCGCTGTTTGTTGTGACACATTTGCGCCTAGTGTGGGACCGGGGCGTGCGGCGAGCACCCAGCGCGGAACGACTCGCAAGCTGACGGTGCAGGGCTAACTCGCATTAGAGGAAGTGTTTGCTGATTTCTTCGTAGACGCTCTGCGCCGAGAGCGTCTCCTCGTTTAACCTTTATGAAGAAGGAAGTCGCTCCCATCTGGTGCGGAACGATGGGGTACTTCTCTCCGTAATGGGGAACCGAAAACTGAACCAAATACAGAAATTAGAAGAGGAACATCGGCTTTTCCCGTTATGTAAAAGGACCATGGGGTCGCGTCCGGGAGGAGGGGGAGAGTTTGGGGAACTCGGGGCCCTAAGAGCGCTACACCAGACTCTTCATAATACCATATGTCAAGGCAGTTGCGGTAAATATAGCGACGACCGCAACCGAACGGGTATTTCTTCTACAGGTTAGAACCATCCCATGACCCATGCGAAAAGTGTTACGGCACAGAGAAGGCCAGAGGGAAACTCCGCGTCCGGCAAAGCGCACGGTAAGACACTCGCGAGGTTGTGCAACAGCGCATCGCCCCGGGTAGAACCGACAGGTTTATCTTCAGATGGCTATCGCGGACAACTCGTCGTCGGGGCTGGGGGAGGGGGGGTATGTGTCAGCCACTTCCATCCTCGTCGCTGTCGTCGCTCGCAAATGTGGGCTATCAACGCTTCTCGATTAAAAAAAGACAAACTAGAGGGGCATCCGCAATAAACGACAATGTTTCATCACAAAACAAATGGCGTGGTCTATTCTTTTTCGTTTGCCTCTGATCCTGGGCGGTCCGTACTGCGGGGTGATAGATAAAAGAAGACAACAGCAGGGAATCGAGGTGGCGAGCTCACAAATTGCGAAGCTCAGCCTATGCCGGCGATGATGGCCGATGAGGGAATGTATGAAGAGAAGGGCGTATCCCCGATTGACGATGGTGCGACCACCAACCGAGTCCGTGTACTCCTATCTTCCATTCTCACGACACCGGACATGAGAAACGATGCGCGGAGCAATCGGGGGGGGGGGGGGGGGGGGATGAATCCACGGCACGCGCAGCGCTTCCTTTACATTGCACCACGTGACCATATTCCCATAATGACGGCAGGCGTTATCTATATAATGCCAGGCAGAAGTCTTACTTCCGCTCGCGATCACTATTGTCGTCACACGGGGAGTCTGACTAGGCGGTATGGACGGCGTACGAGACAGAGTATTACCTGATACGTCAACGGACAACGAGATCTACCTTGGGTCGGGGTATCCGGTGCAATTACATGATGAATATGGGCAAATTTCTCTAGGCTCGCCGGTCGAAAGCAGCAATAGCACAGGAAATTTTTGTGCTCCGCCATGGATGCCGGATATCCCTCGTTTAAGTAATGATACATGTAAGATATTTCGGTGTCTGACTAGCTGTCGTCTCAATTGCGCACCGTTCCACGATGCTCTCAGAAGAGCCTTGCTCGATATGCACATGTTAGGTCGAATGGGATTCCGTCTACGACAGCACGAATGGGAACGTATCATGCAGTTGACTCCAGATGAGAGCATTAACCTGCGGAGAACTCTCCTGGAAGCCGACGAGCGGAGCAGTCATTGTATGCCGAACGTGTACGCATCTGACATTAGTAATTCCCTCGAAGCTGGTACAATGCAAGTTACCTCCAGCTCCAATATCCGGGGTATCAGCAACAAGTCCGTAAATCACTGATTACAAAACTCACTGATGTAGACGAACAATAAATGTCCTATTGCCAGTAATCACTTTGCCTGTTATTTATTGAATGAGTATGTCGCGTTAATTAAGTAACGCAGTGTGGGCGTGACTTGTACCATATAGATTTCTATTGACTACAACGTTATCCGACCTGACATTTGGGAGCTGGGTGTCTATAGAGACAGAAGGTGCACCACCGCGCAAGATAATATTGTGATATGTCCAGTGAGGTATGTGAAGTACCATCACCGCAAAAGCAAATGGGCCTGTGGTCGGTGTGCCGCAAACTTCGCAGAACATCTCATCTGTGGCCGGATCCTGCGAATGAGAAAGTATACGGTATACTTTCTGCTGGTGGAGTACATATATCATCCCTGCCAAAGTCTGTACGCGGTTTGGCCCGAACTGTATTGACCGCTGCCATGGTCTCTTTCGCGGCAATGAAAGCTGGTATGCCGCCATCCATTCACCTGTGGCGTGAGATAATGGATTTAACTGACGCAACAATCCGCCGCGAACAACGGTCCACATCAAATTTCTACGTAGCCGGTTCGTTGAGGAAAATAGTAAGTGTTGCATTGCGAAATTATAAGCATGCACCTGAAACGCATGGAGAAATGGATAGCCGTCTGACTGCTATTATGTATTGGTGTTGTCTTGGGCATCCTGGCTGCTGTATTGTTTCCCATTTATATGAGGAAAACAGTGATCTGATTAAGTTGTTGGGAATGGCAACAGGCTGTGGAGAAAGCCCGCTTACTGAAGTAGAGTCTTATTGGAAGCCTTTATGCCGGGCTGTAGCAGCGAAGGGGAATGCATTAATTTACGACGACGTCGAAGTGGCACATTACCTGATCAACGTGCGACAATCGTCTGAATCTTCGCCTCCAGACGATGGGGAAGACATTGAGTAAATTTGCGCGAATGACAGGGCTCGGAAACAATGTATAGAGTTTTGCAAATAAACACTTTATTGACTTACCAGAAGTTATTGCATCTTATTGTAATCTGCGTCAATATTCTCTAACTTCAGTTAAAACGTAGCAATCGCAGAGGGGCAAACTAGAGAAAAATGGACCCGCGACCTAAATCTCGTCTAAAACGCTCCAGTGCTTTACAGTTCGATAATCTGGACCTGGGGACGCGTATAGGATCGTTCCTCCACATGCGCTGCTGTCGGTATCTCGAATCCCCGGTATTCAGTTGAATCGTTGGCGGAGTGTCCTCCTGGACTCTGCAATGTTCCCTAGCCGTCTTCACTATCTCGTGCAAGGCTCTATAATACAGTTCCTCTGCAGACCCGTCGTTGCTCTTCCCTTCTGCGTCGTTAGTTATTTCTGTAGGCTCCAGACGATTTGCCTGCATTTGTGCGCAACATAATCTGATTGCATTCCCTATCTCGTCTTCCGGTAATCCCATAGGTGTTCGGTATTCGCAGATAGGTAGAGAAAGCACCACTGCAAATCGTGCAATTTCCATTGCCCCAACCAATATTTTTTTTAAGAACGGCATCGCCGTTAATGTACCTCGGGCATTGTGACGATCGAAACCCTTATGGATGCCTAAAGAGAGCATTGCGGTCCAGTTCTCCAGGTGAAAAGAGAATAGCGCGGGTAGAAACGGGCCGATTAGTTTTATCTTCGCCGCGTCCCTAATATCCCAAGTTCTGCAGTATAACTTCCATCGTCCGTTTTCGACAAGGTCCGGCGCGACATAGTTTGAAATGTCATCTATCAGAAACATCTCGCCCATCGTAGAAAAAAACCTGTACGCAGACCATAAAACCATTCGGTACCACATATCCTTGTGTATATCAAACGATATGTTGGTTATGTCGTTGGCGGATGTTGTATGAAATAGAGCTAAGCGTTCTCTGGATTCCACGCACTGAACGATTCCGTTAGTCAATTCATCTGCTAACATAGGCCAAAAGTTTATTCGTGTTACTTTTCTCGGCGGTTTGGCAAAACGCCCCCTTGGCACATCCATGTCATTAAATACAGCGGCATAACTCCTACTCATGTGTTCCATAGCCCAGGTTTCTGTTCGGTCTGCTACTACGATCAGATCAGTGGCGCGATCAGATGCGTGGGATGAATGAAGTGTATCCGAAAGCAGTTTTGAGATATACGCTAAACTGTACGACGATTGTGGCACTAAACGAAGCTTTGCGCGACCCCCATCCCACGCGGAGTCTGTGCAAGGTTAATGACCCTCGCAGTTCATTCGGAAGTTATAACTGCCGCCTTCGCACATTTCTTTTTGTCCTGTTTTGTATTGCCATAACAGATAGGAATTGAAACCTGATCCTCCTGTTTTTTGCAGCATGGCCAGCAACAGAATACTTTGTCGGATCGACTACTTGCGCGAGATGGTTCCGTTCTTGGAGGTTTCGGCGGGTCGGGTGGAGAACCTATTATTTTATACACACACGTCATACCGTTGTCGCGAAAATGTTCTTTGTCTTCTGCCGTCTCGAACGTCGGTTCCCACGTAGACGTTAGGAGCGTTGGAATGGTATCAGGAAGAGCCCACGGCATGCCGGACCAAGTACCCGCTACTTTGACCGCGAGCAGTCTCTTCGGTAATGGGATGTATTCCAGAGCAGCGCGGCAGAGATCAGCGGCCCCCACTATCCACAGACTGTATGAAGTGTTTTCTGAAACATCGGACTCCAACATCAAATATCCAGACATAACATCTTGCCATTCGGAAGCACATCCGCCGACATCTTCAAATAGCCTAACTATAAACGAGTCTCTAGTTCCTGCTAACCCAGTACCTCGAATGCCAGTCCCATCCGGTGGGTTCGTCCTGATAATCGGTCTCTGACGCCGAGGAAGAACTAAAAGGGGTCTGGAAAAGCGGAACAGATCTGCAGACCGAACGACTACAGACACGCCCACATCATCATGTATCTGTTCCATGCATTGCTTTATGAGAAAAATCCATAAGGCCGAGGCGGCATCTCTAGATCTCCCGGGGAGTCTCTCGCACTCATCTAGGAGAGTGACGACAGTTATCATAGACACGCCCATTTGTGCACCAAACGAAAAGTTCCTGTACTGGTGGAGCGTCGGCGCGGGAATCGGTCCGTGCTCTGAAACCAGTGTCTAGACAGAAGACCATCCGGTAAATTCTGGTGTATGAACTGACGGTCTCCAGACGAACGTCGAAGCATTAACGATGGAAACTAACGAGCTTTCTTCAAAAGTGTCTGATTACAACGCTAATAGACCTTACGAAACTATACGCAGCGATACCAGTGACACAGATCCGTCGGTGTCGTGTGGGACTCTCTCCGACAAAGACGGGGACGACGAAGAATCTATAGATTTAAGCAAGGTCCCGAATGCAACGAATGTCGGCGCAGGTGAAGATTGCACATCCCCCAACGACGGGCGCACAGAGTTATGCCGTACGACTTCGGTTACCGGACCGGCCTCGGTCGTGAGGATGCAATACAATATTATTTCACCATTACCGCCCAGCTCGGAGGGCCGCGTATTCGTCTGTACCCGTTGGGACGATGTCAGCAATAAGAAGGTGATTGTTAAAGTCGTCACCGGAGGTAGAGACCCAGGGAGAGAAATCGAGATCGTAAAGACACTTTCCCATTGCGCGATTATACAGCTAATTCATGCATATAGTTGGAAATCTACGGTATGTATGGTAATGCGTAAGTATAAATGCGATCTGTTTACCTATGTGGATAGAAAGGAATCAATACCTTTGAAAGACGTTATTGTCATTGAACGACGTTTGTTGGAAGCTCTGGTTTATCTGCACGGCAAAGGTGTAATTCATCGCGATGTAAAGACAGAAAACATATTTCTGGACTACCCCGGAAACGCTGTTTTGGGAGATTTCGGGGCAGCGTGCAAATTAGACATGCATGATAATAGTCCCAAGTGCTATGGTTGGGCCGGAACTATGGAAACAAATTCCCCAGAGCTCCTCGCGCTAGATCCTTATTGTGCCAAAACAGATATCTGGAGTGCCGGGCTTGTGTTATTCGAGATGTCTGCCAAAAAAAGGACACTGTTTGGAAAACAGGTAAAAACCTCCAGTTCTCAACTGAGAGCATTGATTAGATGTTTGCAGATCCACGCTTTAGAATTTCCACAGGATGAATCCACGACTCTATGCAAACAATTCAAACAATATGCAATCCCACTGCGGCCTCCTTTCTCCATTCCAGAAGTTGTAAGAAGAAATATCCCGTCAATGGATGTTGAGTATACAATTGCAAAAATGCTCACATTTGATCAAGAGTTTAGACCTTCGGCTCAAGACATCCTGGCGTTCCCCCTCTTTGTGAAAGAAGCCCCCCAAAATCTCCAGGCCCTATTTGTTCCCTGAGTGCTAACAGCACATGCAATCGAATCCCATTAGAAGCCGTGCTATTTAAATTTTAATGTCGCATAGAAATATATGGTATACGGCGCCACGCAGAGCTCTATACGGCTTCCACTTTAGAAGCCAATGTTTTGTCATCAGTGAGTAATACGACTTGGGTTACAAGAGACAAACATAATACGTCGAACTTAACAAATGCCGGAATCTGTACCCGTTTTCTCATCGCCGCTGCTGCATATTAACGGCAGGAAGCCCTTAGGTATAGCCTGAGCGTTTTTACGTCCACTGCATTGCCATATTCGCTACATCACGTATTTCTACAAGAAGATGAGAGTGTCTATTCAACGGGCAATTTTCCTGATATACATATGTACGGTCTCCATGTCCAGCTCGGAAAAAACTCGTAATGAGGACGCCTCTCGTATTAGTTCTTCGGACACCTTTCGCCTAAAAGAATTCCCCGTATCTGCGATACCATCGCCTCTACTCGACGTAGTCGATAACTCGTACCCGACGAAACACGTCATATACACTGACACTTGCGGTTTCGCTGTTTTGAATCCCACCGGCGATCCGAAATACACAATCCTCAGCTTACTTTTGATGGGACGACATAGATACGATGCTACTGTTGCATGGTACGTCCTGGGTAAGACATGTGCTAGACCAATTTATCTACGCGTATTTTCAGATTGTCATACAAATGAACAATTTGGGATGTGCACTTCAAAATCTCCGGGATGGTGGGATATTGGTTATGCAAAAACTGCGTATATTGACCGTGATGAGTTGACGTTAGTATTAGCTGCTCCTGCTCCAGAGTTGGGTGGGCTATACACACGTTTAATCATAATTAATGGCGAGCCAATATCTAGTGACATACTTCTAACGATTGAGGGGACGTGTAGTTTTTCGCTCAAAGGCCCAATCGACGACCGGCTCTGTAAACCATTCAACTTTTTTGTAAATGGGACCACGCTTGACATAGGCATGTTTCCTGCACGAACTCCCCGACCCCATGAAGAAAACGTAAAACAGTGGCTTACGCGCCAAAGCGGAAAACTGGATACGGTTATTGGTGAAGCGTCCATGCGTCATGCAGCAGATTTGCCACGTGCTTTTAGAGATTCGTATTTGAAATCGCCTAAAGATAACCTACCTGACGACCCTGGAAGGCCTACAGTTTCAATTAGCAGTATCCATGCCAATGATGCCTATGTAGGAAGCACCTCTCTGTATGACCAATCGCTACGCGCAACTGAAGAGCCAGTATTGCCATCTGTAGATGAGGCCCGTCCTGCGCTTTATACAAATGCAGAGAGGAACCCCAGGATGCAACTAATAATTTCTGCCATTGTTGTTGCTAGTACTGTAATGGTCGCACTGATTGGGATAAGTGCATGTATTGTTAGGAAATGCTGTAAAAGGAAAATCAAAAGAGGGATACCTCAACGCCCGTCCAGGAAAGTGTATTCCCGCCTATGATTACGTATGGACTTGGGCGTGTCGACACAGACACAAAACCCAGTTTGCGGCCTTCTTGAAACTATCGATGTAATGTCTCTGTCGAACGGGCACATGGCACATTGGAGTGCGGCGTCCAAAAAACATATACTATGTTTCCTATTTCTTGTCACGGGGAGCCATTCTCTAATCTTCACCGGGACTTCGTTATCCGCATCGACGGATCAATCGGCCATCGTTGCCTTCTGTGGACTCGACAAAACGGTGAATGTTTACGGTAGACTTTTCTTCTTGGGTGACTCGGTTGGTGTTATTTCTTACGATGGAACGACAGAAATTCTGAGATGGAACGAAAAACTAAAGTGTTTCTCGGTCATGTATGCCGCGTTGTATACGGACTGCCCCCTTGCAGGGTCTGCTTTATTTAGAGGATGTAGAAGCGCGGTGGTGTATGCTACCCCTCATGACAGGGTGAAGCCGGTTTCCGAAAAAGGATTACTGCTGTGCATTTCAGATCCCAGAATTTCTGACACCGGTACATATTACATCCGCGTGTCCCTCGCCGGCAGAAATGTCAGTGATATTTTCAGAATTGACGTCGTTGTGACGAGTAGCAGTATTCATACATGCGGCCATGCGGATAAAGGTATACAGGAATGTATTAGGTATGCCGACCGTGTGTCATTCGAGAACTATCTAATTGGACACGTGGGACAATTGCTGCCTGTCGACTCAGAGCTACACGCCGTGTATAATGTCACTCCCAGATCGGTCGTTGGGACAAATACTGATACCATGTCAGCTTTTACTAATTCGACAACAAAATCTGCTTCGACGAATTTAATCGCTATGAAGACTACTCATCCACCAAGTACGCGGCGCTGTAACTTGAGGCGTGCCCTTCCAAAATTAATATACATGTCTTCATTGGCAGGCCTGTGCCTTCTCGTACTATTAATTGGTAGAGCGGTTGTAAAGTGCAAAACGCCCAAACCCAAAATCTACAAGGGCGACTCCACCTCTGACGGCATCTCGCTTATCAATTCTGCAGTAAACGACGCATTTGGGTGTAATCCTGCAAAAGAGGTTGATCCCTCGAATATTTCTGAAGGCGAGAAGCTGGAAAACATGCAGAAAACGACCGGAAATGTAGAAAAGTAACCGTGCGAGTTATGAGCTGGAATGGACGTTACATGCGGGAAGAAGTAGGCCGTAACTAAGTACATGTTAGAAGGGGAGGGGCGGGTTTTGACTTTTAAAAGCACACCGCGGGACCACGGCGGAATTATGCTTGATATACCCGGGCTACGTGGCATAATGTCTTGTCCGCGAATGCCCCTTTTCCTAATGGCGGCGATGATGTGCAGTGCAACCACCGTAAATCGTATACTAATTCCCCAGGGGAATTCGGCAACACTTAAGATCTCCAGATATCCGCCGGTTGTAGATGGGACTCCATATACAGAGACGTGGACATGGATCTCTAATCGCTGCAACGAAACGGCGACTGGATACGTATGTTTAGACAGCGTTAATTGTTTTCATGACTTAATCGTTAAAATGGCCTGTTGGCGGTATTCCAAAGAGGTAATACTGCGCACTGCCAGATTCGTGGTAGAGAGGGGCGTGTTAAAAACGATAGAGACCGCTAAGCTGCGCAACGCTCCGCGTGTATTGATTGTGGACAACGTGGACACTCAATGGACTGTTTTGAATGCGAGCGAGCAAAACGCGGGCATTTATATTCGATATTCCCGAAATGGAACGAGAACCGCTCACGTAGATGCCATAGTCCTTGCCGTTTCTGGTCGAAAGAGAGGCAGGGTGCCACCGACAGTTTATCCTGTTGGACCATTTTTGCACAAATTCCAAATCTCCCTTAAAAATTTTAAAACGTTCTTATATCAGGTGGGGGATACCGTTACAATATCGATAACTACACGCCTGGAGACGACGGTTCGTGCGTTCAAGTTGGAGTTTCGGGTAATGTTTCTCCCCTACAGTCCAAACTGTAAGTCGTTCACTATTTACGAGCCGTGTATTTTCCACCCCAAAGAGCCAGAGTGCATATCTCCGTCGGAGCTATCGGAATGTCGGTTTGCATCAAACGCGCAGGTCCTGGAAATTGCCGCCGCACGCTCGGTGAACTGCAGCGCGGGCCGCGCGTGCCATTACGATGCCGAGGTCGACGAATCGATGCAGCAAAGGTTCGCATTCCTTTATTCGGAAATCCCCTCGTTTACAATTGGCAATGCCGGGCCGGGGGACGCGGGTCTGTACGTCGTCGTCGCTCTGTGCGATGAGCGGCCGACAACTTGGACTCACGTCTATCTATCGACCTTGGACAAGATCCTAGATGTGCACGAGATCGCTCACAAGCCGGGATTTGATGACAGAGTCTTATCGAGCAATGACGACGCCGCTCGCGGTGTAAGACCCGGAGCGGCCATCGAGAAAGAATCAGGTAGGCTCCGTCTAAGCGGAGCCCTAATTGCATCGATCGTGCTGGTGGCCGCGGCCGTCGTAACTACGGTAAGCTTTTGCGGAGCTTGCGTCTTCCGGTGGCGTCGCAGGTGCCACCGGAAGACGCAAGCTCCCGGCAACTCTTGCAAGTACATGTCGTTGCCCCAAAATCATTGGGAAGAGTTTTACGACGACGTTAGGGTTGGCAGCGCCCTCAGTATGAGCAGTTTAACCAAAGGTTGCCCGAGAGAACGAGATCAGGCTACACCGCTTGGCTCTCGTCTGATATAGCCGCCGTAAGAAAGCGTCTCGATTGAAATCGCCGAGACGTGCGTGCCGATTGTTGTTTTTATTGTATCGCCCGTACTTAACGGTCCTTTATCCCCGCGCGAAATAAAACTGTCCGACTCAGTCTACTGGTGCTCGCGTTTACCTCCACTGCGTACCGCGCGCCAATTTTCGTGTAGGTGTGCGTATGGTGGAGTGGTTTGGGGGACCCTGTCTCTAAGCCGGCACACTCCACGCTATTTCCCCCCGCCCGGTGGGCACAAGCGCTTGCGGGAGGAACCAGTTGTCGGTTTTTTATGCGGGCTCCTCAGCACCTTCGCCACCCACCCACACTCCGCGCCCCGACTGCGCGAAGCTGCCCCGTTTAGGCAAACGGGGCCCGGCCGGCGCGACGCAGAAGAATAAAGCAGACTCCGTCGTTTCTTCTATAATGGAGGGTATACTCGTTTATTGCGACATCACACCCCGTGTTGCTATTTTAAATTGAAGGCCGTTGATAACCCGCATCATCCACTAACGTCGTTAGCGATAACGATTGTATCTTCCCCCCCCCCACTACGGTTTGTCGACAGCTATGATAAGCGGAGGAAAACCTGCCTGATTCCTTGGGCGGGGATCCTTGTGCGCTGTCTTGCTCTGTATGCGCCGACCCAAAGCCGCCTCCTCCTCAACGTAAATTTAACCGCCCAGGCCGCGTAGTTGCGTGTCCTGAACGGGAAAGAAGTTCGTTCGCTGTTATTGTGGTCATTACCGTAACTGTCCCGGCGTGCCTCCATCTGCTGAGTCCCGTGCAGACTGGCATGAGGATGGTTGTTCGGCGGCAGGCAACTCCCCCCTCATCCCTACTAATCCCGAATGCCTTTAATGATCACGCAATAACCCCTCCTCTTAACAATATCTCTTTTTCGATGAAGATTTCAGTTCCCCCATAACACGGCAGAACGAGTCTGATCCCTGATCAATTGGAACAGCTTCCTTCTTCAGAAAGGTTAAACGAGGACACAGTCTGCGACGAGAGGGCTTAACACTTCCTCCTGTGCGAGAGCGCGTCTCTGCGATGTGGCTTCGCCGCAAAGTCCTTTCCCATACTAGGCGTAAACCGCACTATAACAACTCCCCCCAGCACCCAAGGGGCCCGTGAAACCGCGACTGGTTTCTTCTTCACTGGCTCAGTACTGCAAATGTGCTGCTTACCTCGTGATTGCTGTCGTCGGGGCTCGTTCGCACTTTCCAGGCCACCAAAGAAAGCGAGACCAGAGCCAATCGGGACCATCTCCGAACCTTGTTCGCTACCACACACGTGCCGCCCTTTGTTGACGTGGCCGCAAACAGAGCTCGTGGCCACGCCAACGAACTGCTCGTCCTATAAAACCCCTCCCATACTCAATGCCCCCTGAAATGTTTGCAGGGGGGAAAGGGAGACGTGACCGCGGTCACGTCTCTCCCGGCTAGCTCCGAGCCGAATCGAGAAGGGGCTGCCGCCGGCACCGCGCTCCTGGTAGGTGCTGTCGGGTCGCGCGATCGCGTGGACGCCGGTGCGTTAGGGGCAAGTAGGGCCGGCCCCCCCTCCCCCACGCAGCGCCTATTGCCCCGTCGCCTCTCTTTGTCCCTGACCCCCGACGCGAATATCGGGGGGGGGGGGGGGGGGGGGGCGCGGGTCGGGGAAAGAGGTGGGACGTGTTGGCGTGAGCGTTGGGTGCTTAATAATTCGCTCTGTCCGGCCGTCGGTATTTCTCTCCCACCACCACCCCCTCCATTTCTCTCCTCTTCTGTCTCCAACCACCACCGCCCCCTCCGTTTCTCTCCTCTTCTGTCTCCAACCACCACCACCCCCTCCGTTTCTCTCCTCTTCTGTCTCCAACCACCACCACCCCCTCCGTTTCTCTCCTCTTCTGTCTCCAACCACCACCACCCCCCCCCCCCCCCAAAAAAAAAAGAAATACACGCGCGCGCTTGACTTTTTAGAGCCGGGCGGTTCGCCCGAGCCTAAGCGTCTCGATGCTCAAGGGCCGGTCCGCTTCGGGTTCTAGCCCCCGGGCGAGCACTCTCCCGAGGGCGGTAGGAACGTCGGGAGCGAGAGAAACAAACCGCACGAACCGCACAGTCGCTCGCAGGAGCGCGTCGAGGGTTAATGTCTCCTTACCTCGGCGTCGCTAGGAGAATGTTTGCCCCCGGGGAGCCTAGTAGCGCTGACCGCAGCATATCTAATGGCAAAACCTGCTCGTTTCGCAATCCGGCCGATAAGCGTTTGTTTGACAAGAAACGTTGTGGGCGGCGGAATGTTTACCTATGGGGCTCGGCTGATTCGGAGAGCAGCCCGGGGATCAAATCGCGTTGATGGGAGTTAATGATTAAAGGAGTAGCCAGGCCGGCACTGCCGGAGCCGTGGCTGTGGTGTGTGTAGGGGCGGGGTGGTGGTGGTGTTGGGCGGGGGGCAAGAAGCGATGCGAACTGCGGGGAACGCTTTCTCACGGTTCCCCCTCATTTTTTTCAGAGCAGGACTCCTTCCGCGCTCCCTGCGCTGGTCCCCATCCGCCCGATTAACCCCTGCATTTACGCCCCTGTAAGGAGCGGATCGCCAGTGCTGCCGGCGTCGCCACGGTTGGACCGGCGCGCGTTTCCCCCATTGCTCGGACATGGAGAACCCGCCCGATTTCTACAGCCTGTTAGAGATGTTAGCCGACAACGGCGGATTTTCTCCGCAGCCACCCGCCACCCCGGGAGATCCGTACCAGGACGTGTGCTTGAATACACCGAGCGTGGCCGTGCCCCCGACGCCCGGTCGGCAGCCCGTCCCGCCACGGTCTAAATCCCCTGCCCGCGCGGCTCCCGTCGCGGGCAGCCTTGCCGGCGCACGAGCCCCTTTCGGCATTGAGGGTGCCGTTTCGGAGGGTTCGGATACGGGTCTCCGTTCCGCCGAACCCCCCGACGGCGCGCATCAGGGGTCTCCTGGCGAGGTCGTCAGTTCCACCGCGGACATCGTGGACGTCTGTGGAAACGAAACGGCCGCGGCGGCCCCGCGGTCCTGTTCTTGGCAAAAGACAGTCGGCGATCTAGTCCCCGCGGGTTCGGAACGGGGCGAACCGAGCCCTATGGATCCCCGCAAATCAAACGACCCCGTCCGCTGCGTATCTGACGCGCCCTGTAAGCCCACCGGCGCCTGCACGCCGCTCGCCGTCTGTGTCGAAACTCTCCCCCCTCCCTCGGGCGTGCCCCCCCCACCCCCCCCCGAACCTATCGTGAACTTCCCATGGACATTTTCTCCGCTGACGCCGGGACCGTTCGCTCAACACCATTCACCCACTCCCCCTACACCACCTCCCCTTAGCCCCCCTCCTCCTACGCCACCCCCCCTTAGCCCCCCTCCTCCTACGCCACCTCCCCTTAGCCCCCCTCCTCCTACGCCACCTCCGCATACCCCCCCTCCGCACGGTTCCCCTCCCCCCACGCCTCTGCCGTCTACCTCCCCTCCCTCTACGCAGACATCCTCCCCGTCTGCGTCTCTACCGCTTGACTCGCCTCCGGCGTCTACCCCACCTCCGCCAACCCCTCTCCACGACAGGCCTCTTTCCCCGGACCCCCCAGCCCTCTCTGCTTCTTGTCAGCGTCCTTCCCCTCCGTTGTCCCCTTCAGCCCCCCGCCTCGCACCCGCTCCCCTCCGGAGCGACCGAGTCCCAGCCCGCCGTAAATCGAGCGTTTCCGAGGGCGGGGGCCCCCGTACCAGGGGCGCGGGCTTCCAGTACGTCTGCCGCCTATCCGCATCCGCCAGGATCCCATCCCCCCCTCGAGAAGAGCTCGAGTTGGTGGCCCGCCAGCCGGGGAGCCACGCTATGTTGTGGCGCGCGGGGGCTCGCGACGGCGCGACGGAGCCGTCCTCCGGAGACGACCCTAAGGTTTTTCTCCTCGCGTTGTCGGACGCTCGCCGGTGCCCTTCCTACTGGGATCGGCTGGCGAGGGAAGCGGTACTCAGAGAAATCTTACCTACTCCGCGCGGCAGCCCTCTGCGGACCTCACCGGGGTCTATCGAACTGCCGAGAGAGGCCCCTTTACTCGACAGCGACTACCGGCCGTTCGAATGGCGTTGCGCGAAAGGTCGCCCGCTGCCCCAGGAGCCGGTCTTCCCGTGCCCTCCGAACGAGCTGGGGAATGACTGGGCGGCCTGCAAGATGTGGTTGTTTTCTCGATGCGCGCGCCTCGTTCTCTCGACCCTGGACGATATGTCGCCGTCCGAGGACGGGGAAAGCGTCTTAGAATCGCAGGGTTGCGGATGGGGCCCGCAGAACGAGTGCCCGCTCCCCCTCCCCGCCCCGATAGTGCTGCCAACGCGCATCTGGGAAGCGGTAACACGGCTCCCGAGACCGGCTCCGCGCACCCCGACGTACGCTTACATTTTGTCGGCGCTCCTTCGCTTCCTCGGCCTTCAAGTCACCCCCGATTTCGTGTCGAAGGTTCCCCGCCTTTCATACCGCTGGCTGGACCGACTCCGCTGCGTCAGGCGCGTCCAGTACATGGCCCACGTTCTGACACGCGACTTTTCCTATCAATTACAAGCGGCTCGTGGTCTGCCGTGCTTTCCGGCGTGCGCGCCGCCGCCGGGCGCGGGTACTCCCTTGGACGAGGACTGGAACGGAACGCCGCCCTCTGAATCCCCCCGCGGTCTCGACTGCAGCCGGCGCCGCGGCGGCTTCTATGCCTCCAACTTCTGTCCTCTGCTCGAGGAGATTCGGTGGGTGGAAGGCCGGGAAGGCAGCCCGAACCCCTGGACCGGGCTCACCTGGAACGATTTCAAGATGCTACATTACAGGTGTCTTTTTTTCAAAGTGCGTCGGGGGTTACTGCTGGCCCCAGACGACTACATCGTCGGCCCCGACGTGCGGCCCGGCTTCGAGGTGCCTTTCGAAATGCCCCCCCCGCCCGCCACCGCGCTCCCTCCCGCGCTTTCCGCGGCCGTCAGGGAATCGAAGTTGGCGCTGCGGAACGGAAATCCGGAACCCGGCGGGACGCCCCACGGCTCTCGTCCCGCACGCGCCTACGGATTCATGGTGCAGCAGCTCGCCGTCGCTATGGTCGAACTGGGGTTCCCCGCCTGCGGTCCGGCCATCGAAAAACGGGTCAGACCTCTGTACAAAGCCATACTTGATTGGCGCGCCGCCGTCACCGCCGCGGCGCTACGCCGATTCAGACACCTCCGTCAGCCGTCCGGCGCGAGGGACGACGGAGCGCCCATGTTTCCCCCCCTTCCCGTTCCAGACTGGAACGGGCCGTCTCCGAGGCCGGGCCTCGTTAGCAGCCCCACCGGTACGCAGGAACGTTACCGCAGAGTCCAGCCGGGATCGGGCTCCGATGGTTCGCACACAACAGCTCCACCTGCTGTTCTAAAACAGGCATTACAACAGGAGGTTGGCACGCCGGCGACCCGCGCTTCCCATCCCCTACCCCGGCCTCCCCCGGCCTCGTACCCTTCGCTCGGGTGTCGCTCCAGATCTTCCTCCTCCTCGTCCGCTTCCTCTTCCTCGTCCTCTTCGTCGTCCGCGCCCTCTTCATCGGAACAGTCGTCTGCCGCCCCTTCTTCGCGCACCTCATCCAGGTCGCCGACCCGCGAGGCAGGAGCGCCTCAATGCGCTGCCAGAGGCCGCGGCCGCGGCCGCGGAGGACGGCGCGGCCGCGGCCGGCGGGCGCCATCACCGTCCTCGGAAACTGCTGCGCCGCCACCGCCGGATGACCTCGACCAAGAGGTGTGGTGGCAAATTCCCTCCCCGCCGGCCGGCCGGTGCTGGTTCGGGCCTCTCGGCGGACACCGACAGGCGCTCCGGGGCATCCCTGAAGTAGAGCAGGCCGCCGTTAGATTCCTCTCTACTCCCGGTCCCCTCCCGGTGTACGTGGAGGAAATGGGGAACTGCGCCAAACAGTACGAGGCGCTCGTAAGCGCCATGCTTAACAAAGACGTGAAGGCGAACCCCCTGAACTGGGCGCACCACGGCAAGCTCTCGCCCACCGACGCAGCGCTCAATCACATCTATGTCACGAAGTTTCGGAGCTCGCACAGTTCGCCGGGCGCGGCCGTCACGGGGACGGTCAACAAATGCATACCCCACATAGCCAGCGCCATGAAGAAGCGAAATCTGCTTTGGGCGCTACCGCACATCGCCGCCAGCGTGTCTATGACTCGCAGGTACTGCAAAGATCAGAAAGAGTTCATGTTCCGCTCCCTCAGGAAAGCCTACGCGCCTATGGCGTCTGCAGCCAGCGCCGAAATGCGACGCCCCTCGGCATCGCCTATTTCAAATCGGGCACCCGTCACTGCCCAAAGTACGGCGGCCGGGCTCATCCCGGTAATAGACGTGTCCACGATCCACGACCGCGTGCGCCGGGGCGTCGCGGCCTTCAATTCCGCGCTAGAGGAGGGCCTGCTGGACGTCCCCGAATACCGATTGGTCGCGCCCGCGCGTCCGGACATCCCTGCCGGGGACGGTTTCGCGTCTACCCGGCCGCTGAACGAGCTGGTGGACGCTTGCGCGCTGGAGTGCGAGGGGGTCGTGGCGGCGCTTCTGCGCGGACCCGACGGTCCGGGCGCGGTCGCGGAAATGCTGTCGTCTTGCGAGGACGGGCCCTTCCCTCGACCCGCCGGCCACGAACAGTGGGAAAAATGCCGGGCTCTGCTCGGGTCGTGGCTCCGAGACCTGCTTGATCTCAGGAGCGCCGTGTACGCGGCCTACGCGAACGGTTCGGCTCCTCGGGGGCGCCGGGAGCGAACTCTCGCGGCTAATGCGGTGGCCCTGATAACGGAAGCGATCGGCCCGTTGCTTAGCAAAGACCCCGCTCGGCCTTGGCGATGCCCTGGGTCGAGGGACATTACTTCCGTGCTCCTGCGCGAATGTGGGTCGAGGGGCGAACCGGTACGATCCCGCGAGAAGGCCCGACGGCTGCAACGCGTGGCGCGCCTTCTCGCGGACGCCGACGCGGCCTCTTCCGGAACGTCCGAGGGCCGGTCGCGCTCCGCGGAGCCTTGTTACGACCCCGGCCCCGCAAGTTCTCCCGAGCCCGTGCGGGCCCTTTGCGCCCAAACGTCAGCCGAGTCAAGGAAGAGAAAATCAGCTCCCGCGGCGGTTCTCGACGGCGCGGACAACGCCGTCGAGAACCCGCGTCCGCGTTTGGGAAGGTCCCGGACAGGCGCCGGACCTCCGCCTGTCGCCAGCTGCACAAGGCCCCCCACCCCCCCTGAAGCGTGCCGCGACGCCGGGCCTTTCCCGCCCAAGCGCCCACGTTGCTTTCCGTGGCGCGACCCCGCGCGCATTATGGACGGTTCCCTGTCGTTAGGCGATCGACGGCATCGTGGCGCCGCCTTTAGGAAGCCCCCCATTGGAACTCCGATTGCTGGCTATGCCGGCCCCCCGCACCTCGACGCCTATTGTCCAGGCGAAGGAGTCGACGAGCTGACCAGCTTCGCCCAAATACCGACTCTGTGGCGTCAGCCGTTGGCGCGTTCTCCGGAGGCCATGGCGGAGATCGCTCGCGTGGCGAGCACTCCCTCGCACGTCAGCAGAAGCCCAGACACTGCTGCGTCCGAGGGAGTGTTGTGCCGCACGGCCGTCGTCTCTCTCAGAGCGCGCACCGCTTGGATGCGGCATCAGCAGGCTTCGCCTGAAGATGTCGCTCTCGTCATCCTGTACACGGCCAACCCAGGCGAGCACCTGTTTTGCGTACCGGCGCCCGGCTCGCCCCCCGGGGGACCCCGGTTCGACCCGAACCGGGGAGGACTCTCTTTCCTGCTCGCCGCACTCGCCAACCGCCTCTGCCTACCGGAGAGCGCCGCCTGGGCGGGCCGGTGGAGAGCGGCGCCGGACGTTTCGGCGCTGACCGCGGCCGGCGTCATGTTCCTGTCCCCTCAGGACCTCGGTTTTGCGGGCGTCCTGGAACACCTGCAACGCCTCTGTTTGAAACGAGAAAAAAGGCTCGTGGTCCTGGACACGCTAGAGGATCGAGATCGCCCGGAGAACGGCCCGCGCCTCGTGGAAGAAGCCGTCCGCTACGTCAGGTGCACCGTCTCGCCCCGCAGCCAATGCTCCGTCCGATGGCCTGGCCGCCCCGATCTAGCTACGACGGTCATAACCTCGCGGGACGTGCTGGGCCCCGTGGTCCTACGTGAGCTGGAAACGCACTTTCGCCGCGAAAACCCCGCGGCCGGCGACATCAGTCTGTGCTGCGGAAGCAACGTCCGATACAAGGTCGCGACGCGACTGGACCGCGTCGCGACGGTCCCAATGACCGCTCTCTCCTACCTCGCAGCCTCCTCGGCCCTTGTGGCCGGGCGCCAGAGGCCGCCCGGCCCCGACTTTTTAGCTGGAGAGTCGCACTCCCACCGAGCCGCTCTCAAGTGGGGACTGTACGCCCCGCTGCGTCCCGTGTACGTCTTGGAGCCCAAAAAGAACGCCATAGTTTCCCCCGATTTCTTAAATAGGACCGTCTGCGACGTTTGCCGCTCCGTAGTCCTCCCCCCCGATCCGCACGCCCAGCCAGTCGTCGTTCACGTTCCCGAAGCGACGTGCAGTTTATTGGCCCGCGAGATGCTCGCTCACCTACGTAGCTCGTCTGTAGTGTGGCTGGAAGGGGACGGCGGTCCGCCGGAGACCACCGTCCAGGAGGAACAGGGCGCGCGACAGAGGATAATTCATCCTCCGACGCTGCCCGGTCCTCCTTCGCCCTTGGCCCTCAGCGACTCTGAAGTCTTCGGCGAGTGAAGGCTAAGTCAGGTCGGGGGGGGAGTCACTCGGCGGACTTTTAAGGGCTATCTGGACAAGCAGCCCCGCGGGTACGACATATCATCCGCGAGCGGGGAGACGGACAAATAAATAAATTAGGGGGCCGGCGGAACCCCGCGGCTCGGTTGCGTTCCGCGCTGTTAGTCGTACGGGCCGCGGTCTGCCGTGCGGATGCGTCACCGCCTGGTCCATTGGTCGGCCGTGGCCACGCCTCTATACCTGTTCCCAGAACGAATGCCCCGCGCGCACCTTCGCCCGGCCATTCAGTAGCGCAGAAGCGCCGGCGAGCCCGCGGGCGCGTTCGCCGTAGTGTTCTCCCGCAAACGCGGTAGAGAAAGTTTCGTAAAAGGAAGACCGCGCGGCGACAGCGCCTAGAAGACCCGTGGCCTGTACGAGGAGGAGGAGCGGCGGCGAAAGCGGGGTCCTTTCGCCCTGCGCTCCGCCAAAGGGGGGAGGGGACGGACAATGGAGCCTCCCACGGCAAAGTCGGACGGGGCCGCACCGGATCCGGAGGAGCGGTTTCCGCAGCCCTAGGGATCGCGATTCTTCGGTACAGCCGCGCAGGCCTTCGGAAAGGACGCGGCGATCTGAGTCCAGGGGGCCACGGCTCCGCGCCCGCGGTTTCGGTTCCCGGGCAGACCGCCGTCGGGGACCCCCGGGAGCTTTCGGAGAAGGTAGGGCGGAGTTCTGAGGCTTGAGGGACAATGAGCGGCGGGTCGGTTCGGTTCACGTCGCCGTCGGGATCCTGCAACGAGCTCCGCTCCGTGAAGGTCATCTCGAACGGATAGAACCGCTCAATCGGGGGGGGGGGGGGGGTGGTGGTAGGGTTAACGGTAGCTGGGATTGAGATGTAGCGCTGGCGAATAAATAAATAAATAAATGAATGAATGAATGAATGAATGAATGAATGAAGGGACCAGATGCGACAGACATCATTAGCGCTCTCTGACCGACTCTTGCCGGCGGCGGCAGGGGGTTTCGGTCGCCCTGGGTCTCGGGGGGGGGGGGGGGGGGCGCGACTCCAAGCGTTAGACCGCCGACCGCCGGCGGCTCCGCGCGGCCAGTAGGCCGAGCCGCACGCTGCATCCCCGCCGGACATGCCCGCCGGCCGCGCGGGCGCTCGCTAGGCCGCCCGGAAATGCGTAGCGGACCCGTGCGCGCATGCGCGCAGTCGACATTTGCGAGCATGCGCGCGGCGGACCCTAGCGAGCATGCGCGCGGCGGACCCTAGCGAGCATGCGCGCGGCGGACCCTGGCCACCACCAAACGTCATACCAAAACTCTCGCGGCGGCGAACTGAATAAAAAAAATTCACCCTAACCCTAACCCTAAAGGCCTAACCCTAACCCTAACGGCCTAACCCTAACCCTGACCCTAACCCTAACCCTAACCCTAACCCTAAAGGCCTAACCCTAACCCTAACCCTAACCCTAACCCTAACCCTAACCCTAACCCTAACCCTAACCCTAACGGCCTAACCCTAACCCTAACCCTAAAGGCCTAACCCTAACCCTAAAGGCCTAACCCTAACCCTGACCCTAACCCTAACCCTAACCCTAACCCTAACCCTAACCCTAACCCTAAAGGCCTAACCCTAACCCTAACCCTAACCCTAACCCTAACCCTAACCCTAACCCTAACCCTAAAGGCCTAACCCTAACCCTAACCCTAACGGCCTAACCCTAACCCTAACCCTAACCCTAACCCTAACCCTAACCCTAACCCTAACCCTAACCCTAACGGCCTAACCCTAACCCTAACCCTAAAGGCCTAACCCTAACCCTAAAGGCCTAACCCTAACCCTGACCCTAACCCTAACCCTAACCCTAACCCTAACCCTAACCCTAACCCTAACCCTAAAGGCCTAACCCTAACCCTAACCCTAACCCTAAAGGCCTAACCCTAACCCTAACCCTAAAGGCCTAACCCTAACCCTAACCCTAACCCTAAAGGCCTAACCCTAACCCTAACGGCCTAACCCTAACCCTAACCCTAAAGGCCTAACCCTAACCCTAACCCTAAAGGCCTAACCCTAACCCTAACCCTAACCCTAACCCTAACCCTAACCAACTTAATATCCCCCCCTGCATTTCACCCCCCCCCCCAAAAAAAGGAACATAGCACAACAATTAA